ATTATCAACCACAAACTCAAATGCTGTTATTTTATCCAGTAGTTTATCAACCACAAACTCAACTGCTGTTATTTTATCCAGTAGTTTATCAACTACAAATTCAACTGTTGTTGTTTTATCCAGTGCTCTAGTTACTGAAACAACAAGAGCAACTGGAACAGAATTCCTATTATCAGTTGGATTAGTATCCTCAAATATAGTCAATGCTTCTCAAACAGTATCCATTACAGCATTATCTAGTAGTTTATCAAGTGCTATTTCTATCAATACTGTACAATCTGTATCTATTAGTAATCTTATTATTGATACAGTTGAATTAACAAATGCAACATTGTATGTATACTCATACTTTTGGAAAGCTCCCGGAATTTCAATGTTTCATGCAAACTACCCCGATCTTTAATATATTTTTATGTTTTGATTATTCGTTTAAATGTGGCATTATGTTTTTCAAAGAAACGTTTACTTTTTCCTTTGGTTTTTTCCCAGATTTTTTTCCGTAAATAGCAGACAATAGAGAGTCGTATTGCATCCGGACTTTCTAATTTGATTGGCAAATTCCCATGAGCTTCATGAACATTCATATATAAAACATCACTTGTGCGAACATCAACGCCGATTCCATATTGAGGTAAACATGTTTCTCCACCAGTATATTTGCCTCGTTCAATCACAGTTAAATTACCGAATCCTTCTTCATCGTCCCCTTTATCAGTGTGAACAGTAGTTTGATAATTTACATTCGTAGTGATTGTAGTGAAAGCAGTACCTTGTATTTTAAAATGGGTTTGGTTCGCATGAGCACGTTGTTTTTTATATTCTTCGGGAACAAGCTTCTTATAATACTCATCAATCTCTTTGATCAATGGAATTAATTTTTTATATTTTTCAGGATAACTCAATAGAAAACGAGTAGGTCGAACAGAGAGAAAATTCTTAATCCCTTTTCTTGTCATGATTTGTTTGTAATTTGGAGACATAGTATCAAAGTATCCAATTATATTTGTATAAATATTACCATTATCATATATATTCTTCTTTTTACTTCCACTGGCAGAACCTCTATTATGTGTTGGCGTTTTAGCAAATTTAATTACATTATCGTAAAATTCATCGATGTTTTTTTTCTCTAATACATTTTTTCTAAAACGCAGTAACAATCGATTGTCAGTAGTATAAACATCAACATTATCTTCAATAATGAAATAATTACTGCTACGTTTTAATTTTGTATTAAGTATTTTCGCCATCTTAGAATCATCATAATCTTTATCTACGGTATATACCATAACGGATCCTTTTCTCTCTTTTTTTATAATCATACAATATAATTATAAAAAAAATACAATGAATTTGAAACCTGAATTATAATATTTAAATAATATATGAAATTATTGTATTATGTGCCAGCATTTGGACAACCAAATCTCGATGTAAAACGCGATATTTTATTACATAATTTAAATTATATTTATCAACAAATGAATGAAAATTTCGACGTATCAATATCATTTTATGATGTGTGCGAAGATATAAAAGAATTATTACATGGGTTACCATTTATAGAAAATGTATATATTTATGAAAAACGCGGTATTTTAACAGAATTATTTCTGACAAATCCAAATAATGTTTATAACCGAAATTATGATTACATTATATTTACGCTTGATGATGTAAAAATCATAAATATGAATATTCGAAGAATGATACAAGTGAAAAGAAATCGTAATATTACGATCATGTCGCCAAAAGTATTAAAAAGCACACATTGGTATATGAGAATAAAACAGCGTAATATGTTAACAATACATAATCAGTTAGAACCATATTTATTACTGCTTTCTCCTCGAGATTTCAACATATTTTGTTCTATACATACTATAAAAAATAAATGGATGTGGGGACCCGACTTGTTATTTGGTTACTATAATATAAAAGCAGGCGTATTACATACTAATGTTGTAGAACATGTATTGCCAAGTAAGTCAGATGGCGGAACCGCGAGTAGTTTAAGTATGGATTATTTAAGACGCCGAACAAAATATCATAATTATGGTCAAGTAAATAGAGATTATAGGCCGATAAAGCGCGTCATTGTGTTTAATACAAAAAATCAACGTAGATCCTAATTAATTATTGTTTCTAGAAATCCTTCTTCTGTGTCTTCTAATCGTTCTCAAAAATCCAGTTACTCGTTGTTGATGATATAATTCTTTTACTCCAATCAATACAAGTCGTTTATCTCTCGATATTAAATTGGTATATTGTTCTCTGATTTGATCAGTATGAGGTATATGAGAGAATAAATTCGATATAGTTAATCCTTCAATGAATTCTGTATCAGTATCTCTCATATTCTGGTGATTACGTTCGACTAATACGTTTAATATATGACATCGTAGTTCGATCATAATTGTATTCATATTATTATTATTATTATTATAATAAACAGATGTGTATATATTATAATAATAATTAAATGGTTGTTATTTGCGATTGTGTAAAACCATATCCTTCAGACAAATCTGCGAAATATGGGCAATATTTTATCGGTGGTCCACCTTTAAGTTGTTTTCAAAAGTATGCTATCGAAGCAATTGTTGAAGGTAATCACTCTTTAGTATGTGTTCCAACTGGTAATGGTAAGACGTTACCCGCAGAGTTCGCAATTCGACACTTCTGTAGTGGTGCTGGAGGAGCAAGAAAAAAGGTCATTTATACGAGTCCTATCAAAGCATTATCTAATCAAAAATATTATGATTTCAGAGAAAAATACCCCGATATTACTTTCGGTCTATTGACAGGCGATATCAAGTTGAATCCAGCCGCGGATGTGTTAATTATGACGGCCGAGATTCTACAGAATGCGCTATATGCTTACCGTTCAAAAACTGAGACGATTTTACCATCTTCTTTGGGAATTAGTGGGTCTATTCTCTCTTTTGAAATGGATTTCGATAATGATCTGGCTTGTGTAATTCATGACGAAGTTCATAGTATTGGAATGCCAGATAGAGGACATGTTTGGGAGACAATTTTTATGCTTTTACCAGCACATGTTCAAAATGTAATGTTATCTGCCACACTAGATCATCCAGAACAGTTTGCGAAATGGTGCGAAGGCATTCACGGAAATAAACAAGTATATTTGACAACATTGTCACAAAGAATTGTCCCATTGACGCATTATTCTTTTATTACATGTAATGAAGGATTCTTCAAGAAGTTAAAGAACAAAGAGTTGGAAAAAGAAATCCGTGGTCTCATTAATAGACCGATTCCTATTCATGAAAATACACGTTATAATGAAATCAATTACAGAAAGATTGTCAAAGTATTAACTACAATGAAACAAAAGGATCCAACTACACGAGTCAATCGATCTTTTGCATTGAATCAAGTTTGTCGACATTTAGTCGAAAACCAAATGCTTCCTTGTGCTTGTTTTATTCTCTCTAGAAAGCAATTGGAAAAAGCCGCAAGAGAAGTAACCTTTCCTTTATTGGAAGATGATTCTAAGACGCCTTATATTATTCGCAAAAGATGTGAATCACTATTAAGAGAGAAGTTGACAAATTATCAAGAATTCTTGGAACTGCCAGAATATAATTCGATGGTTGCTCTTTTGGAAAAGGGAATAGCAACACATCATAGTGGAACGATCCCGATTTTAAAGGAAATTGTTGAACTCCTATTTGTTGAAGGATATATTAAATTATTATTCTGTACAGAGACATTTTCATGTGGTCTCAATATGCCGATTAAGACGACAATTTTCACAGATTTACATAAATTTGATGGGCACGAGTTTCGCCTATTACATGGATATGAATATAATCAGGCATCGGGCAGGGCAGGTAGACGTGGGATAGATACAGAAGGTCATGTAATACATTTAAATAATTTATTTAGAGGCGAACCAATAAGCGTCAGTGATTATTCACATATGATGTCTGGTAAACCACAACGACTAGTGAGTCATTATAAAATATCTTATCATTTATTATTATCTTCTTTGGAAGATGCTTCACAGAAAAGTCTGTTTCAACAAGAATTAAATGGCGATCTATTGATTCAAGAACAAGAATATAGAGAGAAAAGTGAAATTTGTGCCAAGTTAAAGCTTACAGTCGATTTGCTTAAAACACCAATTAACGAAATTGAAGAATATATGACATTGATTAATATGTTTAAGAAGAAGAAAGATACTGAAAGAAAGATATCTTCTTTAAAAGAACGATATTTTTCGATTGATGAAGATCTCAAGCTATTAGTAAAACAAAAAGAATCTGAAACAGTTTTACAAGTAATGTTACAATATAAAACGACTACGTCAAAATATCTCTCTAATAAGATAAAAAAAACAATGACTTTTCTAGAAAAACATTTTTATATTGATAGCGGTAACATTTTAATAAAAGGAATATTGGCAAAGTGTTTCAAAGAAGTTCCTTGTCTTTTATTCGCAGAATTACTCTTTCGTGGAGATTTTTGTATTTTGACTGATATTGACTTAGCTTCGATTCTTAGTTGTTTTACTGCGAATGTAACAAGAAATGAACATCTCACCATATTACCAAAAGAAGGTGAGATAGAAAGGGTTGTCGAAATTATACAAAGAGAAATGGATCACTTACGTTCATATGAAGAAGAGAATCGATTAGAAACTGGAGAAGTATATGATATTCATTACGATTTGATGGAATATATTGTCAAATGGATGGAGGCTGAGACGACAGAAGATTGTAAATGGATTTTACAGCGTTTAGAAGAAAGAGGTATTTTTTTGGGTGAGTTCACAAAAGCAGTATTAAAAATTATTGCCATTACCAATGAAATCGTGTGTGCAGCAGAAAAAATACAAAATTACGATTTAATGAAAAAGGTCCAATCAATTGCAAAGAAATTACAAAAATATATTGTGACAAATCAATCTCTCTATATATAATATAATACCAATGCCGTTATATATAGATAATGTCGCAATAGAATATTTAAATGGTCCAGTTAGTATGTCTATATTAGAACCCAATGAAATTGTTCATTTACAACTAAAAAATACTATTATACTTTTCGGTGATACACATAATACAGAAAGAATGAAACCTTGTCAAAAAGATGATGATAGATGCTTTGAATTAGAAACGACATTTATGGAAGTTTTGAATAACTTTGCCAAAACATATCCTGTTTATTTTTACTTTGAAGGATATTTAAATCATGATTTTTATGAAAAATCACAAAAACCAACTTACAAACATAAAGTTTTGCCGCAAGTTGGCAAATCTGATATGCTTTATACAATCCAACGTAATAAAAGTTGTTTCTATTCAAAAGACTCTGCTGTAAATAGAGAACACTGTAAATATAATAATATTACATGGCAATATGCTGATATACGACAAATTACAGATGAAACGCTTACATATCGTAATAAACATAATAAACATCATATTCACGATGGCAAATATGATATGGAATACTTTTTATATAAAGATTCATACTTTTTATATTTCTCTGGGGCTATTGGTTCATTTTTCGATGATGCACCTTTAACAGAACGTCGATGGAAAAATGTATTAATGAACGTATACGATATGTTTGAAGATGTTGTATATACTAGTGGCAATAATTTATTAAAAATAGAAGATTTATATGATTTTTATTACACGTTATTTAATGATATTCCCATGTTTATAACGAAGTTGTTGGATTCATACTCATATAAAAAGCAAATAAATAAGTTATCAGAAGAAATAAAAAATATTTTCACATTTGATTCATTTGTTGAATATACAGAATATACTATTAGAGAGGAATACAATGATTTTGGAAAAACACATTATTTACAACTCGTAGAAGACAGAGAAAAAATGGAAAAGGTTCGTAGAATTGTGTCTAGTGTAATTCTCGCTTTTTTAAGAAAAGATTTCGTTTTTTTACGAGAATTACATGCTAGCGATTATCTGACCGAATTAGGAGTTACTAGTGCGGTTATAAATGAGTATATTTACAGCATATTAGAAACAGTATATGCTGTAGTATTAGATATTTATTTTATATTAAGGTCATACTCTACTACACATAATACTCTTCATGAATCACGACTTTGTCTAGGATATTTTGGGTTATATCATTGCGATAATATAAAACATTATTTCGTAAATATAGCAAAAACACACAAATTGGGTTTTAATAATGATAATAGAGATCGAGATATTAGACGTATACATATAGAAAAACATATAAACCTGAATAGTATTTTCTTACCAGGTAGAAAAAATATTAAACGGGTAAAACGTGTTACTATGATTGGAACAAAAAAATATAGAAGACATATAACGGGTAGTAAATTACTGAAGAGTCATAGAACGAAGACGAAGACGAAGACGAAGACTCATAAAACAAAAAGTCGTAGTTCGAAGAATTATGTTAGTCATAAAAACTACTATTCTCCTTTACGAATGTCGTCATCATCATCATCATCGAAAAAGTCAAAGTAGAATAATATATTTAAATCAAATTATGGAATTAAAAGTATATCAATACCATTAAAATTATCAATACATTTTGTGTATTTTAGGTCCTCCATACAATATTTTTTAATATCGAATTTACTTGCTTTTTTAAATTGAGGATATGCTTTACATACAGTATCAAATAAATATGGTGTATTACCCTCGTATAATATAACAGGTCTGTATTTTGTAATAGTTTCTATTCCCTCTGAAAAAAGAAAATTCTCGGAACCTTGTGCATCACAATGAATAAACCCAATATCATTTAAATTCATATTATCTATTGTTGTTAATTTAATTTCTTCACCATCTTCACCTAAACCAACGCCTCCAAAATTACAATTTAAATGACTTTCTTCATTATATCTTTTTTCAATTATTCCACCATATCCATCTAAATCAATATTATTCATAATTCCTTTGCCATCATAACAAAAAACGCCTAAATTATGAGGTATAATTTTATGTTGTAAATTATTTTGTTGAATATTTTTAACCAATAAATTATACATATTTTTTTGAGGTTCATAGACAAATATTTTTTGTTCATTATTTAAAAAAGAAGAATAGACAATAGTAGATGTGCCACAGTGACCTCCTATTTCTAAAATATTACGATTTGGATTAATATATTGTTTTAATTGTAGTAAAGAATCTTCATCCCAATAATTACCTTGTTGAAAAGTATTTGCGATATAACAATCGTTATTATATAAAGTAATTAAACCATATTTTGTATGATATGTATCCATTATAATATTATAATATGTTTTATAATATTACAAAACATTTAATCGTATTTTTTTCTTCATTTTGTCTTCATCTTCAAATATATGAATACAAAAACAATATGTCTTGGATAATTCTACTTCTGTTATCAAAGAAGTAACAAATATTTTGCGAATAGAGAGAAAAAAGATATGAACATTATTACCATCTTTTGCCAATATGATCCCTTCTATAGAAGTCATATTTTTCAATAAATGAATCATATCACATGTATTTTGAAGACGTCTTATCTTCCTTGTTTGGTCATTAATAACAGCAATCTTAGATATCCATTGAGAAACAAATTGATTCGCCAAAAGAGAGAAATTTGCGAGACCCATTTGTTGTTGAAAAAGGATCATATTGATAATATCCACTATACGTCTGATAGGAGATGTAATATGAATATAGGAGTCCAGTTGTAGTGCTTCATGTCTGGCGCCACGGCTCTTTAAGTTCTTTTCTAATATTATATAGGCACCGACATATTGCGAACACCATTGTGCATAGATTGCTGATCTTGGCTTCTGTAGTTCTTCTGTTGTACGGAAAATTCCAGTGTCTAAACGGCTGCCTATTTGATGATTCATCATTATCATCAAGAAAGCGACTATATCATGACTATCCTTTACTTCTGTCATATATGTGTATTGAGATGCCAAATTACTTACTGTTCTCTCTAATAACTGATAATTCGAATTAGATAAGAGTTGTGGTTCTTCATAATGATAATTTCTCTGAATAAATACTTGGCGATTATAGAATAAAATATCCTTTACTTCATTCAGAGAAATTACAATCTCCATTACCATCGTCTCTCTTGATTTCTCTGATTGAAGACTACATAGATCATCTGATAATACAGAAGGTAACATTGTCTTCTTTTTATTTGGAAGATATATTGTCGATACTTGTTCTATTCGGTCCCAAATAGCCAGCTTATCCAATAGGAGTGGAACATTGGCAATATAAACACACAAATGTATTATATTATCATTGTCTTCTCTGATACTAAATGCATCATCATAGTCACGGCAATCTGGTGGATCGATTGAAAATATGTATTCTTCTTTTGTCATCGTCATCGTCATCGTCTGTGTCAATAATGACAACGATTGATTAACTTCTTTGGCAAATCGACGCATCGTTGGATTATCCAACCCTTTACAGAAAATTTCATAATCATATAGATTTTCTATAATATCAACCGGACCAATTATTCTGTCTATGACTCCAATTGGAAATTGATTGGTCCACTCTTTGAATCGAAAAAGAATATATAAATTTGTCGTCGTTTTATTAAAGCCCATCATGGGCATTTCATATGCGACTAAAAAAGAAGGATAATGTGGATCATTTGGTATACACCTATAATACATCTTCTTTGTACCTTTGATAGAACCAAATGTCTTTGTTAAAATAAGAACTCCTGGTATATAGGGACTTTCTCTGATTATCGACTTTTCTATTTCTATTTCTATTTCATTGAAAAGAGAGAACGAAAAATTGTCGCCATGAAAGAGTTTATACTTTAAAGGATGAAAATATGGCGAAAAAGAACCATTATAATTATCGCCGTCGATCGACCATTGACTATAATTTCTTGCTTTGATTATCGTGGTAAACATTGAAAATTATATATAACATATGTTATATATAGTTAGATTGATTTCTTTATTCATCATTTTTTACCAAAGACTCTGTCTCCAATAAAGGTTCCACTTTTTTCTCTCCTTTTTTCAACTTATTTTTATTCTTTTTAACTTTTTTAGTTGGTTTAATAATTGGCGATGAACTTAACGAAGTTCCTATTATAGGTTGAATATTCTGTAATTGTAAAATCTGCATAAATATTTGCGGCATAAGTGTCAAAGTATTCATATATGTTCTATATTTAAAAGATAGAACAGATGCATTACTAGTAAATTGAATACTATACCACCAATAAGGAGGTATATGTATCATTTGTCCTTTGGATGCGACAATATCTATAAATTCAACATTTTCTACTGCAGTCTCTTTCCAAACTTGAATTGGACTCGTAATATCTAATGTTTCATAGTCGACTTGAGCATTTAAATAATCTTCACTCTTTGGAGGAGCAAACCTGATACTAATAGAACCTTCTGTTACTAAGAAGAAATTCCTATAGTTGATTTCATATTTTAATGGCGTACTACTGCCATTCGATCCTATTAATATATCATATATACACTTTCCTGTAAATAATGGTCGTATATTTTTTTCATACTTTTCTATCCGTTCTTTCAGGTTTGATTCGATAAAATCACCGTTCTTCTCAATATAATAAGATCCTGTTGTATCTTTGTCTACCAATTGAACTGCTTCTGTTAATTGAAAAGGAACATATTCTCCAGAATCGACGCTTTTCATTAGAATCTTTTGGCTCCCATATTTTTCAATCAATTGTTCTCTCTCAAAAGAAGGAAATTCTATATAATTAAAAATAATAGGTTGTCTTAATTTACAAACATTATCTAGTTGCTCTTTTGTTTGAAAAACGGTCTCATATACATTCAGCTCATTGCTCGTTTTTAAATGATAAGCAACATGTAGATATAGCGTTAAAATGACCAAAAAAATGAAAACCGTCGCTAACATTTGAAACATATTATTATTATTCGATAAAATAATTGCTGGGTTCCCCCGCATATATTGTCTGATTTACTTCTTTCTTTGTTTTATAATTATTTATATTTAAAATATCGATATTTTTCGTATTATAATTATTTATTTAAATTAAATAAAGTGCTATTTTTTTTATAATATTTGTGATGACTATTAATTACTTGACTAAATGAACTTACAAAACTACCAACAAAAGAATCACTATCAAATGCTATTAACAAATCTATTATAGCAATTAACTCTCTATTATCTGTATAATATGCATTTAAATTTACATTTTTTTTATCACACAGCAATGTATTATTTTTTATTAAATTATTATAATAATTTAAGTTAATTTTATTGTCATATTTTAACATACCAGAACATATGTATATTTTATTTTGGTCTTGACTAATATTTTTTATATTATCTTCATAAAATTTTATTAATTTTTCATTATAGTTTTCAATTGACAATTTATAACAGTTCGAAAAATGAATTAATGCGTCATCCTCAATTCTTAAATGAATACAATTAAAGTTAGTTAATTGTAATTCTTGTTTAATAACATCTTTTAATGTATAAAAATTTTGGTTAAACTTAAGATTAATCATAATTAAATAATATAAATTATTATCAGTGTATTCTCCCCACATATAATTAAAAGACTTATATATATCTAATGAAACTATATTACCTAAATATATTATTTTCATATTTTTATTTAATTCTATATCATCATTAATATATGGTATACATTGTATTTTATTATAATCAATATTTGGTAAATAATAATTTTTTAAATTATTAATTATATTTATATCTATTGTATCCAATATCTTAATTGAACTTTTTATTGTATTTTGTAAAAAATGATTCATTTCATTAATATTTAATATATCATTAATATCTGTAACTCTTCCGCTTTTTAAATCAATTTGAAACTTATTTATATATATATTTCTGTTGTATTTTATTGCAAGTAATATTCCTTTTACGATCGTTTGAAGTTGATTACATAATCCGATTCTTGGCGATATTATAAACATCAATTATATAATGTATTTATAAAAAAATACATTATACACAATAAAATTATCGGGGTTTTAAATTCATATAAATACATTTTGATTAATGTAATCGATTCGATTAATCTTCAATTTTTGGGGCTATAAAGAACTGTATTATACAATCTTCGTGAGATAGATAAGATATTTTCAGTGGAGCATCTTTACTTATAGAAAAATGTATATTATCACATATATTCGTATTCAGACAAAACTTCTGGATATATTGTAAACTATATTGAACCTCAATCTTCTCTCCTTCTACAATAGAATAATCTATAAGGTCATCAATCGATATAACAACTTTCATTTCCCCTTTTGATATATCTTTAGTATGTAATGTAATATTTTCTTCTGTACAGCAAATTGTCAAGATATCTCCAAAAGTTATCAACTGTGAACATACTTCATGAATGATCTTCGCAGGAATCAAAAATTCGGTATCATACTCGCAAGTTGGTATAGACATCCACGAATAGTCGACATCTATTAATGGAATATTGAAAAACTTACTATATTTCGAGTGAATGAAGTCGATTTGAATCGTATCTTCACTTGGTTCTATCCTTATCTCAGCTGTATCTACTCCAAAAGAGAGAATATTTGACAGAATGATAGTATCAATATTGATCAACATATCAATAACTTCATATTTATCAAACCATTGCATCTTGAATTGGATATCAAAAAGACAAACATGTGAGTGATCCATACCCTGAATAGAAAATGCATCTTGCGTTAAATGAATATGAACGACTGAAGAACATGTTTTAATAATTTGAAAAATAGTTGTAAATAGTCGTCGTTTTTTAGCATTATCTTTGATAATAATCATAATAATTATAATACTTATTTACATTTATACTAATTTTCTGTTTACATAATGTATACCATCAAATCACGAATTAAATATCATCTTTTTCGATAATATTAAAACTAAAATAATCTGACATAATATTAAATTCTTTTTCATAATACAAATTATTATCTGTTTTATATTTTGAATATTGTGTTTCATAATTTTCAACTTTTTTAATTATAAATAAACATTTTTCTGTTTCATTATAATAATGTTCGTCTTCTATATTATCACAATTAATTATTATTATTAAAAAGCAGCATATAATGTATTTTTTTTTAAGTTCTATTATTTCATTCATATAATCTATAATATTTGGACAATTAAGTATTTTAGTTATATAAAACAATGATACTGTTTCGTTATATTTATTTATTATATTATTAAATCTAATATATCTATTTTTTATCGAATTATAAATATTCTCATCTAAAATATTATGGTGAAAAAAATTACAATTTGTGTTCCAATCATATATATTTGAACTTAAGTTGTTCTCATCTAAATAATTTTGATTGATTAACAAATTAGAACCATTATAATTATCTGCCATATAACCTATATTATTTTCTAATAATTCATACAGTTTAGATTCAATCTCACTAGTATTTTTTTTATAAAATAGTTGTATTTTTTTTTGGTCTTTATTGAATAAGATTATATCACATAAATAATTATCAAAATGAGTATTTATCAGTTTAAATGATGTTTCGAGGTCTATAAATAAATAATCAAAAGGACTACTACACTTTCGCAAATTAAATCTTTTTAAAAATAGAGTTGAATTACATCGATATCCAATACTAAATATAAAGTTTATAGGATTTTTCATATTTTTATTATTATAACATAGTAATTATATTCAAATTTTGTAAATATAATTACTTGATAAAGATAATTCGTTGACGTGTTTGTTTATCAATCACAATCGAAAGAATAGAATATATACTTTGAAAAATAAATCCAGAACTATATACATAACATTTTTCCAATTTATTTGGAAATTTGTCTCCCATAAATTTCGCTATTTTGATTAAAAAATCATAGTGCTTTTCTATATCCATTATTTGAATCGTTTGAATATTTAAATGTACAACAATCTTTTGATTATTACTTAATGCTTCTTCAATTCTCTCAACAATACATGTTTTAAAAACTTCATAGTTCTCTGGAATAGCAAATATCTTGAAAAAACGAGAATCTATTATAATAGATTCTGTATTGAAATAACAGAAATTGGATAATATCGAATTAACATCGAGTGATCGTATATCTTCCTTTATGATTCGCTTTGTTTCGTTTAAAATATTATCTGTAAATGAATATAAAGATTCATTTTTTGGACAATCTTCTAATAAATCTGCTGTAGACATTAATATTATATCATATTTTTCTTTATATATTAATACTCATTTCTTGTTCATTTAAAACACATACTTAATAATCTATTTCTTTAATTAATCTTGTTATAGTAGCATAATCTTTTTTATCATTTTTTTCACATATTTCAATAGTATTTTTATAAGTCTCTATACCACCAGTTGAGAAAAATATAAATCCAGTAATACTATTGTTATTCATATGTATACAATATGAACCCGGTCTTTTTATAATTTCAACAATATGTAATTTATTAATCACAATTGATGTTAAATTAATAAAAGATTTCATACTTATTTGTTATTATCATGTAATATGATGTCTTTAAATAGTTCTAATAAAATATCACGCGTTTTATATATTAATACTCAATTCTTGTTCATTTGAGATTGTTTCTTTCAATGATTCTTCTTCTAAAATAGTTGAAGGAGAGAAATACTCATCATTTAATTCATTTACACAATCAACCAATTGTTCGTCTGCAATACTACCAGATAACAATTGCGATAAATGTAATGACAAATTATGGTGAAGATTATTATCATTCTCGTTTTCGTCTACCTCATTACAGAAGACAATATCGCATAATTTTTTATTTGTAGACATTGTATAGCTTTGAAGGTTTAATAGCAGTGATTGTAGTTCTTTTACTTGAGCTTTTAATTCCTCTATTGCTTCGTTGTCAATTACTTGTGTTTGTACCGGAGCAGATACTTCAGCAACAAGTATAGGTGTTGGTGTTGGTGTTAGTGTAGCAGCTGAAATAATTAGTTGTTCCTTTAATAGGGTTTTCAACTCTTCTATTTGTTTCGATGAATTTTTATCTTTTTCTATATTAGTCTGTTCTAACCGATCTAACCGATCTAACCTAGCTACAATACTCTTAAATACAGCTTCGTCAACAATGCGCATATTTTCATTACTACTTCGGTCATGTAGTTCATCTGTTCCTGAAGATGATCCTGATCCTGATCCAGCAGAATACAACTCTAATTGATCTAATGGTGGTAATGTATTGATAAATGTTTCAACTTTACCTAAACGAAGTGTAATTAATGCAATCGCATCAGAAACAGACAATTTTGGATGTGCCATTGGGGGAGGGGGAGGTTGATTTCGCGCATTATTATAATGTTGTTGTTGCTGTTGTTGTTGCTGTTGCTGAGGTGCCTGAAAAGATACTCTTCCGGGGTTTTGACCACCTCCGCCACCATTTGCTGTTCGCCTTTGAATTGCTGACGCATTTGCTCTTCCAGAACTCATAAATTATATAAAATATTATTTTTCGTTTATTTACGCACGAACAACCATCGATATTTTTTCGTGACATTGATAATTATTTACAGAAATATCGTCTAGAGTATAATCTTCTATTTTCTCATGTTTTCTCTTAATTTCTATAGTCGGAAAATCATAAGTTGGACGTATTATCTGCTCTTTTAAACAATCAATATGATCATCATATATATGACAATTTCCACATATATATACCAATTCTTTTGCAATTAAACCACAATGTTTCGCTAAAATATGTGTCAAAAAACTATAAGATGCAATATTAAAAGGCACGCCCAAGCCGACATCACCGCTTCGCTGATATAAACAACATGATAAATGACTCGTGCTGGTAACTTGAAACTGTGCTAATACATGACATGGTGGTAGAGCCATCTCATCCAATTGTAATGGATTCCATGAAGTGAGAATGATTCTGCGCGAACATCGATTTTGGGTATCTTTTAATTGATCTATCACCTGTTGTAATTGATCAATACCTTTTCCAGAATAATCAGCACTACAATCCGTATATTTTGCATTAAAATGTCGCCATTGATGGCCATATACAGGTCCTAAATCCCCCTCACGTAATTGTGTTAAACCACGACTATTTAAAAATTCTCGACTCCCATTTTGGTCCCATATATGGACTCCTTGCGATTGTAGAATCGTATTATCTGTTTTTCCACCAATAAACCATAATAGTTCTTTTAGACATGTTTTCCATGCTAATTTTTTACTAGTTAATAACGGAATTTTATTGTCGATTAATGAAAAGTATAACGCGCCACCAAATATAGAAAGTGTATTGCCATTTCTACCTTCTTCCAAAATACCTTTATTTAGAATATCACGAACCAATTGATAATATTGTTCTTCTTCATTTTTATATACGCACTGAATCATTAATGATTTATTATAAATGTGGTCTTTAATATATAAGATATCATAATTAATTTCTTTGTTATTCATATATGGAACATAAAGAAGGTAAAAATGAACATGATAGTTATATATCAAAAACAAAAGGGTTTTTCCATTATGTATTTAATACTGACCATGATACTAAAACAGATTTAACAAATTTGGCACAGTATATATTTTTAGCATTTGTATTCGTTACCATATTAATTAATACCATGAGGAATTATTTTCCAATTATCGATGATTCACGATCATCAATAGAAATACTTATCATTGTTATGTTGTACATGTTCATATTATTTTATGGAATATATTATATAAATCGTGTAATTTGTTACATACCAAACTTCTCTGGAAGTCAATATTCTCATTGCGGTAGTACATTATTTTTATTTCCATTAGTTTTGTCCGTTTTAATTTCTATTACCAATTTTAGTCCACAAGTTGAACATGGTACACGTATTATAATTGAACGAATGAATGAAGTATGGGAATCGAAGCCAACTACTGGTAAAAAGAAGAAAAAGAGCAGTGCTACACAACAACAACAAGAGCAACCACAACAACCACAACATTCCCCCAATATTTATACACCACCTCAACAAATGGCCCCTACTCTCTATTCTGGACAAACCACACCTATTAGTCAATTACCAGTTGTTCAAATGAACTCACAAGAAGGTTATCAAAATTCGCAATCTACACAAGATAATGGGTTTGAATCACAACAATTAATGGAACCAATGGCTGCAAATGAAGGATCATCCGCATTTGGTGGCGCGTTTGGAAGCACATGGTAAAGTAAAGTAAAAATAAACAATAATAAATAATATTAGTAAATATTATTTATATACTTATATGTCGAATGTCTCTGATGAACAAATGGATGAAATCATCAAGGCCGCAAGTAATAATGATAACTCGCATATATTGCAATTAACAACAGAGAAGATTCATCGAATCAAACTAAATATACTGAAAGAACTACAATTTACACATACAGATTTGTCTGAATATATGCGTAAATTGAAGCAATATCGGTATGTTGATAATATGAATGAACTAAAACATGGTGGATATATTCGATGGATCGATATTCGCAACCCGACAGCAACTCTCTCTTTAAGTGGTGTAGCTATTTTCTGTGATTTTAAAATTACAGATAAAGGTGTTTCTATCGTATATACCAATTTCTTTAAAAAAAGAAAATATGAGTTTCTTATGGAAGAGGCAATCATCTTTCAAAAATTGACACACCAAGAAGAAGTTCTTCTACATATTATGGATGTAATGAAGAAGTTGAAATAAAGAACGCCTATAATTTTATGAATATAGTTGTGCTTTAAATTATTATTTAGACGAATTGGTTTTGTTATTAGTATTCGGGTAGAATGATAGAATATAATTCTTTATATATGTTAAATATTCGACAATAATACTATTCAATGAAGTTGTCAAAAAAAGAAAGAGACCAGATTGAAAGACAATCGAACGATCTAAATCTGTAAAGGGAATCTTTTTGCGAAATAAATTAAATTTCCACATTAAAAAGAGAGAAACAATTATTTTAGCATAATTATCGATTGTTACGAGATATTTTTTCGCATTATCGTTATTGGTGAATCCGGCAATATATAGTGCTATTAAAAAATACGTCACATAAGAGGCAAATTGAACGGTATACCAATAAATATATAATAAATTTTCTTTGTACATATAATATTTGTAGGTAATAAATTACGAATATTATTATATTAATATAAGTTAATATAATAATGACTACTCTAATTACATATGACACTATATTTAAACAACGTATTGTTCAATTAGTAAGAAACCAAAAAAATGGAAAACATTTAACGTTTATGCAAATAGATTTTAAGGCAATATTTAATGATGATAATACCGATTTTAATAAATGGAAAGCATTTATAACAAAACGACTTGATGCGACTTCTCTAACAATCGATAATATAACAATATATGATTTATTAGATGTAACCTGGACACATTGGTTTGATAATAAATATATTGCTGAAATGGACTTTACTTTGCCATTCTACAAGTGTTTTGAAAATTGTATTTTTGTTTCGCCGGGAGGAAATAAAGAACTATTAAAAAATAATAGTTATTTGTTATTTTTATATATTTATTTATTTGTTATTTATAGTATATATTATTATAAACTTTATTCTAAAATTAAAGGTCTAACGAATCTTCTTAATTTTATTGTAAATAATGTTCCAATATCAACAATTGAGATATCAAGTAAATCTTTTTCAACATTATCTCCATCACTTGATGATATACGTAAATTTTTAATTAATTACTGTGCTTCTCGTTCAATGATAGCTATTTATAAAGAAATGGATCCAGTACTTAAAGCAATTACTGATGATAATCTAATATTAACCAATAATGGACATATGGTTTCTATTAAGGATCAAATGGTAGCCCTTACAGACTTGACAGAATATAATAAAACTGTTAGTAATTCGATTAAAACGCAATTCGAAATAGTTCAATCATATATGATCCAATTTCTTGGTGCAGATACACCATACGAAAAAATTATAAATATGTTAAAACATGAAGGAACTCAATCAGATTTTTATAAAATTACCGGACTAATTAAAAAAACTGACAAAATGAGAGATATATTTGAACATATTACCCCTACAGCTCAATGTACAGGAACAATCGGAGGATGCGTTCCTTCTACTAATCCTAACGGGACTCCTAATACAGCTCAATGTCAATGTTATATATGTGGATATCCTATAGAAAATAAATGGTCAAGTCCTGAATGTGAACATGTATTTCCTGTATTACAAGCATGTATACATCTGTGTTTACTACTTTATAATGATAAAAAAGTTTCACCTGATCCAAATATCGGGTTAGAATATTTTTGGGCACATAAATGTTGTAATCAATTAAAATCTGATTTGTATCAATTTATCGAACGTGTTCCAAAAACTTCACCTTTAACAGGATATGAATACCGATTTAAACGCGATGGTAATAATGGATGTAATGATTTCTTTGATAAAATAGCAAAAGCATATGAAAATAATAACGCACCAAAACAAATATGTTATGAGTTTTTTCATATTGAGAATCCAGATGGTAGTATTACACCAAATGATGAAAGAATCAATTTCTTTACTAATCCTACCGCTCCTGACACATTAGCTAAAAATAAAAAAATATTTTGTGATGGATTAGAAGCTAGATTACAAAATCTTATACGATATCTAAATGAATCAGGAAATTGTGAAATGGGGACTTGTCCTGATTCTAATAATAGTCTATTATGGAATTTTTTAATGTATAGAGTTTTACAATATCCTACATATAATCTTTTAATTGATCTTACTAATACTAATATAATATCAGGTGCTGTTTCTATCAAAACTGAAAAATTATGTAAACAACTTTTTTCAGAAGGATTAACAACTAAGGCATTTGATATTTTAAAGATTGCAAATCTTGATTTTAATGCATTATCTACAATGACAACTACAGCATTAGCTGAATATACAGCTCTCGATGATGATAACCAAAAAAAGTATAATACTAAATTGGTATATTCACTTTTAAAAGCAGCAGTATTTTACTACTTAGGTGATTGCTATATTACTACAAAAAAAGGTATTTCAATATTTTGTCCAGTTACTTCGAGTAAATCGAATTTTGAATATAACAATATGTTTGTTTTATCATTAAGTGAATTAAAGTTTGATGCAATTACTGAAATATTAACACCAGGAGGAACACCAGCAGGAACACCAATAGCATATTCTATAAATCATAATATAATTTTTCTTATAAATAATTATGAATTAATATTGGAATTACTTAAAGATGCTATTAGTAAATATCCAGGTTGTTTTAAATATTTACCTCCTCCTCCTAGTGGTAGAGCTCCTAGAATTCAACCCGTGACTATTGAAGAATCTTTTGCCTATTATAAAACAAATATTGATGATTTTTTAAACAAATTAAGAATATTAAGGTATCAAATAACTGCTAAAAAATCATATTATGATGTTTTTGCGGAGGGTGATAATACTCAAATTATCGGTAAATCTGTATTTTATACTTATACAGCGAAAGTTGCAGATAATGACGAAATGAGAAAAAAAGTAAAGATGTTTAGAATTGTGATAGAAGCACTACAATGTTTTTTTATAATGGCGATGAATCAATTCGTTAATTTCGGTGATACTGCTGATAATAAATATGAAAAAATTAATATGACAGATTTAATATCGAGTCTATCCAAAAAATATGGAGGCTATTTTGAAATGGCTGGTGACGACGTTAGTGATACAAACGTAAAAGAAGTAAATAAAAAAGAAGATGAAGGAGAACGTAGTATTCTTTTAACGAGTATTGATTATTCTATAATACCATATGAACCTAGTACTATTCCAACTAACAAGTCTAAAAGTAATATTTGGGAAATTGTATTTTTAAATACTACAGAACAACTTACAGATCTTGGTTTATTAGAAAAAATGGAAGCAAAAATATTATCTGTATTGCCAAATGGAGGAGTAACTACAGGAGGAGGTAAAAATTCAAAACAAAAAATATTATATGGCGGAACTATTAATGCAGAAAATTATACGACAAATCAAGAAGTGATAAATAATAATAATTATATTAAAAATTATCCTATTTTAGAACGTGAAAATAATAAATTTATAGAAGAACAAATTAAATATTTTATTGACGAATATGGTAATAGTAATATTGATCATAATACGATGATAGTTCAAAATGAAGTTGAAGATGAAGAATATGATGAATTTGCTGGCATAAGTTTACCACTGCCAAATTATGAAATACCCCTACCCTTACCAACTCAAATGGAACAGGATATTGTCGATGAGGAAAATGATGAGGAAAATGATGAGGACAATGCTGATGTTATGGGTGAGAATATAGTTGAAGATATAGGTGAGAATAATCCAGTATATCAAAAATTTCAAGGTCAAGCCTTACAAAAAACACGTAAAAATATGAAAGAATTTGTACAGGGTAAAAAAGCACAAAAAACACAAAAGATTAGGGATGAAATCCAGAAAAAAACAAAGCAAGAGAGACAAGAGAGACAACAGATGATACAAGAACAACAGAGGCAACAGATGATAGAAGAACAACAGAGGCAACGAATGATAGAAGAAGAACAACAGAGGCAACGAATGATAGAAGAACAACAGAGGCAACAAATGATAGATGAACAACAAAGGATAAATCAACAGCAAAGAGTAAATAGGAAGCAGATGAATGAAATAGAAGAGCCACAGAGTGAGATACATAATATTAAGAGAGAACAAGTTGAAAGAACTATACAAGATAGAAGGGAAAGAGAAGAAGAAGCAAAAATACAACAGAGGCAAGAGAGACTATTACAAGAAGCAGAGAGACAAGCAGAAGCAGAGAGACAAGCAGAAGCAGAGAGACTATTACAAGAAGCACAAGAAGCGCGAGAAGAACAAGATAGACAAGCAGAGATGCAAATGCGGATAGATCAAGAGAGACAATTACAAGAGAGACAATGGCAGCTAAACCAGTTGAATGGAAATATTAATATTACTGGGGATAAAAAAGAATATGGTATAAGAAGTAAAAGATTACCTGGAGAACAATATCAATTTAATACAAAACGTGCTAGACGAGGAGAAGGAGCAGGAGCAGGAGGAGGTCATAGTAAAAAGCGTTTAAACAAAAAACGAAAAAATAAAAAGCACACAATTAAAAAACGTAAACACAGAAAAAATAAAAGGACGCTGCGTAATAAATAGTTAAATTTATGTATATTTCGAATAATTATACATAAATTGGTGATGGTGATATGTGTATTTTCTTTGTATTAATATTAAACAAGCATCAGTAAATATTCGAAAGCAATATAAAAGTATTCAAATTATTAATTTATGTCTTTGTCAATTCAAAATATACACAAATTAAATACCAAAGAAGATGGTTTATTCGTCCATAAATTTCTTGGCGGTTTAGTTCTTCTTAATTATGTAACAAGATATTCTCTCTGGTTTCTATTTCATAAAATGTATTTGAACAATCGATTTGGTATATTTTGTATTTTGATACATGGACTTCTTAGTTGGAGTTCTCTGATATTTCATATTAGTGGAGTAAGAAATTTATCGAAACCAATGATATATCCTGAAAATCGATTACATACAATAATATTTACTACACGTTCTGTTGTATGTTGTCTTCTTTTTTATAATAAGTATCATTTTATGTATAATATTGCAACATGTTATGCCACAATGTTATGTGCGGATATAGTAACTGCTGTATATAAGAAAGATAGACATGGAACAACAATACGAAATATACCATTTGATGGTGCTTTTACAGAAGAAAATCAGCGTCAAATAACCTTAATGAGTAGTAGTATGCAGATAGGAGCAACAACATTTATGCTCGGTGATATCGACACCGCATTTTCACCAATGTTTGCGATTCAAATAGCATCTTTTCTTCAGACAATGGTTCGAAAAAGTATTATTGATTCTAGAACATGGCATATTGGCTATAGTTATGCTCTATTGATTAATATTTTCTTCTATGTAAGACATAATCAAATATATGATTTTATGATTATACAGCCAATAATGTATCACATCTATACGAGGATCTTCTTTAAGTATCGCGTAAATAAATATATCGCATGGACAAGTATGTTTTCTTTATATTCGATTTATAAGATATATGCCGCCGATGAAGTTTCTCTCTTTTTTATACAAAGACAACATGATTCATTGTATCATATTGGCAAAATTATGATCGCCGCCTATATCGTTTACAATATGTTATATTGGAATAAGAACGTCTTAGAGATCGCTGTCGACTTTTAGTTTTTTTGGTTCTTTTTCTTTTGTTTGTTCTTCTTTTTCTCGATCGTTTTCCACCCTTTTCTGTTTCTATATCTGTATCGTCTATTTTACGTTTTAAATTGCGTTTTGATTTGAGTTGCCATTTGGATATATTCTCACGCGTATTAAGTGTAAATCCTGTTTTCTGTTTTGATAATAAATTAGTATGCCATTTTACAATACGGTCTGTAAATCCGTATTTATCAAGAACATCTTTAGTTAATTTTGAATCACAATACTTAATTGCATCAGTAAAACATAATTTATATCTAAAATCTTCTTCATTATCTAATGATTCAATTTCTAATAAGTTAATCATATTGCGAATGCGAATTAAATCCAATATAAATATTTCTTCTTCACCGTATGGAGTAACTTTTATAGCACCAAATCTTGTATATGCATCACTTCTTTTTGCACAATTATCAAGACTAACAAAATCGACTATTTCATATTCTCCAGGATTTTTTTTATGAGTATCTATTCTAATTTGTATAAAATTTAATATCATCAGTAGTTGTCCTGCTGCTTTACATCCTTTAATACTATCTAACGAATTTAAATGAATTATATAATTTAATTCTCTCTTTTGTAATTCTTCAATAAGCTCTTTAATCAAACCCTTTCGTTCAACAGTTAAATCTTTAATAGTATTCTCATTTATTCTCTCGATCAGTTGTGGTATAACTTGATAATCATCATCATCGTATTCTATAGATGTTGCAGCATTACCTGTTGTGTTTGGTATAGTCAATAACCATTTACAATTTTCATTACATACCGGAAGAAATTCATTTCCATATCTATCTGTTATACACTTTTTGATCATTCTTTGAAGAGTTTCATAAAACTCCACATAAGGTATCCCTTTATGTGGAGTTTCTATCTCATATGCGGATTTCACAGATTCCATTATATTATCATAACATTATATATCTTCTAAATCATCATATATTTCTAGAAGTCGCAAAATACGTGCAGGATTCATCGATATCTTTGCACTCATCTCTAATAACGTATTTTTATGTTTCGACATTCGTTTTTTTAACAAAAAATATAAAAAGCGTCGACCAAATTTAAGAAAATAGTAATTCCAACGAAACTGAAGAAGTATAAATATTTTTCGTTGAAATCTAACTAAATTATATTGTCTACCAATATAATTATTCAAAGGATTCAATCCTATAATTAATAAAATCAGAGAAGTCGGCAATGTTGGTAAATAAAGAAGATTATTATTTTCAGCATACAAGTATTTTAAAGTTGATGGCAATATAGCAGTTAGTTCTTTTAGTTTATTTTGACTACAGTCCAAATAATTCACTGTATCAGAGATATTTCGTGGTAAACGCACTAATCCATTATTATATAGTATGAGTTTTTCCAATTGCAAACTATCTCCAAAATAAGGTAGTTCATCTAGGTGAATCATATTGGCGATTTTCAACCGTTTTAATACAGTTAAACCATGTAATGAAGATATAGTTAGTTTTGATTCTGTGTCGATGCGAATTGTTTTGTCTGTTTTTACAATATATCGGTCAATCTTTGGTTTATTATGGTAATGCATGATATCTACCATAATATTGTTTTTGACTCGAAAAATAGCAATCTCGCAGATCGTATTGCGTCCAATCTCTTGTAAAAAAAACCCTAAATCAATGTAATACCGCAGCATATTACATTGATAATAATTCACCTTATATTATTTTATTTATTTATATTTATTATTATTAAATTATTTCGCGACAATACCCTTCAATTTGCGAGCCATAAGCCCCCCAAGAATATTTTCTTCTCGGTCAAATCCTACATGAGTATATTCAATTCGAAACAAGCCATATTTTTTGTGGCCTCGTGGATACTTCTCCATAGTGACCCTATATAGGCATCCAATCCACAAATTATCCTTTGATATGCCACTGAGTTCCCATATACAATTGCCACGATAACTCTTTGTAAATATCATTTTTGAACAAGCATAATCGATTGCCTTGTCGAGAGCTACGCCAGCAACATCTGCTGTAATGCCTGATTTCGTAGTATAATAGTGATGCACAGTTCTCCTAACCACAAAGGTTAACGGATTTGAAAATATATATTGACTTGCATCAACATAAGGCACTCCAACACATACGTTTGGATCAACTTTTCTCTTCATGAGTTCTTCAAGAGTAATGAAGTTTGGATTTTCAACACGAACTCCATTGATCGTGATTTCTGTAATTGCTGTATTCGTTGACATTATTTGTTTCTTTGCGTTTGCTTCTTTAAATACTTATTTATTAAGTATTCTGTTTCAATTTTTTTGTTTTTCCACCACGACTATTTCGACTCTTATGATAATGTATAGCTTCTGTTAATTCTACACAACGTCCACCTTTATCTCCATCTATGTAAATAATTGTAATAAATGTATTTTCTAGCATTCTCAATGTCGATATCACTGGAATAATAGATTCTTTAATATAACCGAAACTTAAGAAATTAGTTCTTTTTAGATCGGCATAAGTAGTCACAGGTGGGCTATCAATCGAATGTTTTTCTTGTTTTCCCCATGAATTCAATATATAGTATCCAGAATTGAGGTCTGTTATCGTTTCATTCACCTTTTCGAGTCTGACACCTCCTAATACCATTGAATGAAAATTATGAGTAGGATCTTCTATATCAGTGCCTATATACCCATTATACGTGATATATAGTTTTTTTTTAAAAATGGTTTGTATATTACCGAAGATATAACTGCTTGGATCAGCTAAGTCATTTGTAAGCATCATTTTTACTTCTGTGTTAGCAGTTATTACACAATCACTTAAAATATCAAAAAAAGCAGATATGTCTGTTTGTTGACTTTCATTAAAATTATTGTAACATAATGCATCTAATATGCTCATTTGTGATATATTATCGGGAATTGGAATATAAATTTCTATATCTCTATTTTTCACTTCTTCGATAAATTGAACGATTGCTATATAAGTATTATAACCAGTTGCTCCTCCATCAGCAGATCGTGTCGTTTTGTGTAACATATATCTAATTAAAAATACAATCAATAACACATTCATATATTTCACATATCCACCATCCATATCTCGATTATAAATGTCTCTGAAACTGAAAAAATTATCATATTGTGCGATACTATCCATCCAATTATTGCGCATACTTCTATTAGTGCTAACGTTTAATTCTGGCATTAAATATTTAAAGTATTTTAAAATTAATCGAGCAGAAGAAAATGCCCAACAAATATCATTATCATATTGATCTAACATATACATAGATTCTCGTTCTAAATCTGGATGAGTTTCTATAGCTCTTCTAGTTTGATCTGGCATTTTTAGTATACTTTTTACTCTACCTAATATTGAAATAGGAGGTTGTCTTGTATGCTTTGGAACACTAGTCGGTTCAGGTGCACGAATACGATGAAATATTGGTTCGCCTCTACAGTTTAAATCTAACGTTGTTGTTGATTTATTCATTATTTCAATCGTGTATGAACTAAGATCACCATCAATCATTATTTTCGGTAGATGCTTGCGTTGATCTGAAATTATCCATTTTTTATTTTCATATACAATTGGTATAGCATATTGTACTTCTGATGAACCAATATGAAATAAAATACCTAAATTATGAAGTGTAGTATCATTTATAAGAGTTCGAAAATGAACACAAGTTAACTTGAATAACTCTATTGTATTTCTATATTTGACAATTATATCGTAATACTTATCTATATCTATATCAACTGGTTTTAATGTTTGTGAATCAGTTGATAATTTCTTTTCTCGTTCTGTTAATGGCGACGATCCTTCTCTCTTTTTTCTAAATAAAGAACCAAATACTCCCCCTTTCATTATTTTCATTTTATATTTTTTCATTGTATTTCGCACCATATATTAAGTGTATATTAATAAACTCATCACATATATCATCATTTATATATGTGATAAAACAATTTGGTTACAGTTAAATAAATAAAAAATAAATCAATACTATGGACAATAAAAATAATACAAATACAATTACAACTAAGAATACAAATTCTGGATTTAAAGGGTTTTTTGGTTCTGAAACGATTAAATTGAGTGAAACATTTGCTAACCTAACACTGGTGTTTGTAGCATTTTATGGATTATTATACGCACCACAGGTTTCATCAATTATTACATGTCAACAACATAGAATTGATAATAGTCATCCAATTTATAAATATATATTTACGTTCGGTATATTTTACTTCGTTGTGGTTGTCGTCAGTAAACATGAAATAGATCTTCCTCCTATTCAAAAATTAATTAATTGTTTATTTTATTTTATTGTATTTATCATATTTAATAGACTTGATTCTCGTTTAACAATGATTGTTTTGGGATTAGTATTTCTACTTTATTTTATATTTTTAAATAAACAATATTACTATTCTTTGAACCAGAATACAAATATTGTATCAATAAAATCAATAAAATCTAGTTCCAATAATCAAACAAATGCAAGCACAAGCACAACAACAAATAGCGCAACTACTGCTGCTTTTATTCAAGATCATCAATATTGGATAACATACGATTTCCCAATACGAGTCAGATTATTCAAAGTTGAACCTGAACAATTTTATTACATGACTTTATTTAATCATATTATTATTGCATTGATTATTATTATAATTATTTTCGGTTTTGTTAACTATGTTGGTTTATTGAAATATACATATCATAATAAGATAGATCTGTATAATATATTTATTCCGGATTCTAATTGTGTTCCACTTAATTATGGATTAGGATTTTTTCAATACATTCTATTAGCAATGAATTATGACTATTATATAAAAAAGTTTAAACCTGTAAAGAATGTGTAAAGAATCATAATTTAATAAATCGATAATGTTCTCGCACTGGCATCTATAGTTTTCACCCATTTCGGCATCCAAAAATAGGGTACAAGCTCAGCCATATTGGGATAAAATGTATCATACAAATTGCGGTAAAACCTTTGTTCATTTGTTGTTGGAGGATTATGTGTAATATTATTGTGAGATGGAAACTCTAGTTTATCAACATGTTCTTGAATAATCGTAAAAAGTGAACGACTCACTTTACTAACACCATCACTAAATGCCTCTTTTCTTCTCCATAAAATATTGCTAGGTAACAATGATTTGCCATTATTATCGAATAATTCAAATGCGCGTCGCAATAGATATTTTTCACACACATTATTTTTCGTATGAAATCGCATTTGTGGATGAATACTTAAATAATATTGAACAAATGACCGATCCAAGAAAGGTGTTCTTGGTTCCAATCCATTACTCGAAATGGATTTATCTGACCGAAGAACGTCGTATTTATGAATATCTGTAAGTAAACGCCGACATTCATAATCAAAGTCGAAAGCTGAAGGTGCGCAACCCATATATAAATATCCACCACATACTTCATCGGAACCGTCTCCATTGAAAATCACTTTAGCACTACTATTTGCAGCAATATATTTTGCTAATAAATAATTTCCAATAGATGCTCTTACCGTCGTCGTATCATAGCTTTCAATTGTCTGTATCACTTCTGGAATTGCGTCAACAAATTCCGCTTCTGTAAGTATAACTTCTGTGTGTTTCGTTCCCAAATACTCGGCAACAATGCGGGCATTTCGCAAATCCTCAGATCCTTCTAATCCAATACTATATGTCTCCAATGGAGTTTTCTCTGAACGATAATAATTCACCAAAGCAGTAATTAGACTGCTATCAAGTCCACCTGATAAAAGACATGCAATAGGTCGTTCCGTATTAAGGACTCGTTTTTGAACGGCAGAACAAAGCAGATTACGGATATTGTCATAAATCTCTTCTGTTTTGTATTCAGTTGATAATGTATGAGAAATGAATCCAACGGAATGATAATGACGGTTCTTTATTATTGGAAACCATTTAGGTGAAACTGTAAAAGGGAGAGAAAAAACACTATACGTTCCTGGTTCAAAATGAACAATGTGATGTGTATCATTCAGGTAATTATATATTTCAACCAGACTTTTTACTTCCGATGCGAATGCAAATAAATTGCTTGTTCGATACCATATACTAGTTTGATATGTGGAATCTACGATAGGAATAGGTTCCATATAATATAATGGGCGAACACCATATGGATCTCTGGCAATATATACTTTAGAATCTTCATTCGTTAGACGAGAATCACATAGAATAAAAGCGAATACACCATCTAACTGTTGTAAAGTATATTCAATTCCGTATTTTAAATATAAATGAATGATGACTTCGCAATCACTATCTGTTGTTGGTTCAATAGAGAGTGATTGATATAGTTCTTTGTAGTTGTATATTTCTCCATTACAAATGAGAGTAATATCGTTGATCATGATGGGTTGATTTGATTCTGTATTTAAACCATTTATTGCCAATCGATGGAATCCAAAATCACATAATATATTAACTCGTTCTAATTGAGAGTCTTCTGGTCCTCTACCTTTTCCTTTTTGAAAAGCATCATTTACTTCTTTCGCTGAAAAAATTTCATCATTATTTAAAAGAGAGAAAATACCACACATATATTTATATTATCATAATGAATATTTAACCTGTTTGAAGAAATATTATATGTTTTTATATTATAAATGGGTCATAAAGAAGAGGAAGGACAATTAGGAGAAAAAGAAGAAAGAGAGAAACTCAACTTACATAAAATGAATCAGGAAAGATCACATGGAAGAGATGAGGATGATTACGGAGAGGAATCTGGAGGAGGTGGCAAATCAAGAAGAAGAAGACATAGAAAATCAAAAAAAACAAAAAAAACAAAGAAATCTAAGAAATCTAAGAGGCGTAAAACAAAGAGAAGAAAAAGTAAAAGAAGACTGCATCGAAAATAAAATAATAACCGTGTTATTTCTATAATATTAAATATCTTATAATATTATGGCATCGATTGAATCACAGCAAATAGCAAATGATTATTACAAACATATTTGTCATTCGACATTACAAAAAGAAACAAATGACAGATTATATGACAGAAATCTGCCATCGCAAATGTTACAACCTTATTTAAATATACGTCCGGTGATGACAAAGTATTCTCTTCTACCAATTGTTGATCCACGTGTAGCAAGCAAGGTTCCAATACAACAACAGCCGACTTATAATACAAATAAAGTATTTAATCCAGGAAATACACAATCACCATGGTCTGGATTTGCAAGTAATATCAATGTCGAGTCGGAATTGAGAAATCAAATATATGCTTTACAAAAATGTAGTCAGGCTGTCTACGTTCCAAATAGCACAAGTGATTTGTATCAATATAACACGGAATCGAAACATGTTGTTCAACCTTTTAGTGGTCTTTTTCAACAAGAAAAGTTCCCTGGATTTAATCCCAATCCAGAAAATATGGGTCATTTGACTTTTAATAATAGCACTCGACATCAAACTAAAGAATTAACTGGAAAACAACGAAAATGTAATTAAATTTACTTTTCCAAAAGTGGTTCAAATAGTGTGGTTGGGGTTGGGGTTGGGGTTGAGATTGAAAAATAAAAGCAATATATAAGGAATATGGTAGAAAATGAAAACACTGAAACAAATGAAATAATTGAAGATAATTATTCTCAGTTTAGCAAAATATCAGAGATTACATTGGAATATCTAATGAATAAACGAGATTATAAGAAATATCAGAATATAAAAAGTATTAATGCTGCAAAAAATATTAGCAAGGATAAGATATTTTATCAAAAGCGGATTAATGATATGACCAGATATTTCATGAGTCATAAAGCAACAAATGAAGAAGATAGATATTATCCTGATTATTTGGTAAATGCATTTGATAATTATTTAGAAACCATGATCGAATACTTTAAGACGATAGATAAGACTGATATTCTTCAAGAAGATTATATTGGGTTACATTCATTAGAAGAAATTGAAGATGAAGTTAAAGACGAATTAGAAAATGAAGATTCATTCAATTCTATTTCTCTGACTGCCGAAGATAAATATAAATCTTTATTTTTAAAACAACCTACTACACCAACTCTATTTAATAATTTCATGAAAGTAAATAAGAATAAACCAGAAGAAATTAACCAGTTCCCTCTCCAAAAAGAGATCCAATTGGATAATCCTATATTGAAAACAAAGGGTGTTTCTTATCATAAAAATAATAATATCACCAATAAATATGAAAAGACGCACGACAAAGACACGAAAATCGCAAAGACAAATGCGGAATTATGCGTTAGGAGGGATCCGGTCCAAGACACGAACCAGAACCAAAACTAGAAGAACAACGTCAACTTTGAAAAAGTTGAGCAAAGGGATTCATCCGCAGTCCAATAACAGAAAACAAATATATAATAAAATCCTTCATTCAAAGCATGATACTTATCGAATGAAGTATGATAAAATAGTAAAATTAAGTTGTAGTCCAACTGCGAGAAAAAAGCATAAAAAACAGTATTCTTGTTTGTCAGATGATATTTTATACAAATTAAAAAATATGTGGAATGAGAGGCATCCTGATGCACAAATCCATTCGAAGAATCCAGAAGAAATTTGGAAAATGTTAAAGCAAAATATGAGTAATGTCTGTAATAAAGAATCTTGTTGGTTAAAGCAGGATTTTACAAAAGGGCAAATGAATCATTTAGTTAAGGACGAATTTGCACCAGAATCACCGAATGAATGGAAGAAAAACCCGAATGAATGGTTGAGTAGTGTGGATATTATTAATGTAATGAAACAATACGAAAATGCATATAAGTGCTTTAATTTCATGGGACCATCACCAATTGATTATGATACAAGAAAGGTTGATGGCGAATGCGTTTGGAATGAGCTTTGTAATTTCAATTTGAAACAAGAAATGCGGCGTGGCATTTATAAGATAGGTATTATATTCAATTTGGATCCTCATTACAAGTCAGGTAGTCATTGGGTTTCTCTCTTTATTGATATTAAGAAAGGTAAAATCTTCTTCTTTGATAGCGCAGGCGATAAGGTACCGAAACAGATCAAGAAGTTGTCTGATAATATAATCGAACAAGGAAAGCAATTGCATCCGCCGATACAATTCAACTTTGACGAAAATCACCCGAAAGAACACCAATTTGGAGATACAGAATGTGGCATATATAGTTTATTTTTCATTATTCATATGTTAGAAGACAAAATCGATGGAAACTATTTGAAGAAAAATATGTTAAATGACAAATTTATGGAAAAGTTTCGACAGGTGTATTTCAATCCCGATTTATAGGCCAAACTACTAACTACCAATAGTTTTATTTAATAAGTAATTTAAAAACGCAACGGCAATTAATAATAAATGAATCTTCTCAAATTTGTAGTGAATGGATTATATATTCCATTCTTTTTTGCCGCACATTATTGGTATTATAAAGATTTCTTTCATACTTCGATCATTTCTCTGAAGATGTATTCAACCAATTATTTCTTTTGGTTCAATGATTGTTATAAATATCGAAATATACCGGCGTCGTTGAATTGGATCAAACAATTTGTCAGATTTACTGATACTGGACATATTATTTCTTTCTTGTATTATTATTATCCTTCATTGTTGCCAGTTGCATTTAATACACATTTTATTATTACGACCGGTTATTGGGTAGGACGAATCTTCTTTGAAATGAAAGACTGTGATGAATTAAATGAAAGCGTTATCATGACAGAAGTAGTACATATTTTCTGTCGACTTAATCATTCTTTGCCTTTATTTTTATTCATTTATGAAATCTGGAAAAATCCATATTATGCTATCTTCGACTTTACTTCTTTGTATTATTCTTATTTATGGGTATTTGGATGGTTATTATTTATTTATACGCCATGGAGAATTATTACCAATGATCATGTGTATAATATTTTTCATCCAAATGCACAATTTAATACGATATTTATGTTCATTGGTATTATTTTTTGTTTATTTGTATTTTCTAATACATGTGGATATTTATTAACAAAATTAGAAAATTATCTTATAAGAGATGTATTTATATAAATTCAACAAATAGAAATATAATATAAAATGAAAATTATTTAATATTATATGAATTTTATTAATAATGAAAACATACAATTACTATGGGGTGTTATATCTAATAATAATCCTTCAATAACTCGCGATTTTCACATAGAACAAATGAAATACTTTTTATCTTCTTCTCTCAATAGTGATCACAGAAATATTGTATTATCTAAAACTGACTTAATGACAATCAATAAGAAGTATATTGCATATATTGTTCAAAGTGGTAAAAAACAATCTTTTGAAAAACAATCTTTTGAAAAAAGTTTGACAAATGGAGGGGAAATAGATACGCCTTGGGGTCAATCCATAGGAGTAACAGCAGAAGAATTACAAAATATAAAAAGAGAGAAGTTCAATGACGAATTATCGAAAAAGCAATTAGAGTTCTCTCAATTTCTTCAAAAACCAAATCCCCCTACATTAAACTTCAATGAAGATAAGGATACGCCTATTAGTAAAATGGAAGAACTTATTTCTCAGACTATTACACAGAGAGCACTTGATGTTGCGCAATTCAAAAAACAGCTTCCACCACAACCATCATCACAAACTATTAATACATCAAATTTAATTACAATTACAGATACAGATGTAATTGTTGATAAACCGATCATATTGGATGAGTTACCAAAGCAAAAACATATATCTTGGAATGATGAGTCATCAAATGATGATTTGTCAATACATAATAGAATGACAAATGTAGAAGACAAATTGAATAATATAATTCAATTGCTAACTTTACTAAATAATAAATAATAAATAAATTGAAGTTGATATATATAATATTATATATATCAATGAAAAACATGTTCTCTCTATCAATGATGATTTCAATTCTGTTATTATCTAGAAAAACGGATTCTCGTTATATTATACCCAAGACGAATAATAAAAATCATCATTCCAAAAATGATAGAATAATAAAACGTGATATTTCAAATGAACAATTACAACCAATTATAATAACATCGATTAAAACAGATAATATTACACAAATTGCAATTTATTCTGGTATGATGAAAATGATACACACTAATATGATTAATCCAAATGAAATATTATTTAGTATTCAAGATACATTATATACAGATATTGACTGTAATTTTCATTCACCTACAAAACTAGATATATTTTCAATTATGTTAATTAATTTGTTAAAACTGAACTATCAAACACATAAACAGACTGAATTAAAAATAATTAAAGAAGTATATACGAATACTCATATTGGAGAGATAACACAATATTTCAATACAAAACGCATTTCTTCCAGCATATTCTTTATATTATATACAATTTTATGTAGAAATATCCATTATGCCGAATAATTCGGTTAATCTGTTACTTCATAGATAGAACCGTCAATCATTTTAACATTGTCACCTGGACGCAATTTCACCGTCTTATCTGTATAACGAATAATGACATATTTTTTCTTCAAATAGTATTGTTTGTCTTGTTGTCGCATTCTGGTCAACAAATCTTCATCATACACTTCATATACAACACCAACGCCACCTTTTTCGAACTTATTGTCCGTCGCAGTAATTCCTATCTTTTTAGCGACGACTTTCTGTCCATTCAACATAAACTCTTCCAAATCCGTTAATATTAATTGTTGTTTATTCAATTTAGCAACCTCATCCTTACTTTCATCCGTGATCGAAGGTTTATATGAGAATGCATTCGTAGATGGACGACCATCTTTTCCAAATTGAATACAATTTAATTTTTCTTTTGAACCATCTTGATACAAATGACAATCAATAGATGCTTCTTTCATAGCAGTAATAAATTGATTACTCACATCCTTCTTGATATTCGATATTTCAAATAATGCCTCGTCACTTGTGATTGGCAAATAATCAACTCCAATGACTTTTCCTTCAGCATCTATCATCGTTTTCTTCTTTTTACTGAGATCCTTGATTTTCAATTCGACTGTCGTATCTCGGTCTAATTGTTCTCTCGTAAAATCCATTAAATAAATGAATGCCTCTACTGTCTGCTTTTCTTGTGGCAAATTCTTATGACTACAAATACGACGCGCTCTACCGACAACCTGTTCAATACGCGCAGGATTCCAATATGGTTCCATAATATGAACATATCTCGTATTTCTCAAATTAATACCTTCTGAACCAGACGCAGTAATCATTAGCACTTTAATAATTTGTCCTTCATCATTATTATTCGAGATTCGTTTTAATCTCTCTGAAACCGTTTTGGGAACTCTATCCCATTCACCATTATATATTAATCGAATCATCTCTTTTTCTTCTGATGATTCTGTTCCAGTATACAATGCATACATATGCTTACCTCTATTTTCTTCATCAATAATAATAGTCCATACACCATCTTGAAGTTTCAGTTTAAATTGTCCATACCCATTTGCCTCTAAAACCATAGAAAATATTTGGATACCTTCCATACTTCGAAATTGACTATATACCAAATGAAGACCTTCTCTATCCGTAATCATTTCAAGCATTCGCAAGAATTTAGGACTATACTTAGTAAGCGCCTCAGGAGAGAGATATAACTGAGAATTCCTCTTCAATTGCTTAAGCGCACGCCCAATACGGGTCTTATATGTGTCATCTCCTGCTTCATTGATAACATCTTCATCTTCGGGTTCATCAAACTCATTTTGTTCTTCTCCCTCTTTTGCGCGTGTAACATCTTCGATTTCTTCAATTGCAACTGATATATCGTCTGGCACTTCTTCTTGCTCGGGACCACCTTTCATTTTCAATTGCGGTCTCGGTAATGGGCGGTCTAGTGTTTCTGGCATCACATAATTACAGAACAATCTCGAGAATATACGATATGTCGAACTTGTATCATCGGCGTATACTCCTCCTGCATTTGTTGCCTTCATTCTTTTCTTTGCGTTATTTTTCTCCTGTTTTCTCTCTTGTGCTCTTGCTGATTCATATATTGAAAATTGATAATCGCTCATTGGTATTCGAATTGGGTGAAAATCGATGGTTGGATCGTATTTAGGAAGCAGTTTCTCTTGTTCACTTTTAAAGTAAGAAGTTAATCCTAATATTCGTTTTTGAAACAATTCAATATTTTTCACTTCGAGGTTTTCTATGTCGTTGGATTGAATGAATAGATTGACGAAATCGTCCAAATTGTCAGGTAATGCTTTATATGGTATTTTTGTCACTTTGTTAACCTGAATATCATTTTCTTCTAATATTCGCCGAATCATATTTTCATCACCTTCATCTACCTTATTAAAATCTACCATTTGGTCATCTCCTCGTTGTTTTGTATTACTCACGCCTTTATACACAGAAGATTCATCTATTTTATTAGTAAACCCAAATGGATTCTTCGTAATAACCAACTTCTTTGTTGAACTATTATAGTCGACATAATCCACATTACCTCTATTTTGTATTAATATGTTTTTGACCTTTTCTTTCGAAACTGCTCTGGAACTATCCAAAGTAAACTCCCATGACATGATATATCCACGCAGAATATTGAATAAAATAGCGATCTCATTAGGATAGTTAATAATTGGCGTTCCGGTCAGTAGAACAATTTTCGAGTTCTTTGCTTTCAATAACATTTCATACAATATCAGAGAAAGATGAACAGGCAACGGTTTCTCCCCAGTGCGGGGATCGAATGCAGCATCTTTGCCTCGTTTCTTCGATAATTTATTGACAATCCGACTAATCAAGTTATGTGCCTCATCCACTACAATGACAGAATTATCGAAAATATTATTCTTGAACCCATTCGTCATTTGTTGTAGACGATGCTTACTCAAGCCATTATAATGAATGAATTGATACTTCATGTCAATCATCATATCAATCTGCTTATTTAAACTGGCAGATTCACTTTGACTATGTTTATTTATCTTGTTCTGTATTTTCTCTTCTGTCTCTCCTGGATACTTGTCTTTCATTGCTTTCGTAATCTTTTCATCATTACATTTTCTGCCCTTTTTACTGTTGACTAACCAAGCACCCTTATTCTTTATGATTTCTTCTGTTGGCAAATTCAAAATCGCAGATAATGTCTTAATCGTCTTCATATCTTTCTCTCTATCAACTGAAATCCATTCCCAACATTGATTGATTCTATACAAAGGATCGCCTGCCTTTTTCAGTTCTGATCGATAATTGTCTTCTAATGATGCCGGTGACAGAACATATACCTTCTTATCATTCTTCATTCCTTCTGCTACTGCAATAGATGTCGCTGTTTTACCTGCACCGAGGGAATGATATATGAGAAGACCACGATATGGTGTATAAGAGTTCAAATAATCACGGATCAATCGTTGATGGTTCAATAATGAAAATGTCTTCTCATCATTTTGTAAACTATCGCAAGTAATATCATCGTCGATATTACCATGTTTTTTCTTATATGATTCGAAATGTTTATTGAAGAAGTTAACAAAGAATTCACGATTATTCATATAATAAGAAGAGAGACGCAATATAGGTAGATCTGCTGACTTGGGTAATCGTTCCATAATCTTATCATATTTCTTTCCTTTGATCTCCCAATCCTTATCGACAACATATTCTACAACCTTTGCTGCTTTTGTCTTTGTCTTTGTGGTTTTTGTCTTAGCCTTTGTAACAGCACCGAGTTCTAATTCTTCCAATTCTTCTTCTTCTTCCTGTTCTTCTGCAGCAACTTCTCCTTCCCCTTCTCCTCGCTCTTTAAATGCTTTTTCTCTTGTTTTTGTTGGTTGTCTGATTTCTCTGATTTCTTTTCTTCGATTTTCTTTCAAATGTTGTTCTAGAAGAGCTTCTCTCTCAACTGGAACTGGTTCTAAATGATGAAGAGCAAGTTTTCCCTTAAATTGTTCCATTGGAAACTCTTTAAAACTTTCTTGACCTTCTTCATCTTCTTCTGTGCCTCGATATTTCACTAGAAACTCTTTGACTATTTCATCTATAGGTGGTTTTACTTTCAATGAATCTATCAGCGCAAGCATACTTATAAGTATTCTATATTTTAATATAATAATAATAAAATATAAATTACAATTTATTAATGAATCAATTTCATATCTGGAATCACCTCACTTGGATTTCCAGAACCTGATACCAATGAATTTTTGTTTGGTAAACTATATGAAAATGAGCCCGTTATTTCAATATTATATGTATTATTTCCAATACTATATATTGCCAATTGACCAGTTGTATAAGAAAAGTAAATTAACGTTGTAGGATCAAAAAAAGAAGTTTGATTATTTAATATACTTATTCGATTTTGTGTAAGATGAAAATTCGAAAATATAGAATTGAATGATATATTAGTTGAGTAACCATTTGTCAGATTAAAAATATCGATTACACCAGTTCCACCGTTATTGACAACAGGATTAATAATTATAGTATAATTATTATTTATTGTAATATTATTATAATTTTGTAAAACACCAACATTATTTGTCAATGATAAAGGTTGATTACCAATATTATATATATAACTTGTATATATACCACCAGTATTCGCACAAGCAGCAATATATTGACCATTTGAACTTATTGTTACACCAAACCAAGGATTAAAAATAGGATAATATGACCAATTAGTGCCATAATCAGTACTTGTATATATAACGTCATTAGAAACAGAAACAGCAATATATTGTCCTGTTGAACTTATTGTAATATTATTCCAAAAAATATTTTGTGTATTAATTTGTCCCCAACTAGAACCATAATCAGAACTTAAATATATTCCATTACCTGGAGAATTACTATTAATACAAGCAACAATATATTGTCCTGATGAATTTATTGCGATTCCAGACCACAATGCGTTTTTTGAATAAGTTAGTGCCCAACTAGAACCATAATCAGAACTTAAATATATTCCATTATTTGTATTAATAATGTCAATACAAGCAACAATATATTGTCCTGATGAATTTATTGCGATTCCAGACCACAGTGCGTTTTTTGAATAAGTTAGTGTCCAACTAGAACCATAATCAGAACTTAAATATATTCCATTATTTGTATTAACATTGTTAATACAAGCAGCAATATATTGACCTGATGAACTTATTGCGATTCCAGACCAATTTTTTAATAATGCAGAAGTTTGCCCCCAACTAGTTCCATAATCAGAACTTACATATATATAACCAGTAGAAATACAAGCAGCCATATATTGTCCAGTTGAACTAACTGCTATACTTTGCCAGTTTCCTGATGGATCCGTTTGATAATTCCAAGTATCACCACTATTTTTACTTACATATATATAATTACTTATATAATAACAACAAGCAGCAATATATTGTCCATTTGAACTCATTGCGAGTTTTTGCCAATTTATTTTGTTTGGTGCAGAAGTTAAAATTAAGTCTGGTATCGTTTGCGAATAAAATGGAATGGGTGTGAAATTACCAGGAACAGGTCCAGTTGTTGTTGTCGAATTAACTGTGCTTGTACTCGGTAAACTATAAGAAAATGAACCAGTAATTTCGATATTTAATGTAGATAATACAGAAGGACAGAATATTGCTAATTCGCCTGTTCCATAAGAAAAATATATTTGAATATCTGGATCACAAACGGATGTGAAATTATTTAATATACTTATTTGATTTTGTGTAATTATATCGGTCGAATATATAGAATTAAATGATATGTTAGTTGAGTAGCCATTAGTTAGATTTAAAATATCCATTACACCACAACCACCTTGATTAATTGGAGGATTAATGATTACAGTATAATTACCACCATTTATGGTAATATTATAATTTTGTAAAACACTAGAACCACTTGTTAATAGCGCGGGCATATAATTATATAGATATCCTGTGTATATACCACCAGCATTTACACAATCAGCAATATATTGTCCAGATGAACTCATTGTTATACTAGTCCAATTTAAGGCCAGAGTAGAAGTATTTGACCAATTAATGCCAAAATCAGAACTTACAAATAAATATTGACCAACCGAAATAGCAATCATATATTGTCCATTTGAACTCATTTTGATTTGACTTACGTAATTACCATACTGACTCCCAACATTTTTAATTGTCCAAGTAGAACCAAAATTAGAGCTTATATATATTATTCCATAATTTGAATTACTAGGAACAACTCCGGCAATATATTGTCCGGTTGAGTTTATTGCTATACCAGTCCAATCTAAAGGAACGTTAGTAGCCTGTGTCCAACTACCTATTCCAAAATTAGCATTTGTATATATATAATTACCAGTGAAATTATCAGTACTACCGCATGCAGCAATATGTTGTCCAGTTGAGTTTATTGCTACACCAGTCCAATTTAAGGCCGGAGTAGAAGTTAGCGTCCAACTATTACCAAAATTAGCACTTACATATATATAATCAGCATTACTAACAGACGCAGCAATATATTGTCCAGTTGAACTTATTGATATACAAGTCCAGATTAAGTTCGGTGCAGAAGTTAGTGTCCAACTATTACCAAAATTAGCACTTACATATATACCAGTATTATCATTAGACGCAACAATATATTGTCCAGTTGAACTCATTGATATATTCCCCCAAGTTGAGTTCGGTGCAAAAGGAGCCCAATTAACACCAAAATCATTACTTACATATATATTATTATTATTAGCAGCGCAAGCAGCAATATATTGCCCATTTGAACTCATTGTAATACTAAGCCAATTTAGTGAGCTTGGTGCGGAAGTTATATTCATACTTACATCCAATGTCGACATATTGTATAATACGATAAATATTATACAATATTCTAACTATTCATTCGAATGGAACTGGTATTACTGATGGAGGAGAACCTGGAGGCGTTCCTCCATTTTGTGAAATTGTTATCGGTAAATTATAAGTAAATGAACCTTTTACTGTAATATTATATTTACATGAAGGATTAGTAGTGCTATTATATATTGACACTTGACCAGTTACATAAGAAAAGTATACTTGTATATAAGGATCATGAAAAAATGTGGGATCATTTAATATTTTTATTTGATTTTGTGTAATTATACCAGTCGAATATATAGAATGAAATGATAAATTAGTCGAGTAATTAGAAGTGATATTTAAAATATCGATTGTTCCATTACCACCTTCACCAATTATTGAAGTATCAATAATTGTAGTGTAATGATTAGGATCTAATGTAATAATATAATTCTGTAAAATGCCGAAACAAGTAGTTGAACCCGAAGAAATATTAGTATTGTATAGTTGTCCTGAATATACCCAAGCACCATCTTCCGCAAGAAGTAATTGTTGACCTGTTGAATTCATTGCTATATAAGAAGAACCAATATTATCATTAAAATATGTGCTGACCCAAGTAGAACCATAATCATTACTTACATATATTAAAGGTGATGTACTAATATTCGAAATACAAACAGCCATATATTGTCCAGTCGAATTAATTGTTACACCACGCCAATTTAATGCTATTGATGTTGATAATACTTTATTCCAAGTGGGTCCAAAATTATTACTTACATATATTCCATTCCCAGCAGTATTGAAAGAAGAATCCAAACTAGCAACAGAATATTGTCCAGTTGAACTCGTTGCTATATGAAAAAAATTCGCAGGTGTTTCATATGCATAACCATACCAAGAATTACCACAATTATTACTATAATATATACCTTCTTCATCGTTTCCACTACTAAGACAAGCAATTATATACTGTCCATTCGAATTCATTGAAATACTTGTCCATGGTTTATTATATGGCGCAACATCTAACCCCCAATTAGCACCATAATCAACACTTATATGTATAGTGCCACTATTAGAACAAGCAGCTATATATTGTCCTGTTGAACTCATCGTTATACCAAACCAATTAACTAATGGTGCAGTGCTCGTTATCCAAGTAACGCCAAAATCAGAACTTAAATATATATAACCGCCGTTACTAGTACAAACTGCCATATATTGTCCTGTTGAGCTTGTTGCACTAGAATTTATAGCAGATAATTTATTGGTTGTGTTCCAAGTAATACCATAATTATTACTTACATTTATAACACCACCATAATTACATACAACCATATATTGTCCAGTTGAACTCATTGAAGGACCATACCAATTTGCTCCCCCCACTATTTTTGCGGTAAAATTTATTAATTCTAATGACGACATATTTTGTATAATAACTATACAAAATATATTCCAATATTTTCCAAAGGTCGAACCAAATATATACTTTATAAATTGGGTTTTATTTTGAATGAAACTATCTAGATAATCATATTATTATATTATATAATGACATCAGTATTACCAAGTTCTGCTGGTTCAACAGGTTATTCTACAATATTAAATTCAGTAAATTATGATTTATCTCAAATATTTGCCGATATTAATGGCACTGGAAAAACAGTTGATGTTAATTACAAAAGTATATCTGGTGTTGATTTAAGTGAATTATTTATGACATATCCAAATGGTTATTTAACAAATATTCCATTTATTAGTGGTTACACTACAATCATATCTAATGTTAATTATGATTTATCTCAAATATTTGTTTCTTATCCTATTACATCAATATCTGGTACAACGCCTTCTATATATATAGATAATACTAATTTGTATTATATACAATTTTCAGATTCAGTAAACTTTACATTTTTATCTAATCCTGTCATTAATGGTTATTTAATAGGTGGCGGAGGCGGCGGTTGTAGTTCTATCTCTCCTGCTTACTATTCAGGAGGAGGAGGAGGGGGAGGAGGAATTGGATATATTTCAAATTATCAGATTATTCAAAATGAACATTATACAATAACAATTGGTAATGGTGGTAATGGTGGCGTTGGTACTGGTGGTAGCTCTGGTTCCGTTGGACAAAATAGTAGGTTTGAAGATACAATTCAATACATTGCAGTAGGAGAAGGAGGAAAAGGAGGAGGAGTAGATATTACTATTGGTACATTTGGTGGCAATGGTGGAAATTCGACGAACTATGGTTTGGGAAACGGGACAGGAGGAATAGGAGGATCTTATGGTAGTGGAATACCAGCAAAACCAACGACTGGAAGTCCAGGAACAAATGGAGGCGGTGGTGGGGGTGGGTCACCTTATTATAATAATGTTAATTTGACGCAATTAGGTGGGGGTGGTGGAGGAGTAGGTATTAATGCATTTCAAAATATTTATACAATAGGTGATTCTGGTCAAGGGGGCATTGATAGTTCTACTGGTATTGGTGGAGTATATAATGGCGGCGATGGTGGAAATGGTATAACCTTAAATGGAACTCCTGGGACCTATGGAGGTGGTGGAGGAGGTGGATATTACCTCCAATATAATGTTTATTACAATGGAGGTAATGGAGGCAAAGGTCTATCATTATTAAGTTTCAATTACTAATAATACTTTGTTAATTCAATAGTGTTAAAATGTCATTACATGCCAATTGTTCTGCTTTTCGCTTGATCTTATGTTGAGCTGAACCGAGAAATAGAAATATTTTGCCATTAGTTGTAATATACTCATGAATATGTTGAAATGTTCCCCATTTATCAGTCATTTTAATTGCGTCGCCCAATTGACAACCATGAATAGATTGTCCTACACATAAGTAAACTCCCATTTTATATCCATGATCCATATCATGTTCTAATTCCATGTAATGTGGTGTTACTTTGAACTCTTTTTGGATTTTGACTTGAAGTATATTCTTATAATTATCATCATTCTGTATAAGTGCAACCCAATCAATATGTTTATCGAATATTGCTTCAATGAAAGTCTGTGCCATTTGGAATCCAGGACCGCAATGAAATACAGAAGAGAACCAGCCATGTTCATCTGCGATATCGATTTTATTGACATCTAAAAAGAGTGCCCCAATAAAGGCCTCAAAGAGACATCCCAGCTTCTTTAAGTTGTTTCGTATATTCTTTTCTTCGGCGTGTTTAGAAAGAAGGATCCATCTTTGTAGTCCCATTTCTTGTGCGATTTTCCCGATGGCTTCATTCTTTACAATGGCGATTTTCTTTTCAGTCATGAATCCTTCATTTGCTTTAGGGAATCTACGATATAAATAATATTTCGTTACTAGTTCAAGGACACCGTCACCCAAGAATTCCAGCCGTTCATTCGATTTGGAATGAAGAGGAAGACAATCTTTAGGACAATCTGCGACTATAGTAGGTTGATCCATATTTTCGAATACTGCTTTTTTTGTATAAGAACTGTGAACGAATGCTCGTTTATAAAGTTGGATATTGAAAATGTTGTAATTTACGCCATATTTTGTCAGAATAGATTGAACATCGTTCAATGTAATCTCAACATTTAGGGAGTTATAAGGGTTCACTTGTTCTTGCGTAGACATTGCTGTTATATATATCCGCTCGAATATTTAAACCCTTTTAGAAATTATTTTGTTGTTTGTATATATAATGGCATTAATAGTTTCAAGTTATAGTGGAACTCGAAGTATTGAAAGAACTACCAACAGAACTGGACAAAGTGGTGGATCTGTTGGTGGTAATAAAAAGGCAGGTATATGGGGAGGAAATGTCTTTATGAAAGTTAATAATGTAGGTAATCATTTTACATGGAGAATACCACAGAAAGAATCAACTCTCCGTCAATTGTATACAATGACGACTCGTAATCCAGTTCAATATTCCAGAGGTTCTTATGCTATTACTCACTCTGGAACTGGTATTTAAATCTAACATTTTCGAAAAGGTCGAACAAGAAAGACAAAGAAGGTTACGCAATACGGTCATAAAAATTAAAGTTAACGAAAATAATATAAATACGATATGGGTTTATATTATTAAGACAAGACGATGAATTATATCAAAATTGATAATCGTGAAACAGATCTTTTCTCTCTTTTACAGAAAATGATTGGATCAAATACTGTATACGCAACCTTGACGATCGAATCTGTTCCGCTTGATATAGGCGATATTTCTTTCTTTGTAAATGGAATTGAAATCGCTATTATAGAGAGAAAAACGTTGCGAGATTTAGCCGCATCTATCAAAGATGGTAGATATGAAGAACAATCCTATCGTTTAGGAGGATATCCTATTCATAATCATAACATTAGTTATTTAATAGAAGGTGATTTGACAAAGTGGTCAAACAGCAGTATAACTAAAAATACAATGTATTCTGCGTTGACATCTATCCAATATATAAAAGGATTTTCTGTAATACGAACGATCAGTTTAGAAGATACTGCACTATATGTTTGTAATGCTTTTATTAAATTGTGTAAAACGATGACCACTGGAAAAAAACCAATGTATTATTCATTAAATGTAACCGCGCAAGAAGAGACTGATAAAGATAAAGATAAAGATAAAGACAATGAAAAGGATAATTATTGTTCTGTCATAAAAAAAACAAAGAAGGACAATATTACGCCTGAAAATATGGGCGAGATTATGCTCTCTCAAATACCTGGTATTAGTTCAGTAACAGCATGTGCTATTATGGCAAGATATGTATCGATTCCTGAACTAATTAATGCATTAAAGGATAATCATCGCGTATTATTAGATATAACATATGTAAATGGTAAAGGACAGAAACGTAAAATTAATAAGTCTTCGGGGGATACTATAATCAAATTTCTCTCTATTGAATATATTTTTGATCTTCTGTAAATTTATATTCTGTAATTTGTAATTTTTTGTAATTTATGTTCAGTTATATAAATAAAAATCATTTATTTATATAATAATGTCATCTGATAGTTCTTTCCAATATATTGGGTTATTCGTTTTTTTACTAATTATAGCATTCGTATTTTATACTATTTTTAATAAACAACTAGAAGGAATGACAAATAACGATTCTAACTCTAACTCTAATTCGCCTAACAAAATAACGAGTCATGGTTCCAACGCAGAAAAGTTTTCCGAAAGAATTAAATCATCACATCATACAATGAAAGATAAATTAAATATTTCGAATTATAGGACAGATTATGAAAACTTGATTATCGAATTAAATGATTATGTAGACGGCATGATGTTGAATGAATTATTGACAATTGACCCGACAAATGCGGAACCAACGAGTATAATGAAGAAACTAGAAAATATTAATAAAATGACAAATGGGAAACAAAATTTGAATCATGTAATGAAATACTTAGATTCAAACTAAAATAGCCTAAGCAATTGCGATTGATACATTATTATCATCATAAACACCAGAATCGACCAATTGCTGTGTATATTGTATACCTCCCCAATTATCATCCATTGCATTTGCACTCATTCCATTGTGTAATAAATTTTCAGTCGTTTCATTATGTGAATTATTCGCATCAATCGCACAAGAAGTTAAATTACTTGCAACAGGCATACTAATATTATCTTCTGTTAAATATGATGGACTAGGATTCACAATATTATCCGCAATGTCGGTATTAGGACTATTTCCGTTATTCATAGAATTATTCGTAGAATTATTATTAAGATTGTTAATTGGTGGTGCCGGAGGTAATCCCCCTTGTAAATTGGTAGGTCCTGGACGTCCTTTATAGATGGGTTCTCCTTGTGCATTATAACTATACTGTAGATACAATACTGGACAACGAATACCCTGACTTCTTTGCCATTCCATAAATTCGGTATAATCTTCCAAATTTTGAAACTCTATAGGATTCACACCAGGAACAGTTGCCATTTTAGAATTATACAAATAATATCGAATGCCTTTTTGTAATAATATATCTGGACACGTAAACCCTCTTTTCTTGTTGTCTGATGAATTGATATATCCTTCCAAAATAGATGTAGTCGAATTTTGTGTATTCACGTTAGCGATGAAATATATACCTAATAAAAGAAATAGTATAATATATATCAAGTAAAACATATATATTATAGATTGTGATAAATTTATTTTCGATATAATATTTTCTAAACATTTATTATGCGTTTGATCTATTTAAGTGATTCACAACACAATGAAGAAGAGCAACATCAGCAAATAAATAACGTCAATCAACATTTGAATAATCAAAAGCCTATTGTTATCTACTTCTATAGAGAGAAATGTCCATATTGTATACAAACATCAAAGGAATGGGAAAATATAAATCAACATATAGAAAAAGAAAATGATGACTTATTAGCAGTAAAAGCGAATGGTGATTTATATGATTCATTCGAGAATGTTGGAGAACAGCCACGAATTTTTCCTACAATACGTTATGTTCATAAAAGTAAGGTAACTCCTTTTACAAAAGAAGGACCACAAAGGACAGCATATAGTTTGGCGAAGTGGATAGAAGAAATGACGCAACAGAAGATCGAACCAGATGAATCAATCGGTAATAGAGTGAGTTATGGTTTACCTATTGAATCGTCTGTATCTACATATGTTCCTGAATACAGCAACTCTGCTGCTGAACCTGAACCAACTATTGTTCAAAGTAAATATACATCAAATAAATATCGCCCATACTCAAATCGATTTATTGCACACAATTTTAACCAAAAAAAAACTCCCATTGAAGTAGGACAAATTGGTATTCCATTAAAAAGTAGTCATCAGAGAAGTAGAAGTAGTATGCGTCGAAGTTTTCCCATAAGTAGAAGAAGTAGTAGCCATCAGAGAAGTAAAAGCAAAAGTAAAAGTATGCGTCGAAGTTTCCCCATAAGTAGAAGAAGAAGCAGTCAATTGAAAAGTAAAAGCAAAAGTAAAAGCAAGAGTAAAAGCAAGAGTATGCGTCAAGGTTATAATACAAGATTTAGGTCAGTCCGTTCCAAACCAACACAAGGTACAACTGCTATGTTTTAACGAAGTTCCCCTTTGAATAACCAATAATTGCACAAGCAATTCGTTTTCCTGAATTGCCATTTACAGAACTAGCATCATTATCTCCTTGACCACAATCATCCTCATTCGCATGAATAATTAAACCGCGACCTATAATATTTGCCTTATTCCCTCGCAATTCAATGACATTATCAATCATTCGATAATTACAACAACCATTCTTATCTGCTATCAAATTACCTAAATCGCCAACGTGTCTCTCTTTCATTCCTGGACAACCATGTTTTTTCTTTGTCGGATTAAAATGGGCACATAAGCTCTCACAATGATCAGTCAAATCTCCTGCTTCATGAATATGAAATCCATGTATACCATTCTTCTTTAAGCCCTTTAGCTGAATATCTATATTTATTCCTTCTTTAGATTCCGTAAAATAAACGACGCCTTTTATTTTCTTTTCATTAAAGACGGCAACTGCTTGAATAGAACGATTCATAATTATATAATAAATATAATTATTATATTTATTATATTTATATTATACTATTCGATATTTTGGTAGAACGTTTTAAGCAACAGCAGCAGCAATTATTAACACATTTTACATAAAAAGACGCGGTTGATATTGTGAGTTGGGGTTTTGAAGTAGCATCTGTTTGAGAACATTCATTTGTCTTATATTTATCACTAGAATTACAATTAGAACTAGAACTAGAATTAGATTTTATGGAGGGAAAATCATAACATAAACAATAAGCATTATTAAAATATATTGTATCATTCGGTTTATAAAACAATATTTTTAATTTTCGTGAAAAAGGAGGTTTGGTATTTTTTTTAATATAATAAACCTTATATTTTGGGTGTTGTGTGTATAATGATATTTCAATATATTTAAAACGACCATAATATTTACATTGTTGATTATCATACTTATACATATAAATTGGTTTATTTAATACTCTTCTAAGCAGAAGTGATCTATTATTATATAAATATTCTACATTTATATAGCGAATTTCCTTTTCATCTTTTTCATCTTTTTCATCCTTTTCGCAGTTTTCTTTATTTATTTCCATAATAATAGAAGATATTTATTAGAAATTTAAAACGCATAACATATTATAATAATATTATAATATGTTATGTTAATATTAATATTTGATACAGATGGAGGACTATGTAATCAATTTTTTGATATAAATAATGGAATAAATTTTTGTTTAAAAAATAATGTGTTTTTTACATTTAGACATTGTGCATTTAGAAATGATAATTTAATAACTTGGACCGAACAACCTTTTGAAAAACTGTTTGATATATCAGTTTTTAATAAATATAATTTATATATTAATTATTATGATATTAAAAATGATTTAACAGATGACAATTGTTTTAATTTAAATGATAAAAAGATTGCATGGATGGTTTTTAAGCATGAAAATATTTTAAATCAATTAATAAATTTAAATAAAAAGTATGTAGTATTAAAACAAATTGCAGGTCTAAATCAATTCAAAAACTTTGTTGATTATACAGTAAATAAACATATACTTCCTTCTAACCATATTATGGAGAAATATAATGAAATTAAAAATGTAATAATAAATGAACCATACAATTTTATTCATTATAGATATGAAAAGGATTTTACAAGTTTTTTTCATATTAATGTTGAAACATTAGATAGTGTAATAGAAAAAGTAAAATTTAAAAATAATGGATTAAAAATTTATATAGCAACAACCAATATTAAAACTTTAATAAATTTAAAAGATAGTAAATATCAAAATTTACTATATAAAAATGATGATTTATTGGGTGATTTAAATTTTGAAGAACGAGCATTTATTGATTATATGTTTGGGTTAAACTCAATAGAATGTTATGGTCATAAAAATTCATCATTTTCGAATACACTTAATAATCTAAAACAAACTAATAATTACTATAATTTATTGTAATTTCTGTATGTGTAATTTTTTTAAATGTATAAGAAATTAATAAAATTGAAGTATTATTGTAGAAAATATTAAATATACCACAACAAACTTACAAGAACAAGAATGAACCTCGATTCAGAACAAGATATATGTATTCGTCTATACGATTTTCGAGTTTACAATGACAACCCGAATGAAGATAGCGATGGAAGCGCAAAATACACTGACCAAACCGAGTTTGTCATTCAAATGTTTGGACACAATGAACTCGCAGAGTCATGTTCAATAACAGTGAAAGATTTCAAACCATACTTTTATGTAAAAGTCGGTGAACATTGGTCGAAGTCGAAGAAAGCAGAGTTTCTCTCTTTCATTCAAAATAGAATTGGCAAATATTATAAAAATTCAATTGTTGATTGTAAATTGCTGAAAAAGAAGAAGCTATATGGTTTTGATGCTGGCAAACTCTACAAGTTTATTGAGATCAAGTTCAATAGTATGTTGGCTTTCAATAAAGCGAAGAATCTATGGTATGACAATGACAGAAAGTTATTACCAAATGGATTATTATACGGCGACGAGTGCCTATCACTTTACGAAGCCAATATACCACCTCTTCTTCGATTCTTTCACATTAAAAATGTGAGTCCTACTGGTTGGATTACATTATCAAGTGTATATACAACAACGATACCAACTAGTCAAAAGACGACAAGTTGTTCAAATGAATATGAAGTCAGTTACAAAAATATATTATCATATAATTCGAAAGAAACACGTATTCCTTTAAAGATATGTAGTTTTGATATTGAAGCAAGTAGTAGTCATGGCGACTTTCCAATCCCAATCAAATCATATAAAAAGTTGGCATCTCAAATCATTGAATTCTTTGAAAGAGAAAAAGCACCTCAACCGAGTGAACCATTGTTGAAGAACATAATATGTCAAGCCTTCAACATTGCCTCCACAGAGGGATTGGATGGGATTGACTTGGTTTATCCTAAAAATACTATCATCAAAGAAGAAATATTACGAATATTTGATAAATGGATCAAATCCATTCCTATATTAAATGAAGAAGGTCGAACTGCGACAGAATATTTGAAAATAGAATCCATGTTTGAGCGCATGAACAAGACAAATGATCCTGACGATACAACTGATTCTAAATCGGCTGGATATTCATTATCTGCCAGCCAGATGCGGAAGTTGACTGTTATTGATTTGATCAACAAGAAGATGGATCGTTCTGTAAAAATAGATACACTTGCTGTGTTAATGGGAAACTATTTTCCAAAATTGGAAGGTGACAAGGTGACCTTTATTGGAACAACTTTTATGAATCTCGGTGACAAAGAACCATATAAAAATCACTGTATTGTTTTAAATACATGTGATCCTATTTCTGGAGTGGAAATTGAAAGTTATATGACAGAAAAAGAAGTATTAGTTGCATGGACAGAAATGATTCAAAGAGAGAATCCAGATATTATTCTTGGCTATAACATATTTGGTTTTGATTATGAGTTCATGTTTCGTCGTGCGGAAGAAAATGATTGTGTTGTTCCTTTCCTTCGTCTATCCAAGAATCGCAATGATATATGTGGCACAGTTGACCATTCTACTGGAAATTATCAAATTGAAGAAACCAGTATTCATATTGCAAGTGGACAACATGATTTGAAATATATTAAAATGGATGGTCGTATTCAAATCGATCTATACAACTTCTTTCGTAGAGAAGAGAATCTGTCATCATATAAGCTGGATTATGTTGCCGGCCATTTTATCGGCGATATTGTCAAGAAATTTACGCAAGATACTAATCATGTGATCATAAATACTTCAAACATGACAGGACTCTTTGTTGGAAGTTATATTCATATTGAAATATTGGGACATTCTACAGAATATTACAATAATGGAGAGAAGTTCCAAGTGTCGATGGTTGGCGACGGCGAGTTTACGATAATCGGTCAGTTACGTATTGACACAACCGAATGTAAAATACGGTGGTGTTTGGCGAAAGATGATGTCACTCCCAAAGATATCTTCCGTCTGACAAATGGATCTGCAACAGACCGTGCGATTGTCGCGAAATATTGTATACAAGATTGTAACTTACTTCATTATCTAATGAATAAAGTGGATATATGGACAGGTATATCTGAAATGGGAAATATTTGTTCTGTCCCGATCAATTTCATCATTCTTCGTGGCCAAGGTATTAAACTGACAAGTTATGTGGCAAAAAAATGTCGAGAAAAGAACACATTGATTCCTGTAATGGAAAAAATGGAAGACGACGAAGGATATGAAGGTGCAACTGTCCTGGAGCCAAAATGTGGTCTTTATTTGGATAATCCAATTGCCTGCGTTGACTATGCTGCTCTTTATCCTGCTTCAATGATGAGTGAGAATATTTCTCATGATAGTAAAGTTTGGACAAAAGATTATGACCTCGAAGGGGTTTTGACGAAAGAAACCGGTGATTTGAAATACGATAATCTCCCTGATTATGATTATGTTAATATTCCATACGATAACTTCCGTTATGAACGCAAATCGGCAACAAGTGCAGCAATCAAAGTAAAATGTGGAACAAAAGTATGCCGCTTCGCACAGGCCCGTAGTGGGGAACGTGCAATTATGCCCAGTATTTTGGAGGAACTACTTTTGGCACGCAAGACGACAAGGAAAATGATACCACTACAGACTGATGATTTCATGAAAAATGTATTGGATAAAAGACAACTTGGATATAAAGTTACAGCGAATTCGCTCTATGGACAATGTGGTGCAAAAACGAGCACATTTTATGAAAAGGATTGTGCAGCATCTACGACTGCTGTCGGGCGAATGTTATTAAATTACGGGAAGAAGGTTATTGAAGAATGTTATGGTAATACTATATGCGAAACAAAATCACATGGACCTGTTCTTACCAAAGCAGAATATATATATGGAGACAGTGTTGCCAGTTATACTCCCATCTATATTTGTACGACAAATTCTTATGGACAAGAAGTTATGGATATAGTACAGATTGAAGATTTGATTCATCGATTTGGAAATGGAAAATGGGAGAAATGTATGGATCTAGGTAGAGAAGAAAAAGAAGTATATCAATTCGATCGAGTTATTATGACATGGTCTGAGACTGGTTGGACGCCAATCGAGAATATTGTGCGTCATGTGCTTTCACCTAATAAACAAATGGTGCGTATTATGACGTTAAATGGTTTGGTTGATGTGACAGATGATCACTCGTTATTGACTGCTGATGGACAAGAGATATCACCAAATCAGGTGAATATTGGCGATGAATTATTACATTGTTCGATTCCATCGCAATATTACCTATGTGATTGGAAAAATAACTTGCCGTATTTTAAAGATTGCTATGATAATTCATGTAAGATTCCTATATTAAGATATTGGTTAAGTCAACGAACACAATATTTTGAATATATCGATCATATCAAAGTGATAGGAATGAAGTATATTGTTCCAGATATTTATGATAATGACGATTTAAGAGAAGATGGAACATTTGATTATAATCAGGAACTACTTGCAGAAATATACATGTGTGTTACACAAGTATTTAAATACGAATGTCACATTGATATTGATTGTTCTTTGACGATCTATCCGCAATTTAAATATGGTCGCAATTCATTGGATAAATGCTATCATTTGAAAGAAAAAATACCGATTGATTATTGTGGTGGATCAAATGGCACAAAATATGTATACGATTTGACCACTGAAAATCACCATTTTGCAGCAGGAATTGGAAATATCATTGTTCATAATACAGACTCTGTATTCTTCACTTTTAACTTGGAGACTCCACAAGGGGAATTAATTAGAGGAAAAAAGGCACTGGAGATAACAATCGAATTGGCGCAACAGGCAGGACATTTAGCATCATCATTCTTGAAACAACCACATGATTTGGAATATGAAAAAACATTCATGCCATTTTGTCTGCTGTCAAAGAAGAGATATGTAGGGATGTTATATGAAACAGACCCAAATAAATGTAAAAGAAAAGAGATGGGAATTGTATTAAAACGACGAGATAATGCGCCAATCGTCAAGGATATTTACGGTGGGATCATCGATATATTGATGAAGAAACAGAATATCGATGAAGCGATTACCTTTCTAAGAACTGCCTTGAGAGGTATCATAGATGAGACATTTCCTATACATAAATTCATTATTAGTAAATCATTAAGAGGTGGATATAAGAATCCGCAACAAATTGCACACAAGGTATTGGCAGATCGAATGACACAGCGAAATGAATGTAAACCGACATCAGGAGATAGAATACCTTATCTCTTTATTCATAATGCGAATAAGCATGCTTTACAAGGAGAGAAGATAGAGACTCCGGACTATATCAAAGAACGACGATTAAAGATAGATTATTCTCATTATATTACGAATCAAATAATGAAACCAGTTCAACAATTATTTGCACTCGTTTTAGAGAATATATGGGTGAAGCAAGGTAAAGTCGCAAAAATAGGTAAGTTCAAGAAAGAATGTAAAAAACTGCGTGAAACAGAACCGAATGAAGATAAATATCAAACGAAATTAGAAACAATGAAGAATAAAGAAATCAAGGTATTATTGTTCGATGAGTTTCTCAGAGAAACAAATAATATAAAAGAAAGTAATCAAACAATGACACAGTTCTTTCAGTTAAAATAATCAACTTTTGGGAAATCAACCTTCGGGAAGTGGATAGGTTGAACCAAAGAACGCCGTATATATGTATTTCATTGCTCGTTGCTGTGCGCAACAGAGGTGGACCCTCCACTTCAAGAAGTGGAATCGTATAATAATATGAATAATTTTATTTATATTATTATGGGCGGTTCTTTTAGTTTTTTTGATGATGATGAAGATGATAGTATAGAACAACAGTTTGATGATATTACAGATACTGCTCCACCTAATGAAATAGCTATATCTATCAAAAAAAAGAAACGCCTTTCAGCAAGAGATCGAGAAATTTTAGAAAATGAAGCAGAAACAGAAAGAACTGATATTAAGAAGAGTCGATGTCGACATAGAGAGAAACGCAAAAAAACGAAACGAAAAAGAGTTTCGTTTAATGAAGAAATGAGCAACTATTAAACTGATGTTTTTTACTTACATGTACATATATTACTTCAATAATATTTGAAAATTGTCGATTTAAAATACAGATTTTATAAGATAATATAACATTATAATATAATAATGTCATACGGAAAATATACATATGGAAATCCTATAATACATTGGAAAAATGATAATGCTAAATTAGTAATAGGTAATTTTTGTTCAATAGCAGGAAATGTAAATATATATTTAGGAGGTAATCATAGAAGTGATTGGGTTACAACATATCCATTTGGTCATATACATCAAACTACATTCAATAATTTTAATGGTATTGGGCTTCCATCAACAAAAGGAGATGTAATTATAGGCAATGATGTATGGATTGCAGATAGTGTAACGATTATGTCAGGCGTTACTATTGGTAATGGTGCTATAATAGCAAATAATAGTCATGTTGTTAAAAATGTAGAACCATATAGTTTAGTTGGAGGAAATCCTGCAAAATTAATTAAATATAGATTTACAGCAAAACAAATAGAAAAACTATTACAAATTAAATGGTGGGATTGGAATGATGAAAAAATAAATAAATTTACTCCTTTGTTATGTAACATTAATATTGATGAATTTATAAATTCTGCGCTGTCAAGTTAGCTTCTATTGTTAGAAGAATCTGTATTGTTATCAGAAGATGCAAAATATATATGATGTCTGCTTCGTTGAGATGCTTGTGGTCTTGTATTGTTCCAAAAATAATTACCAGTGCTACCAGTGCTACCAGTGCTGCCAGTGCTATTAAATAAGCTATTCAATAATGTTTCTGTAATATAATTTAAAGAAGCATCGTTGGGTATTTGTGTAGACAAAGAAGATTGATTATCAGTTATATTAGTATTTATATTAGGATTATTTCTTATATCATACCGACAAACTGGACAACGGACATTTCTTTGAAACCAATTAGTAATGCCATTTCTATCGAAAATATGACCACAACCAATAATTTGTGTAACTGGACTATCATTTTCAAATCTATGTAAGTGAATTGGACAACTGGTATTTAATGGATTTACAATATCAGAAAATATCAATTGTGATGTATTTCTTTCTATTTCTGTTTGTTGTGCTACTATATTTACATCTTCATACTCCGTTTGAATAATAGGAATTACAAAATCCATAATGTAAGAATAATCTCTTAATGAATCATTGCTTTCACGTCTACGTTGTTGTGGTTGTTGTGGTTGTGGTTGTTGTTGTTGTGGCTGTGGCGTTGTAAGTGTCGGTATTGGTATTGGTATTGACGTCGTATACAATTCCCTATTTGGTCGGTCATGAACGCGCATAATATAATCTATGATTTCTCTCGTTTCTCTGACTTCATTATACATTAGATCTATATTCCGTAATTGATGATTTAATATGTCAGTATAATATGTTAATGCATATCTATCATCATTATTTAAATAAAAGCTATTATTGTTGTTTCTTCTAAAACGTCTCATTATATTAATTAATAATTATTTTGTTTAAATGTAAATACCTGTTTAATAATAATGAATCCGCAACAGAAACAAAATACTAGAACTTTACGTGGTATATCAGGGTTAGCTAATTTGGGTAATACATGCTTCATTAATTCATGTATCCAAATACTTTCTCATACACACGAATTAAATAATCTATTAGATGATTCAACAATACAGTTAAAACTGAATAAACAAAACCCATTTGATGTTCTGTTATTGAATGAATGGGATATTTTACGAAAACTAATGTGGTCTCAAAACTGTACTATCTCTCCTGGAAGATTTATTAAACAATTACAAAATATTTCTATTCATAAAGAGAGAGAAGAATTCTCTAATTTTAGTCAAAATGATTCCAGTGAATTTTTTCTTTTCATGATCGATTGTCTTCATTCTGCTCTCTCTCGTCAAGTAAATATTGATATAACAGGTATTCCTAATAATGAATTAGATTTATTAGCAGTATCTTGCTACAAAAAAATGAAAGAAATGTATAATAAAGATTACTCCGAAATTTACGATATGTTCTATGGCATTCACGTTTCTCAAATTATCTCATTGGATGAACCTAACCGAGGAAGTGTATTAAGCAATACACCTGAACCTTTTTCTATTATTAATTTACCAATACCACAAATTAAACAACCATCACTCATCGATTGTTTAGAATTATACCTACAAGGAGAGATTCTAGACGGTGACAATGCATGGTATAATGAAAATACTAAGACAAAACAATCTATCCAAAAACAGATAATTTACTGGAGTTTGCCCAAAATTCTAGTCATTGATATTAAACGATTCAATCCTTATAATTATCGTAATAAAAATCAGGTTCACATATCTTTTCCCCTCAACAATCTGGATTTATCGAAATATGTTATTGGATATTCCCCGAACCAATATATATATGATTTATATGCGATATGTAACCATCACGGGGGTACTCTTGGTGGACATTATTACTCTTTTATTCGTGTTTCTAACAAATGGTTCTGCTTTAATGATACAACAATATCCGAAATTACAAATATTGATCAACTCATTACTCCCAACGCATATTTATTCTTTTACAGAAAAAGAGAGAAAAATAACTAACCATGTCATGTCATTGAAGAATAAGGACAAAATCATTGATTGTCCTTCTTATTTTAAACCCAATAAATATATTATATACAAAATATATAATATATGGACGTCAATACCGGGTTTACTGTAGATCCAAATAACATGTATCGGTATATTTCCAGTTTTTTTACGAATCCAAATGTCTATGTAATCATATTTGCTGTAATATTGATTGTTATCTTCATTTTTATGGGTTTATTGGGTTCATCATCTTATACAGAAACAAGTAATTTTGATTCGTCATCATCAACGTCATCAACTCTAATGAGTATTATCAAATTATTAATCGGTATCATTTTTATAGTTTTCTTTATATTATTTATTATATGGATTATCCCCAGACACTTCTGGAATATATTTAATATTTTCAATCTTAGCACTACAGCAGATATACATAATACATTTTCTAAAAATCCAGTCATTGATATTGATGTTCAACAAAATACTGGATCATCAAACACAACTACAAATACAAAACCTTCTTTTTCATCTAAAAAATCACAAGTTTTCAATATACCAGGAAACTATTATGGTTATGAGGAAGCAGCAACATTATGTCAAGCATATGACGCGCGTCTTGCAAAATATGATGAAGTCGAAAAATCTTATAATGAAGGAGGAGAATGGTGTAATTATGGATGGTCTGATGGACAAATGGCGTTATTCCCTACACAAGCAGAAACATATAAAAATCTACAAACGATATCTGGTCACGAAAACGACTGCGGTAGACCAGGCGTTAATGGTGGTTATATTGCTAATCCAAATGTGCGATTCGGTGTCAATTGCTACGGTAAAAAACCAAAAATGACAGATAAAGAAAAAGAATTGATGGAAACTACAACACCTTATCCATTGACAGAAAAAGATATATTAAAGGATGAACAAATCAAATACTGGAAACAAAAATTGGATAATATACTCGTTTCGCCATTTAACTATAAAAATTGGAGCAAAGTATAAAAGTCACATTTTTAAAAGTGATTTCTAATGTCGATTACGCTTCGTATTTTTCGTCTTATTTGTATGCCCTTTATTTCCTTTTTGTCTAATTGTTTTCTTCTTTTTCTTCTTTTTTGATTGTGTATCAACAGAAGATGCTGTAAATGACCAGTCATTTAACAATTTTGTATATAATTCATCGTCAATTATTTGACTATTTGATATGCCTCCGCCTTCGGTTAACCCTTCTAGAATATCTTCTTTTACAGAACTATCTCGCATATCATATAATAAACCAAATGGTATAGAATTGCCAATTAGTGTTTTATATGCCGCATCATTTGATGTAGTAAGTTGGTTTTTCAGCAATAGAGATCCAACATCAAACCCACCACTTACTATTTCACCGTCACCTCCTGTCATTAATACCATTTCAGATACATTAATATGTTCATTCATAGTCAATATATTATGATTACTTTATTTATTCATTTGACTAAATATTATAATTAATTGATTATAATATTTATCTTTTATTTATCGGTATCTTCTTCTAGTTTTTCTGCCTTGATTTCCAAATCCAGAATTACGACCTCGTGAGTATACATTGCGCTTATTTTTTCCATACATATATTGAGATGCCCATAATGCAGCAGGAACAGAACCTTGTGCTAAAACTGCACCAATTGAACCTCCGCGTCTTCCTCCTTGATATACCCCTGGAAAACCTGAATTAGCCTGTGTAGGTTCAATTGAACCACTCATTCCAACAGCAGCATTTTGCGCTGTTATATTAGAGCCTGCCATTGTTGAACCCCACTGAGTTGCTCCAAATCCTGCACCCCCTCTAAATCTTCGATTTTTGCCAGTTCTTTTTCTAGTACTTCGTTTTCTTCCGTGTTTACTCATATATCTATATCTATATTTTTTTATTTTTATTGTTCGTTTTCTATTTTGTAATCTTCTTTTTGAACGCCGCTTACTCCCCCCATTTATTGATTGATTTTGTTTTTCTGTTTCTTCTGCAAGTTTTATATTTAATTCTTCTATAACGAGATCCATAAATTTTTTAAATTTATTTAATGCTAGTTTTTGAACAACTGGATTATTTTCATCACATGAATTATTAATTTTGCTAGAAGGAGCAGTTGTGTTAGAAATAACAGTTGTATCAGAAGGAACAGTTGTGCTAGAATCATTTGTGTAAATTGTTTCAGTTGTGTCAATTGCGTCAGTTGTGTTAGAAGGAACAGTTGTGTTAGAAATAACAGTTGTATCAGTTGTGTTAGAAGGAACAGTTATGCTAGAATCAGTTGTATCTTGATTAGAATTTAAATCACCTTTTTCAGCCTGAAAAGAATAATTTGCTTGAGGAGTATCAAACGTAGTTTGCGTTATAGCTTTTACATCAGGGTGATCGGTAATAGCTTTTACATCAGGGTGATTTGCAACAGCTGTTACAGCAGTTTGTGCAGCAGTTTGTGCAGCAGTTTGTGCAATATTCTTCATAGTTTCTGTAAAAGTATTAGTATGTGGTTTATTTTCTGGTGAGCTTGGTTTTATAGCATCAGTTTCAGACATACTATTATATGATATTACAATATAATAGTGTAATAAATTAATATTGCTAAATTACAAAAAATATTATTTATTTAAATACGTGTAAATTTTATTCTTTCGATTACTTATTTTTTGTTATGTTTTGCTACGGATCAAAATAGTTAATATCGCTAAAATCATAATAAATATAAATATTATGATACATACTGATATGTAAATATATGGGCGCACTTCATCCATAATCATATCAATAACTGGTTCAAATACATTTTTAATTTTATATTTTATATCTTCTCTCTTTAAAATATCCAAACATTGAGAGAACAAACTATCCTTCATAATAAACAAAACGAAAAAGATATACCAATTTTTGCGATGTATAAACCTTATTCTTTTAAACCTGTAAAGGTTGGGGAACCCAACCTGTCATGTCATTGAAGAATAATGGAGGCGTTTCGCATCCCTTATTCTTTTCCTTTTATCTAATAATGAGTAATATTATTCTACCAAACGACGAATTCCAATTCGACTTATTACATTTAGCACATCCATCTTCTATTCCAGGTTCTGCTTATTTTACGAAAATATATTGTTCTGGAAAACCCCTTTATGTTCAAACTCCTAAAAGTTTTACAAAACAAGGATTTGTCAAAAACGGTAAAAAGATTTATTCGGAATTAATGTTCGATAATAATGAACCTGTGTTTATTCGTTGGTTAGAGAATCTAGAAACCAAATGTCACGAAATGATTTATGAAAAAGGAGATGAATGGTTTCAAGAAAAAATGGAGAAATCAGATATCGAAACAGCCTTTACATCACCGATACGAATTTATCGTTCTGGTAAAAACTATTTACTCAGAACAAATGTTAAGATCAATCATGCTACAAATATACCAATTATCAAGATATATAATGAAAATGAAGTGCCATTAAAAATGGATGATATAACACATGATAAGCAAATTATTTCAGTGATAGAAATTCAGGGCATCAAATTTACATCACGAAGTTTTCAAATAGAAATAGAAATGAAACAAGTAATGGTATTAGATAATGATATGTTATTCGATAAATGTGTGATTGATACAGGTGTAAAACATTTAAACAATCCAGTTATAAAATGCAAAACAGTTGATAAAATACAAATCCCGAAAGAAGAAGAAGAAGAAGAAGAAGAAGAAGTTGGCGAAATGGATATAAATTCAGATGAAGAAGATGACTCTGTAGGAAACACAATGAATTTCAAACCCAATAAAAATGTAAACGAATTATGTAAAGAAGAGCCTAAAATAGATGAGACAATGACATTGATAGAAGATAGTTTAGAAAAAGACACTCCAAGCGAATTCAGCGATTTCAGTGAAATCTCAATGGATTTAGAAGCGGAACAGAGTGATGTTATGAAGTTAAAAAAGCCAGAAGAAGTCTATTATGAAGTTTATAGATTAGCGAGAAAAAAGGCAAGAAGATTAAAGCATCAGGCGCTTTTAGCATTTTTAGAAGCGAAAAATATAAAGAAAACATATATGTTAGACGATTTAGAAGAAGATGATAGTGTAATAAGTGAATTGGATTTTAAACATATCGAAGAGATATTAAATTATAACATGGAAGAAATATAAATGATAAATGTTTAAAATTATGTTATGTTTAGAAGAATTAAATGTATATTTCAAAAATATTTTATTCTAATTTTATATAATGGGTTCAGGATTTGATTCTATTAAGAAATGGTGTAAAAATACAGGAGCAGGCACTATCATCATATTATTAGTTGTTGTTTTTGGGATAGGTTATCTTCTTCGTTATATGAATAATAAGGGTAGATATGGACCAGAATATATGACATCAAACTCACAAGGTAGTGTATATCAACAATCGAAACCTTCCAAAAAGGGTTCTATGTCCGCATCACAAACGGGAGTGATTCCATCTGAACCGTTGGGACAAAATGAGATATTCGCATCGGTATCTGGAATTTCGACACCGAATAAAGGAATGCCTACTTCATGTTCCAAGCCAAATATACAGAATCCATCAGAACTGTTGCCAAGGGATTCAAATAGTCAATGGGCGCAACTGAATCCATCAGGAAAAGGAGACTTAGCAAACATCAATTTATTAAAAGCTGGATATCACATTGGAATAGATACAGTCGGTCAATCATTAAGAAATGCAAACTTACAGATCCGTTCGGAACCACCTAATCCACAAACATATGTTGGACCATGGCAACAAAGCACAATAACACCTGATTTTATGAGACCGCCATTAGAGATCGGTAGCACTACAGGGACTCTCTAGGTAATTAACTTAACATAATATATATTGATGAATAAATATATATTATATATTTTTGTTGGAATCGTGGTATTAGTGTGTTTAAGAGTATATTATACATCGGAAAATCTACAATTAAAATGTGTCATTTCGACAGTAGATGGCAATAAATATTGCGTGAGAGATCGTGTAATGGTTCAAGAAGCTGTCGATTTATTGGCAAATGTCGTAATGAAAATGAAACAATTAGTGGATTATATGGCGAAAAAATATCCAAATGAAGATGATGTACAGAGATTGAAGCGTAATTTTAACCCCAACAAAATAACGGAGACCTTACCGACGAGTGAATTAACTGCATATAGTGAAAATAAAGGAGAGAAAATGGCATTTTGTTTGAATAAAACGAAGAATACTGGAACATTGATAGATGAAAATACATTGGTATTTGTTGGAATACATGAATTAGCGCATACAATGACTGTTTCAGTCGGTCATAAGCAGGAGTTTTGGAAGAATTTCAAATTTCTTTTAGAAAATGCTGTAAAAATTGGTATCTATGATCCAGTAGACTATAAGAAAAAACAACAGAGTTATTGTGGTATGACAATTACCGATAATCCATATTATGATATATAATATATAAATTAGAATACTTATAATTATATAGTTAATTTATATATGTCACAGTCACAGTCACAATTAAAAAGTAATTACCCCTATAAAATTTTTCAATTAAAAAACCAGACTGATATTGAACGGATTATTGTATTTTATGGAGATACTGGCAATGAAGATCTGGATTTGAATGAGGTAATCAAGCGAGATAAAAATGCGATGATTATTCAAGAGGTATTTAGTGAATCAGAGAAAAGGATGATAGCTGCCACAAATGTGAGTATATATTTTTCTAGACAGCAGATTCATTTGGATGATACAATTAGCGATATTAAATTGAAAATTATTGATGCTGTGAATGAAGCAATGGGATCAGTAATGTCATATGATGAAATATACCTTTTCTGTGAAGAAAAAAAACGAATAAATATTTTCCGTATATTTCAGACACTGTCAAATCATAAGCGACGTTTGGTAACTCGTAGTCGATTGGACAATTTTCTCTCTAATATTATTTTAAACGAGAGTAGAGAGAAAATTGGGTTTAATATAGAAGACAAGACCGAATATGATTATGATGATATAATTTCATTGAACATTGAAGATCAGGTATTTTATATGGATCATACTTTGGGACAAATAAATCGCGAATTCTATAGAGTAAATCCATTTTCGGTGGGTGAATCCGCCTTTTTCAAAGGCGAACAAGATGATATCGATGTAATGACGACAACGAATAATGAATTACTTATGAATAATGGCGATATATTAGATAATCGTATTTACTTGTGTTTGGCAAGTGATGTATTAGGCGATAACCGTAAGGATAATGTAAAAATATATTTTCCTTATTTATTTGAAAAAGGTATATTGAATATAGAACAATTAGATTCTCAGAGAACTGAATTGGTACAACAGAGTATTCGCATGGTGGATGAGAATCGAGTAAATTATAACAAAGTAGATACGTTGTATGACATATATAGAGATACCAAAGTGCGGTCAAATAATGTGAGTATTGGAACTGGAATTCAAATGATTCGAATTACAATGAAACCAAGTTATAATATTAAAATACCATTAGATATCGTTTTTAAATTAATTCACGCGAGTGAGACGAATCCTTTTATTAAATACAATCCGGATAAGGCAAGTGAAAATATATTTAGATTATATGCAAATAAGGTATCTACAGATGGTCGTAAAATACCATATGTTCCAATGAAAACGAATTCGAAAGCAGGGTTTGATACGTTGGCGAATATTAATACATTGAATCGTGATTTTGGTATCATAACAAAAGCGTATAAAAGTGTAGTTTCTGCGTATATATATACAGAAGAAACGGAGATAAGTATTTGTGAGTTCTATGAAAATGGCGATATTCAAATTTATTGTAAGTTTTTAGATATAAAAGTATTGACTGATGTGGAAGACTTTATTCGTAGTCGAGTAAATCCATTGATAGAATATTTAAAAGTGAATATGGAACAGAATGGATATAATATATTATTATTCGATAAATTTCGTGATGAAAATATCATAGTAAACAATATTCATTATCAAAGTATGTATAATATGACGAGAGAAATATATGATAGCAAGAAGTTAGATTTCAGTGGTATTATTGACTGTATTAATGCAGTTTTTATTGCGGAAAAAATAAGTGGAGTAGAGGTTCCATTGAGATTTAAGAGAGTGGCAGATTTTGATGAAGATATGTATATAGAGTCGTCTATTTTGGACTTTATAAATGCAGGCGAATATAGTCTATCGCAAGAATATACACAACGAGAATTTTTACAATTATTAACGACAAATTATAATATAAGCAATGCAGATGCAAAACGGTTGATCGCAAGAACATCTAAAGAGTTCCAAATGAAACAGGATGCAGCGACAATGGGAAATATTAAAATGAGAAAGTTGAAGTTTACCATTCCTGGGTTCAAAGTAGTTTTTCGTTGTGATAATATAAACTTCAAGATAGTTGTTTCTGTAGAAGAAATAAATAATATTGCTTATTTGGATATTTTACCGATATATATAGATTCTGTTATACGGTTATTACAAGATAGATCGAGTATATCAATACCAATTGAATGTTATAATGTGTCAGATACGATTGCCCATATTTCTGTAGCAGCAGCGGCAGCAGCACAAATTACAGATATTACGGATTTAATTCATAAAACACGTCAAATTGCAGATATTAATGGAAAACCTGCTGTTGTAATTGAAGAAGTAGAAGAACCAGAATTAGATGAAGAAGAAGATCTAAATGATATGGGAATGATTGGATATAGTTCTGATGATTTTACAAGTAATAGTAGCGGTGGTCAAGTTAATTCTTCATCATCCAATTCTGGACCAATTGTTGCATCATCATCATCAGAGAACTCTTCCCCAATTGCTACTGCTGTATCATCGCCGGAAGAAGAAGAAGAAGAACCAAGTGTTCAAGATCAAAGCACTGCTTCAAGTAAACCAATTGTTCCTATTAAACCAATTATTCAAGATCAGAGAACTATTTTGGGTATTCCAATTTTTCCAAGTGAACCAGAAGAAGAAGAAGAAGAAGTTAGTGCTAGTGATCAAGATAAAAGCACTGCTCAAAGTAGTTCAAGTATTCCAATTGTTCAAAGTAGCCCAAGTATTCCAAGTGAACCAATTGTTCAGAGTAGTTCAAGTGAACCAGAAGAAGAAGCTAGTGCTAGTGATCAAGATAAAAGCACTGTTCAAAGTATTCCAATTGTTCAAAGTATTCCAATTGTTCAAAGTAGCCCAAGTATTCCAAGTGAACCAATTGTTCAAAGTAGTTCAAGTGAACCAGAAGAAGAAGAAGCTAGTGCTAGTGATCAAGATAAAAGCACTGCTCAAAGTATTCCAATTGTTCAGAGTAGTTCAAGTGAACCAATTGTTCAGAGTAGTTCAAGTATTTCAAGTATTTCAAGTGAACCAATTGTTCAAAGTAGTCCAAGTATTTCAAGTATTTCAAGTGAACCAATTGTTCAAAGTAGTCCAAGTATTTCAAGTATATCAAGTGTTCCGGAAGAAGAAGCTAGTTTTGTTTCAAGTATATCAAGTGAGCCAAAAAAAAAATCCAATTTCGAGACCGAATTTAAAAAGATACAATCTCAGTTTCAAAAAGAACCTGAAGATGATGGTTATTTTCCTAAAAGTAAAGCGAGTTCATATTCAAATATTGGTAAAAAAAGTATTTCCACAGAATTATCAAATCCTGAAGTTGATTATAATGAAATGCCAGAATTAGAACCCAGTTATGTTTTACCTGCGACAAAATCAAAATCAAAATCAGAAGAAGAATCCAACTTTGAAAAAGTTGGTCAAATGGGTTCCCCCGCAGAAGAAGAACCAGAAGAAGAACCAGAAGAAGAACAAAAATATCCTGCTGTAAAAGAATCCACAGACGTTGGTTCTCCTGCGGACGATGAATGGTTAGAGAATTGGGATGGTCGAAGTTTGACATACCCAAATCCATTTCAATCCAGAATAGAAAAGAAAGAACTAGTTTTCTTTGAAAAAAATGTAAGTAATTTATATAAAACATATTCAAGATCATGTCAATCTGTTCAGAGAAGACAACCTGTATTAGTTACGGATTCAGAGATGAGACGAATTATAAAAGATATACCAGACTTTTTAGAAAAAGGTTTACGTGATCAAACAATAATTCGCTTTGGTACAAATCCAAAATCAATGAATTATTATATATGTCCGAGATATTGGTGTTTAAAGACATGGTCACCTGTTACCGATAAAAATGCAAAGATATGTGGATGGCCAAATATAATACCACCAAACGCAAAGACTGTAAAACCCGGAGAATATGTATATCATTTCTATTATAAAGATGTTCATGGAACAGATGATGCGGATTATAAACAACACTATCCCGGTTTTATAAATAATAAAGATGGTCTGTGTATGCCGTGCTGTTTTAGTAAAATAGAAAAAAAACAAAAAGAGTTAAAATCAAAATGTATGTCAAATTTGCCTGATCCAATATTGGAAGAAATGAAAGCTAAAGCCGCATTTAAAGAAGGCGAAAAGGATATTTCTGGTCAAAAAGAATCTTCTGTAGAAGTTGCGCCCCCGGTAGAAGTTACTCCTCCTGTAGAAGGACAGAAAAAGACTATGAAAGCTATTCCCGCAGAAAAAGAGAAAAAGCACGAAGATATTAAAAAACCGACGAATTTTCCTCTTTCAAAAGGAATGTATGGACATTTGCCGATCGATATAACAATGTTTTTACATCACCAAAATGAGACTGGGTGTAATATAGAATATACAGACAATATCAATAAAATTATCAAAAACAAAGAATGTCTATTGCGTATCGGCGTCGAAGCCAATCCATTACAATCGTTTCTCTCTTGTATATCAGTATTATATCAATTTATATATGCAGAACCAGAGCAAAAATCAGTTGCTGCATCTAAAACTATAAAAGAATTTAAAAATGATATATTGATTCCTTTCGTAACATTAGATCGTTTCATTACTTCTCAAAATGGAGATTTAATACAGATATTTAAATCAGACAAATCAGAGAAATCAGAGAAAACAGATATAGCCCCATACACAGAAAGTATTCTATATAAAAAACTATTTAAAGACGGTGACGTTGAAACGACAGACCCGAAACACCAATATTTTCGAAACGTTGTTCAATCATATGAAAATTTCATTCGGTATTTAAACGATGATACGGTAATAATAGATTATACATATTTATGGGATATGATATGTAGTCAAGACGGTTTATTTATACAGAAGAAGGGTATTAACCTGGTCATTCTCTATTCTACATGTAATGATGAAACATGTAATGTGGAAATCATTTGTCCTACAAATCATTACTCTTCGAATGTATATAGTTCTTTAAAGCCATCTCTTTTTTTATACGCAGCAACAGATCATGGTCATCAATACTTTGAGCCAATATTTATGATTAAAAATGAAGATGCTAAGAGGATTGGTATCTTATCATTATTTCATATTCGTAACCCTACTTTGTCGCCTAATATAAAAAGAATATTAAGTAAAGTCATCGGTCCAATCATGAAACATCAATGTAACCCAATACATAAGTCTCGTGTATACAAATATGAAGATCCAATGAAGTTAGATGAAATGATCAAGGTATTAAAACGACACAATTATGATATTATTTATCAAGTCGTAAACTATGCAAGTAAAGTCATATTATTATTTGTTCATAAAGAAGAAAATGGTAAAGACGTTCAAGGATTAGTACCATGTTTTCCATCATCGATACGAAATGAATATGATTATGTATTTATCGGTGAACCAAGCATATATCAAAAATATAAAAAAACCCGCAATTTTTTAATCAATTTGAATAAAAATACAAAAATCAATTGTAAACCAAGGTTCAAAGTATTAGAAGATGAAAAAATCATCGGTATTTTGACAGAAACGAATCAATTTGTAAAGATTAGCGAACCAACGAAGTTCATTGAAGATATAAAAAATGATGACGATTTGATTCCATTAAGAGAGGATAATTTACTGGATTACTATAATAATGAAGATCGTATATTAAATGATGGCGAAGAAGATAAGGAACGGACAGAAGAAATATTATTAATTCGTTTAGAAACACTATTCTATAATGCGTTCAGAAATACAATTCGATTATTATTGAATAAATATGATTATGTCAAATTGAGAGAACAGTTGGAGGATATTATACAAAATATGTTCTTGACTTACAACCAGAAATATAAAATGGTATTAGATATATTAAAACATTTGGTTCGCATTAGTAATAAAATCATTTTTGTGGATATTGAAGTAAAGGATTATATCGGTGTAGTAAAAGACTTCTCAACCTGTTTATTTCTTGACAAAACAGAATGTGATATCAGACAACCATTATGTTCTTTCACAACGGATTGTCAATTAAATTTGCCAAATAAGGGGATTTTGTCAGAAGAATTGAAATATGATAATGAAACTATATATTTTGGTAAATTGACAGATCAGTTAATACGATACAAAAGAATCAATTCGTATATTTTCAAACCTAATACTTATTTATCTTTCGGTTCTCTGAATTATAACTTGAATAATGATGAAATTTTAATTATGGAAACAGAAGTGAAAGACTACTTTGAAAATTTGATAGAAGATAAAATTAATCCTTATGTTCATTATAATACATATGATAATGCAAATTTAATAGAGAAAAGGGCAAATTTGTCTGATTTCGAAAAGGAAGATAATAGTGAATGTGTTACAGAAATCGAAAAAGTGAAAATGATATATTGGAAGGCATGTTTTATATCCACTGATTTTGCTGCATTGAAATATTATAACACTAGTGCTTGTGGTTATAAAATTATTATTGATATAGTGAATCGTATCAGAGAAAAAGAGTTGACAATTGAAAATATTAAATCTGATTTATATAAACTATATTCTAATCTATTTCTGCGATATAAACAACAAATAATCAATATATTAGAGACTGAAGGAAAAAAGTATTTGACAGATCAATTAAACATGAAAAGCATAAATATAATGGATGTCATTTACTCTGAAGAATATTTTATTACTAATTTTGATTTGATGATATTAATGATTTATTACAAGATACCTGCTATTTTGATATCAAATAAACCGATATTTCTCTCTTTATACGAAAGACGATTCTTAATATTGAATGACACAATTGCAGAACCCAGTATATCTAATTCTCAAACTGCTGCTACTGCGGTTACTGCTGTAAAAAGTAATACTTTTGTATTTATAATTACATCACCGAGTAGAAATGAACATATTGCAACATATCAATTAATTAATAAAATCGAAGATAATCGTATACTTCTCTCATTGGATGAATTACAATGTAATAAGAAAAAAGATATCGAATTGGCTTTGACAGAATATACTGATATTAATACATTTTTAGGTGAATATCAGGTGAGAAAGAAAACAAAGTATCAAGAAAGAGGTAAAATATCTAAATTAAATGAAATACTAAGTTTACAGGCAGAACGAGAAGGTCATCCTATTGTTCCAATTGAGGTTGTCAAGAAGAAAACGACTGGCAAAAAAAAGACGAAAAGGTTTTTACCTTTAACGCCACCTGAAGTTGATCAAGATGAAACCATTGACCAGGAAAAACGCATTATTGAAGAGATTATTCTAACATATAAACCGGTTAAATGGAATCAGCTTCGTAAACAACCTAACTCAGAATTACCGCCACAATATAATCCCTATAGGGGTTTAACCATACTTGAATTAAAACAAAAAATAGGCAAGAAACAGAAGGCTAAAACGAAGAAACAAAGGCCTATTTTGTTACCTTCATCATCATAATATCATAATATCATAATATAATATTTTCTTCAATAAAAAATGTATTGATAATCATAATAATCCCGCAAATTATTATGATTCATTTATCTATCTATATTATTCTATTATTATCGCTTCTTATAATCCATCTGGCGAATAGTCATCGTCCTCCGCTTCCTCAGCAAGATCCATATCTGTATTCACATCAATATGAATATTATTATTAATCTTCAATTTAGAGGCAGAACATTGTGATCCAGCTTCTTCGATATGACCGAAGTGTTTATTGATGACATCTTGGACATCTTCTTTGTGATACCGATTTTGTTCACTAATAGTTAATGTCTTCATCTCTTCAATATCCAATATAATTTGAAACGCATTTGTTCCAAACATACCTTCTTGACCAACCATTACATTCGCTGAAATACCTCGCATTATATCCAATTCTCCATGTTTTGCCGCTTTCAAGAACATCTCTGGTGTTTCCTCAAAGGATGCTTTTGCAATAGGACCGATATTATCATTATTAATTCCATGACGGAAGATAGATATTAGTTTACTCGAATATGTCATTCTGTCACATAACATTGCCATGTGATGATAATTAATATACCCTCCATCAAACTCTAGAACTTCTGATAATTCAGTGTAAATAGTTTGTCTTGCTGCTTCAATGCCGAGGACATTATATACCTCCATAATATCATTGCTGAATGTTCTTGACATATCAATATAATCCAATGCAAGAATCTCTAACAAATTAGAACCGACTGTATCAAGCACCCAAATATCTTTCTTCTTGAACACACCAGATTGCTCTGATACATTATTCAGGATCTTTCGCAGAATAACCTTATTGATCTTCTTTATACCTCGAATAATAGTGCTGTTCAATAACTGTTCTTGAAAGTTCTTCAGCACATAGATATGATCAAATTGATCAAGAGGATCTGCCGCATTTTTCTTCTGTGATTGAAGAAGATTATTCATTCGAATACGAAATACCAAACTCTCTGAGTTATAGTCTGAGAAGATACATGATATTTCATTTCCGTAACTATTTTTCAAAGTGAAATGAATATCATCCATTGTAATATTTTTCTCCAACATGACTTCCGCATTCATTTCCATTCGTAACATCCATTTCGATTTGTCAGCTCCTGATGAATTACCATCTACATTACATTCACTTACGAGTTGTTCAAACCGATTATATTGCTGTAATAATTCCGTATCATTGAAACATGAACTGCTTGTTGTTTCATCTGATGGTTCAAAGCAGATCTCTATCGTATCGACAATATCAACAAGTTTTGTATATTCCAAAGAATACATAATTGATTGTGCTTTTGTTCTGTCATCTTCATCTTCTGGTTTCATATAAATCGTTAATGATGGATTCTTTGGTTCATTCGATAATGACAGAATTTCTTCAATACGAGGAACTCCACGAGTAACGTTTGACTTACTCGATACTCCAGCAAAATGAAATGTATTGAGAGTCAGTTGTGTTGTTGGTTCACCAATACTTTGTGCTGCGATCATACCAACCATTTCACCTGGCGCAACAATGGCACGCTTATAATCAAGTGAGATTTTCTCCAATAGAAGTGTCAATGCTGCTCGATTAAATCGTTTGACAAATAGGAGTTCTTTTGGTGCAAGATAGAAGTAGAATAATGTCTTAAATAATTCGGTTGGAGGAGAATAGTAGATCTTCTCCAGATGCGATAAACATTCTGTCATCATTTGGAACGCTTCCAAGAAAGTAATATCAATGATCGAGTTGGCATTAATCATCATTTGATTTTGAATATTGCCAATGAGATAACTGAATGCAACTGGACAATATACGTTACTATCGTCTTTATATCGAAATATACTTTCAACAATTTGATTGCGTTTCTTGATCATGAGATCTGTGTAGAACTTACACAATTTATTCATTTCGGTGATCTCTTTCTTGTATTGTTTAAAGCATTCTCCAGTCATAATACTTTTCAGTGATTTTGACAACCCTGCATCATTAGGGAAATTATAATGAGAATAAATGTCTTGGATACTCATTTTCACAAGAGGCATCGATTGATTCTCCACTTTTACCGTATCAATACCATCATCGCCATAAACGAATTGGACAATTTTATTCTTGTTCGTTCTCACTGTCATATCATATGACACCATCAAGTCTTCCAAACCCTTGATCAATCTTCTTTGAATATATCCAGTTGTAGATGTTTTCACAGCAGTATCAATAAGACCTACACGACCACCCATTGCATGGAAGAAGAGTTCTTGTGGTGAGAGTCCATTAATATACGAACTCTCAACAAACCCACGAGCAATTGGACTATCATCGTATTTGGTGAAATGAGGCAATGTTCTGTGATCAAATCCATAGGGGATACGCTTTCCATCCACATTTTGCTGTCCCAAACAAGAAATCATCTGAGAAATGTTCAGGTCACTTCCTTTTGATCCAGCATTTACCATGATAACAAATCGATTTTCTTTGCTGAGACTCTTAAGTCCAATAGATCCTGCTTCGTGTGTTGCCTTGTTCAAAATATTATTGACTTGTGTTTCGAACTCGTCTTGGTTCGTTTTCCCCGTTTTATTTTCGAAAATGCCGATATGAGTTTGATCAATGAGATTCTTCACATCTTCCTTCTTTGAAGTGATTTCTTTGATAATTTTATGCTTTGTATCATCATTTGCAATCAAATCATCAATTCCAACACTGTAAGCACTCGATTTCATATATTCAGTGATAATGTTCTGTAAATCATCAATAAAGTTGGATGCTGCCATATTTCCAAAGTCATTACATGTGCGTTGAATGATACTCTTCGATCCACCACCAAGAACACCCTTCTCCATCTGTCCACGAAGGTATTCTCCATTTTTTATTTCGAGAACATTATTGGATGTTTCTTTGTCTTCATCTTTTTTGAACAACTTGGTGGGATATTTCAATGACAAAGGTGGCATAATTTGTGACAATATATGGAAATTGGAAATCTTACCATTATTCTGCTGTAATAGATCTTCCAACTTGTGTTCATTGACTCGTTGAAATGCCATTAGCAGGTTCATTGCTTCTCTTGCATCAAATCGAATATTAGGTCGTGTAAATCTATTACATCCCAACATGGAATCCTGAAATATGCCGATGATTGGTGCATTATTTGCTGGACTAATTATTTGATAAGGAACGGCCGCCAAATTCCTCAATTCTGATTCTGCCTCTACATCCTGAGGCATATGTAAATTCATCTCATCTCCATCAAAATCTGCATTGTAAGGCTTGGTATCGGCTACATTCATTCGAAATGTGTCACCTTGTTTCATAATTTTCGCAACATGTCCCATCATTGACATTCTATGAAGTGTTGGTTGTCGATTGAAGAGGATAATATCGCCGTTCATCATGTGTCGATGAATAATATCACCATCTTCAAGAATAACCGAATTGCGATCAATGTATCGCAAAGTAATAGTATTACCATTCTTCTTTTCAAGTATTTTGGCGCCAGGATGGACATCGGGTCCATTACGCACAAGTTTTGTCAAGAATGCTCGATTTCTCTCATTCACGAGAACTGGTTTAGTGATATTCTTGGCGATCTTCATAGGAATACCAAGTTCTCTGATGGAAATGTTGGGGTCAGCAGTGATAACAGAACGGGCACTAAAATCAACACGTTTTGCCATGAGATTGCCTCTCATACGTCCACCTTTTCCACTCAAACGATCTTTGATGGATTTAAGAGGACGACCAGATCGTTGTGCAACAGAAGAAACTCCTGGTAGTTTGTTGTCCACTTGAGTTGCAATATAATATTGTAACAATGTTGTCCAATCTTCGATGATATTTTCATTTGCATTCATCTGTATTTTTTCCTGAAGAGTATTGTTCGTCTTGATAATATTGACCAAGATGTGACTGAGATCATCTTCGCTTCGTTGAGAAGAATCATGTTTGACAGATGGGCGAACTGGAGGAGGAGGAACTGCCATAACTTGACAGATCATCCAATCAGGTCGACTCCAAATGGGACTGAAACCCATGAAATTAACATCTTCGTCAGATATGCGCCGGAATATCTTCAAAATCATTTCTGCAGTCAATTTGATAATAATATCGTCTTTCCATTCAGCAATGATAGTAGCGAGTCCTTCTTTGCGCACTTTGAGTGGTTGAAGACAACCACAACCATCGTCGTTGTCTTCACCACAATAATGCTTCTTGCTGGCAATATTAAATACATATTTCCATCGTTGTTCTCCGACCAATTTCAGTGCCTGTTTATATGTATCTTTATTGATGAGTAATTTGCTACATTTAAAGCAAACACATCGTAAAATTTTCAAAATAGTATTAAAATATTGAATATAGAATACGGGTCTAGCCAGCTCAATGTGACCGAAATAACCAGGCGTCTTCATATAATCCAATCCGTCAGTTGGACAAATGAGTCCTGGTTCTAATACACCCATACGAGGATCAAATAGACCACCGATGACGGGTTTATTATTGATATATGTGTCTCTCGAAGTAATTTCTGCGACAGAACTATTTCGAATCTCCTCGGGAGATAGAATACTGAATTGGATTCCAATAATTTTGCTTGGGTTCATTTTGTTCATTGACATTCTTCTCTTTTAATATCAGAAGATATATTTAGATTGTTTAATATCAATTTATTTTTATTTAGAGATAAAGTGCGGTTATAATAGCTCAAATAAAATCTATATAGGTTGTTTCAAACGTTTATAATGAATAATCGTATACTTATTATTTTCTTCTATAATAGTTTTTTCAAATCCTTCGATCAGTTTCTCGTCGTTGAAAAATAGGTCGCAATAATAGTTTTCACTGATATGTGTTATAAAAATGTTATCACATAGATGTAAATACTTCTCATATATTTGATTTCCACCAATTATATATACGGAAAAAGTAGGATTCAATCTCTTTACGTCATCTATAACAGAAGATATATTATTCTCATTCGTAAATAGAAGATTAGACTGAACAAGATGATCATATTTTTCTGGATTATGTGTTAAAACAATATTTATTCTCTCTTTAAGGGGTCTATTTTTTTCTGGTAGAGAGAAAAATGTCGACCGACCCATAATAACAATATTATTTTCTGTTTTCTTTTGAAAGAATTTCATATCTGATTTTATATTCCATGGTATTGTTCCATTTTTCGATAAACCACTGTTATTGTCTATAGCTACTATAGCATTCATTGATAAATATAAATAATAAAGTATTTTATATTATTTTTATGTAAATCTGTTTATTGATTAATATTAATATTAAGCATAATTAATATTAATCAATAGCCAATAGCCAATATATATATAGTATAATAAAAATATTACAAAATAATATGAAACACACAAGAAAAAGAATTAAATTCGACGATTTTCCAATATTTACTTTTGAAAAAGAGTTTAGTAAAAACGAAAAGAACTGGATGAGTAAAAACAAAACGGTAAGACACAAAAAGAAAAGTAGAATGATTAATGCATTTTATAACAATAAAAAGATAAATCCAAAGAATGATTTTTATAATTGGGTAAATCGCGATTGGTTAAAAAATTTCAAGGTTGAAGAAGGTAACAAATATATAGTAGAGTTTGATGATTTTCGGTTAGTTCAAAGACTAGTATTCTCACACTTATTTGAAATTGTAGAAGACTATTTGAAAACGTCGAAACATACTACTTTTGGCAAGTGTTTAGACACATTCTACAAATCAACTAAAACATTTTCAACTGTAACAGAAATAAAATCAAATGCAAATAAAATGATTTCAAAAATAGATGATTTGATGATAAATAAGGACAATCTTTGGAAATTAATGGGATTATTGAATAAAACAGCAGGTGAACTTAATTCCGTTGGACTACCGTTTATATACGAAATGTTACCGGATGAATCTGATCCATCAACATTTCGAGCTGCATTAAATGGACCAGGACTTATATTTGTAGATATAAATGTATATTTCGATGATGGAATTGATACCAAATATAAGGCTGATTATAAGAAACGTTATTTCAAATATATAACAGATTTATTTGAAACGTTATTTGGTAAAGATAATGATTTCGATCCTAATGATATTTATGATACACAAGTGAAATTGTTAAATGCATTCGGTGGTCTCACAGAAAAGGAGGATCCAAATAATTATAATAAGATAACAAAAAAGGAAGCACTAACTAAATATAATTTTAATTGGGAAGAATTTTGTATAGAAATGGGTTTTACAAAAGTGCCAGATTTCTTCATAACCCGAAGTGTAAATTATTTAAAATACGGAACTGAATTATTATTAAAGGAGTGGAATACAAAGGCATTTAGAACATATTTTATTTATAATTATGTTAGACAGACTGCTTTATTTTGTAAACAAACGAGAGATATTATCTATGAATTTCGCGGAAAGTTTGAACGAGGCGAACAGAAAAATTTTGCAAGTCAAGGAATAGATGGCATATTTGGACTTGGATGTGCATTTAACACATTTTTATCCAATCAATATATTAAAATTTATAAAAATGAAACCAATATAAGGTATTTAAATGTATTGATGGATGAATTAAAACATGTATTTATGCGAATTATCAAAAATAATAATTGGCTAACACCAAAAACGAAAAGTAGTGCTATACTAAAATTAAATAAACTTAAATTGATTGTAGGGTCTCAGCCAGTATTACGTAAAGATCCAATATTACATTATACTTCAAACTTTCTAGAAAATATGCTATTAATATTTGAATGGAGATTTAAACAATCATTATCATTAGATGGACATGTAACGAATAATGTAGATATTCCTACTATGGATTGGGGTCGATACCCACCTAAATTTACAGGAACACAAGCATATGTTGTTAATGCTTCTTATACGCCATCTACAAATTCAATATATGTTCCTTTAGCATATATTCAAAAACCTTTTATCGATATAGCAATGAGTCGTGAAAGTATTCTTGCTCATGCTGGATTTACACTAGCGCACGAAATGAGTCATTGTTTAGATGATTGGGGTAGTAAATATGATCATACTGGAAAATTAAATGATTGGTGGACGAAAGAAGATAAGATCAAATTTAAGAAAAAGGAAAATGATGTAATAGAACAATATAAAGAGTTCGCAAAAAGAGATGGAATCGTATATGATGTAGAAATTGGGTTGGGTGAAGATATGTCAGATATATCTGGATTAGAGATTTGCGTTGAATATTTAGCAAATTTACATACATATAAAGATATTATTTTACCAATTCAATATTTATCTTTTCAAAAGTTTTTTGTCTATTATGCTCATCAAATGCGACAAAAAATTTTTAAAAGAGCATTACAAGCCAATTTAAAAACAAATCCTCATCCTTTAGACAAATATAGAACAAATATTCCATTGTCTCGTTCAATTATATTTAGGGAAATATACAAAATAACAAAGAATGATAAAATGTGGTGGCGTAATACTGATACAATATGGTAGATTTCACTTTTGAAAAACAAACTTTAAAAATTTGGCAAAAGAGGAGTAAACAGGGGTCCTTTACATATTTAGGCATCTCTTTGATTCGACCTTTTTTTAAATATTGGACCATATTTACAAAAAAATTATAATCTCATACTATTTTATAATGGGAAGAAGAACTCGTCATCGTCGTCATTCTAAACGTTCATCAATGAAAAGTAGATCATCCTCTGCGTCTAGATCTGCATCTAGATCTGCTGCAAGAGCTGCATCTAGAGCAGCTAGTGCTGCCAGATCTGCTTCAGCAAAAGCATCCAGAGCAGCAAGTGCATCTAGATCTGCTGCAAGAGCAAGATCTGCATCTGCTTCAAGATCTGCTTCAGCAAAAGCATCCAGAGCAGCAAGTGCCGCAGCATCAGCCGCCGCACAAGCACAAGCCGCTGCATCTAGATCGGCTGCAGCAAGTGCTTCCGCTTCACGCGCTTAAATATGTAAATGTTGGGTTTCCCAACATGTCATGTCATGTCATGTCATTGAAGATTGAATAGTTATATTTAATAATTATTCAATTGGTCTAACCTTATTAACCAAACGTATTTTCTGTAGAAAAGGTGATATACAGAAATCCATCCGTATCTTTATATATATTATAAATATCTGAAATATATGCCGAAGTAGGTGGTATAATATCACCAATAAATAGAAAAAGAGCAGTATTTTGATGAACACTAATAAACTTACGAATAATATAGATAAATTGACCAATTGTTAGATCTCTCGATACCAGAAACTTTGTTTTAGAAATATTCGGCATATTTTTGGTGTTCTTCAATTTTTCACATATGACTGGAATCTTGCCGGGATATTTATGTAATATATTCCCTGATTCTATTTTTCTCTCATTATGAGAATATTTATCTCTGAACGAGATAAAATTTGTCGTCAGTTGTTTATTCATATAGTAATCTCTTAATATCTATTAAATACTATTAAATACTATTTAAAATAATTTATGTATTGTACATAATGCCTCGAAGAGATACAAACAAAGAAATTACCAAAAAAAATCAAATGAAATCAGACATTATTACACGTTCAAAGAAAAGAAATGAACCAAATGAACCAAATGATCCTCCAAACGATTCATCTTCAGATGATGAAGAGTTGAATTCGATAGAGTATAAAAAATTCTTGGGTAAACTATTTCCTTCCAAATATATGACAGAAAAAATAAAAGATGAACAAAAATTCGCATCTAATAGCAGCGTTAATAAATTTAAAAAAAATAAAAGTTATGATAATAATATGGCGGACGATAAACCAAACAAGTTCAATATAATATTTACGATAAAGGATAATGAGTCGGATGAAGAAGATGAAGACGAGTATGAAGAGTTTGACAGTGAAGATGAAGATTATAAGACAGAAGATGAGGATGAAGAGGTTAGCACATCAGAAGATGAGGATGATACTGACTCAGAATCGGAAGAAGAAGAAGAAGAAGTTGTACAAAAAGGTCGTCGCGGAGCGACAAAACAAGAAGATAAAACTAAGAAAAATACATCCTCTAGAGAAGGAGATAAAAAGGAAAATGTCGATGTCGTAAAAGAAATTATTAATAAAATTAAAAATATGGAAAATGCAGGTATATCGGATGACAAAGTAAAGAATGAAGATGTGATCAGTCAATTGGATAATATAAAGAAAAAATATAATAATAAACTTATCAGTAAATGTATCAGTCAATGTAAGAAAGAATTGATTAAACAAAATGAAAAGATAGAGAGAAAAGGTGAAAAACAAAAAGAGAGAAATGAACGTATTTTTCGAAAAATTATTAAGAATAAGAATATGTTGAACGACTTTCAGTATTTTGCCAAGTTGGATGTCGTTCAACAGAAGTCCATTATTAAAAAAATTAGAGAAATCAATCAATATGAGAAATTTGATAAACCATATAGATTATCTTTAATCGAATCGGATATACCTGCTGTATATAAGGTTGCTGCTATGAAGAAGATGGCAATCCTGCGTAATATGGATCCTTCTAATGGAGAGTATTACAAGATAAAAAATTGGGTCGATACTTTCATGCGAATTCCTTTCGGGAAAGTAGATACGCTACCCATTCATTTCTCAGATGGTGTAGAGAAGTGTCATGAATTCATGGAGAACGCACAGAAAACGTTGGATGCTGCAGTATATGGGTTAAATGATACAAAGATGCAAATTATGCAAATCCTAGGACAATTAATAACAAATCCTTCCTCTATTGGGACAGCAATTGCGATACATGGACCACCAGGTAGTGGAAAGACCTCTTTGGTGAAAGAAGGAATTAGTAAAATATTAAATCGCCCTTTTGCTTTTATTGCATTGGGTGGTGCGACAGATAGTAGTTTCTTAGAAGGACATTCTTATACATATGAGGGAAGTGTCTGGGGTAAGATTGTGCAAATATTAATTGAAAGCAAAAGTATGAATCCAGTCATCTATTTCGACGAATTGGATAAGATCAGTGATACACCAAAAGGGGAAGAAATTGCGAGTATATTGACACATTTGACAGATACAACACAGAATAGTCAATTTCATGACAAGTATTTCTCAGAGATCGATTTTGATTTGAGTAAATGTATTTTTATCTTCAGTTACAATGACGAGTCAAAGGTAAATCCTATATTGAAGGATCGAATGTATCGTATTAAAACGAAGGGTTATGATTTAAAACAGAAAACAATCATCAGTAATCAGTATTTGCTGCCGAATATTCGAAAACAAGTTGTATTCGAAGAAGGTCAGGTTATTATTCAAGATGATGCATTACATCATATTATAGAGAATCACTGCTGTAATGAAGATGGAGTCCGTAATTTGAAACGCTGTATGGAAATTATATATACAAAGTTGAATCTTTATCGATTGATGAAACCTGGAGAGAACTTGTTTGAAACAGATTTGGCATTGAAGGTTACATTTCCATTTCAAGTTACAAAAGAGATTGTTGACAAGTTGATAAAGAGAGAAGAAGGTAATATGACATATCGAAACTTGTATGTCTAAGTCAAATATAAATCGATATTTAATTGTTTGTTTTGGTGGAATGGTATCATAAAGGTGTTATAAAGAAAATCATTGATGAAATTATTCACATTTAAGTTTTAATTTCATGAAATTGTAGTATTGTAGTATTATTTGTAGTTTAAATAATTATTATGTAATTATTTAAATCAACATGAATAAAAACAAATATGATAAAGAAAACGACGAAGAAGACGAAGAATCAAACGCAAAATCAATCGAAAATTTGTTAATCATGTACCAATTTCTCAATAAGCATAGAACATATATTCGTAATAATCTTTTTTTCGATGCAAATACAGATTATTGTAATAACTACACTATTTTAAGAAAAATAAATAATTTGAATTCTTCTATTGAAAATAAATTACGAAAACGATGTAAGCATGATATAGAAATAGATCATATTGATACTTCATTGGATGATACAAAACAAATACGATATTGTTCAAAGTGTTTACTCACATTTTAATATTCACTATATGGAACATTATTCCCTCCGCGATGTATTAAATTTTGGTATTGTTTATTGCTAATACATGCACAACCCATACTATTCGTATATGTTGTAGGACAACATTCAGGTTTAAATGGCGTATTCGCAAACATAAGCATGCTGCTATTATTGCCTTCTGAATATGACTGTTTATGATTCGAAAATGCTTCTTTCGTTATACCATTGCGTTTTTCATTGGATGGTGTCACTTTTATCGCATCTGCTGTTTTTTTCATAGTTTCTTTAAATCCTTCTATTAATAGATAAGGATTGTGTGTTTTAGCGCAAGAAAACAAAAGATGTCCGTATAAAATAATTAATAGTATACATATTAAAACAATGGTCTCGACATTAATATTTAACTTCATTATACATATTTTATAGATAATAATTATTATATAATATGTTAATCTACCAGTTAATTTACGTATAAATCAACGCAAGCATTATAATCAAAATACTTATTTCCGTTTACATAAAAATATCCTTGATCGGTCAGCAAATGATAAAACCCTCCTAAATCTTCTGTATATTTTATTGTATTATCTAACAAATTTCCATATACCAAGTCATGTGATTGTATTAATACTTTTCCATATACGTTAATGGGACGATGAATATCATATGATTTTAATTCATTACCGATATTTATTTCCGTGACGAATTTCATTGTTCCGTCTTTCATTTCTATCAGTGTATCAAACGGAAATCCTTTATTATAAATACTATGTATTTGATCTAATCTTATTATCGATTCTTCAGTGCTGACATTTCTTAATAATCGTAAATATTTATCTTCTACTAAAATATCATCCCAATCAGAGAAAACTATACCATTCAATTTGATTATTTTGTTACTCGTATTCACACAATATAATAACGGTTCATTATAATCACATATCTTCTCTATATTTGGATAATCTGCAACACATATCCATTTATTTTTATATAATAAACGATGTGTTCCGCTAATGATCACACCATTTAAATTATACATATCTTCATTTCCCCTCTCTAATATTACATGGCATTGTATAATAGAACCATCATTTAATATGTCACCAACCCGAATATTTGAAATGCTCACGTCTTTTCCATTTTGTAATTTCAGTTTCGTATTTTTATCAAAACATTTTAATTGTGGCATCCCTGGAAATGTTGGCGTTCCAAAAACGTCTGATATAAAATTAATAATAAGTCCTAATGGAATAGTTATTCCTGTAAATATTAAAATAAACACTAATGCACTGGGTTGAAAAAATATTAATAATATAAAAATAACAATGACCAACGCAATAAGCATTGTAAGCAACAAATTGACAAATGCATCGAAGAATGATTTCACTGAATAATATATTCCAAAAATAGTATATAATCCTGCTGTCAACATGGCCTGTGATTTACCGAATATATCATTCATCTTTATAAGTATTTCTTGAAATGGAATAAGAACATTGATTACTTTTGAGAAAATCTGTCCAGTTATATTACTAATACTTTTTCTTATTTCAGCAATAATACCTCTAATTGAATTTAAAGCATCTAATACTAATGAAAATATTTCGGTAATTGCATTTGTTACGAATTTGAGCGGTTCCAATTCAGCACCAGATATACTTGTCAGAATATTTTGAACACAATATTGATAGTTTTCGCTTGTATAACCAAGAAAAGTTTTTCCTTTGGGTAAATTGATTAATCCGGCAAATGGCATGACAGAAGGACTACATCTCTCTGTTTCCCAATTATCACTTAAATATTTGATATTCATCATCGCTTTCGTAAAAGATATGACTAAGAACAATACAAAAATCATAAAAATAAAGTAAATAATAGTTGGACCATATAGATTAAAGTAACCTTGTTTACTATATAATAACATTACCCTATCTATCGCACCTTGTTTGTTTATTTTATTTTGTTCATCATCCGACATATCTTATAATATATTAAATAATCATTTTATTATACTCATATTTCTCTCTTGCCTTATCATCTTCCCAATCATGGAAGACATATTTACCTATTTTTATATTATGATTATCTGTAACTAGGCAGCACAACTCATCGCTTATATCTTCTGTCGATTCCGCATCCGAGTGTTCGGCTACTGGTATATATCCATCTTTTTCATTCAAATAAATCAAGTGTGATCCTGTAACATATATATTTTCTTCTCCATTTACAAATTTATAGAATTTCACTCTTGGTGTATTTTTTATTTTCATAATAATTTGAACTTCACTATTTCCGTCTATTTTATCTCCTAAAGATAATTCACTCATTTTACATTTTGTTCCATCTATTTTTTGAATTATTGTATCTGGATGAAAACAGACTACATTAAAAATATCTCCAACCCAACCATTCATCAATGACTCTCCAGATAAACTGAGACCTTCTAATACATACACTATTGTTAATACTACTCCAACCATCTTTCCTGCTAAATCTCTAATTCCAATGAATATTTTAACAAACTCGATTATAATATTGGTAAATATGCTCATTAGACTTTGGACGATATTCATAAAAAAATCTCTCACATTGCTAATGACGGCCCTCACATAATTTAAACTATCTATTACCTCGCCACCCATATTAGCCAAACCGCTAGTAATGAAGTTCAATGGTTCCAATAAATATCCCATAAAACTACCCATAATATTTTGTGTGCAATATTGAAAATTTTGTGAGGTCGCTTCAGATGCACTTTGATCATTTTCTTTATTTATCCATCCGGCAATCGGTAATACAATTGGATTACATCTATAACTTGCCCAATCATCGATGATATTCTGTTTTAGTCCTAGTATATAAGGAACATACATTAATAAAATAGTCCAAAATGTCACAAATATTATTAATAGCATATCTCCAAGCATATGATATAATAATAATATATATTCTTTATCGAACAACCTTATTTACCTACGATATTTACGACTGCGTTTCCTATATCTTCTTTTTGTGGTTCTTTGTTTCTGCTTTCGACGACGATAACGTCTCTTTGTTCGGCCACCTTTAGAAATAATAGCAGCAGAATCTTCTTGCGAATTGACGAGTTGTTGTGTTTGAATTTGCATAAGTTTGCTACTCGTTGCATCTGCTGGATAATTTGTTGGATAACTTGAAGTTTGGACGTTTGTAACAGCAAATGTCGCAGCACCGCCTTTAAAACCACCTTTAGCACCACCTTTAGAATCAGCCCCTTTTACAACTTGTGTATTCGCATTAATTGCTAGTGCCGCCTGACTAGGTGAACCGCCTGGTAAATCAATCGATGGTGAATAACCTTGTGGAAAAGCAATTCCTCCTTTCATATATTAGTTAAATAATATAATTATTTTTCAATAATTATATTATTACGATGAATGAAAACGAACAGTTACAATTACAAAAATTAATAAAAATGAACAATGTAGAGGATCAAACGCAAAAAATAAGAACTCTAAAACACAGTCCTTTGTTAAAAGAAGATATACATAAATTGCTCTTATTAAAAGAAGAATATAAGGATGATTTAGAAGGATTGAACATTATTTCTATTGAAAAGTGTTCTTTCTTATTTACACATTATACTGATATATATAATCGTGTCAAAAAGGATGAAATTGATATTCAAATGTTGTTTCTGTTTATCGACACATTATCTCAAATAGAAAATGGAGAGATCGATCAACATGAGGGATCTTTTCAAATAGGCAAGTTGTTGAAGAACATTTATATTGATAGTGCTTTGAAGAAATCAGAAAAACTTGACAAAATATACGAAAAGACGGAAACGGTCATAGAACCAATTAATATTAGTTGGAAGCAATGGAAACTAAACCTATAATTCTTTCTCTGATTATGATTATGGATTATGATTAATATTCAAAATGAACCAAAGCTTTTCTCTCTTTCAATGTAGTTTGATTTTAATCAGTTAAACTATTACATAAATTATTTAATTTCATTAATTTTACTCTAAATTCTAAACAGCAATTTATATATTCTTCCCACATATTTTTCAATAGTTCATTTGTTATTTTACAATTTATATGTGAATGATGTTCTTTCATTTTAAAATAATAATCTATGTTAGCATTTTTATTATTATTCCACAATTTCGTTAATTCCTTTAAATGAGTAATCACTTCAGTTGATAAAAAACTCATCAGTACAGAATTATTATTTATAGTTTTTATAAAAAACTTAAATTTGGATTTAGTTTTTTTTATATCCAACATTACAGTGTTCCATAATTCACTAGCTTCTAATCTTGTATTTTCCATATTTGTTCAATTATTTCAATAAATGTTTAGATTTTATACGTGTTTATTTTTTATCAAATTTAAACAAATTAATATTCAAAATGAACCAAAGCTTTTCTCTCTTTCAATATAATTTACTGTTTCAGTATATCCTCCAATGAATTGAGTATTATTCGTAAATACGATTGGGAAGGTTCTCCAATCTCTACCAGTTGCTATTTTGACAGAAGAGAGAAACAGTTCTCTATTATTAGTCAATTGCTTATCACAATTTACTTCTTTGAATGTTTTTTTTTCATTAACCAATAAGTTTTTCAACTTTTTACAGAAATCACATCCACTTTTAGTGTAAATAATATACTCATCATATGAATTCTGTGTAAAAGACTGATTCATATATATTATATATATTTTAAACTCTTAAAGAAATTACGCTGTTCTGTGTTTCTAGTTATATTATATAAATAGAACATGTATATAATATAAATACAGATGTATAGATGTATGAATTTTTCAAAGAAATTGGTAATAGTCGAATCTCCGGCGAAATGCAAAAAAATAGAAACATATCTTGGACCAGGATATAAAGTGATTGCTTGTTTCGGGCATTTTAGAGAAGTCGTATCTCTTAATCATCTAAATATTGCTGATGGATTTAAACCAAAGTATACTATCTGCGATAAAAAGAAGGCACTAGTTGAATCCATTCGAAAGGCGATCAAGACTGCTTATGAAGTCATAATAGCAACAGATGATGATAGAGAAGGCGAGGCAATTGCATGGCATATATGTGACCTATTCGAATTGTCGATCGATGATACAAAGCGCATTATATTCAGAGAAATAACAGAAGAGGCTATTCAACGAGCAATAAAGCAACCGGAACGAATAGATATGAATCGTGTTTTCTCTCAACAGGCAAGACAATCTATCGATTTAATGGTTGGATATACAGTGAGTCCTCTTCTGTGGAAAAATATAGCAAATACAGCAGCCTTATCAGCAGGTAGATGCCAGACCCCAACACTGAAATTAGTATATGATAATCATTTAAAGGCGATTGACAAGAAAGATGCTTCTATAAAATACACAATTATTGGTTATTTCACTGTAAAATCGGTTCCATTTGAACTGAATCAACAATATGATACAGAACCAGAAGTATTGACCTTTTTAGAACATACATGTATCTTTCAACATAAAATATATTCTTCTATCGAAAAGAAAATAAGAGCACCGCCTATGCCATTGACTACTTCCAGAATTCTACAGGCAAGTCCCTATTCTACTAGTGACACAATGAAGATCTGTCAACAACTATATGAGGAAGGGTTTATTACTTATATGCGAACTGATTCGATTCATTATAGTCGCGAGTTTCTCTCTTCTGTAAAAGAATTCATTTGTAAAGAATATAATAATGAACAATACCTTGGCTCTATGACAACTGATGATTTCTCTGATGATGCACATGAAGCAATCCGCCCAACTAATATTCATCTCAAACAATTACATCCTGTCTATGGATCGAAAGAGAGAAAAATATATAGACTCATTTGGGAAACATCATTGGAGAGTCTTATGTCACCAGTACAATACGAAGAACAAACAGTGTTTATTGAAGCACCATTTGATTTGAAGTATACACGAAAAAATGAAAATATATTATTTCAAGGATGGCATATCGTAAAAAATACGAAGATCGATAATACAGAATATAACTATTTTCTTCATTTTAAAATGGATTCTATTGTTCCTTATAAGAAGATCGTTAGTAAAACCATATATAATAATACATGTCAACATTTGTCTGAGACAGATTTGCTGCGACTATTAGAACGACATGGAATTGGTAGGCCATCTACGTATTCTTCTCTGATTCAAAAGATTCAAGAAAGAAAATATGTAGTCAAACAAACAATTAGTTATGAAAATACAGAAGATGAGTATTCTACAAACTATGAATTGGTTGATACTGATATACAGAAAAAGGTTGTAAAGAGAGAACGCAACAAAGAACATAATAAATTAGTTATTCAACCATTGGGTATCAAAGTGATGGAGTATTTGCTTGTGAATCATTCGGCATTATTCGATTATAAATATACACAATCAATGGAAGACGATTTGGATAATATATTGAAAGGAACTACATCTTATGCCGATGTATGTGGATCAATGTATCGACAACTTCTCTCTTTATCTTTAGAAAAGAATAATAATAATACTGTTACACCTTCTTCTATTTTACGAGTAATCAATGATAATATGAGCATTCGAACAAATAAAAAAGGACAGCCATATATCTTTTTCAAAACAATGAAAATGCGAAAACCGAAGTTCTATTCATTGGATGGATTGCCCGAAGATTATATGACATGTCCTATAAACAATATAGTCAAATGGGTTTCGTCGCTCAAAACATAGCGAACTCATGGATTCATCTTTTTCAATGTGAGCAACGCGTTGAATGTCACTTTGAACAAAGCGATGCGACCAAAAGTATCGTTGCCTTGTCCTCTACTAAAGGTTCGCATTATAGGAGAAATATATGGATATTGAACCATTCCATCCATTCTGTGAAAACCCTCAACCATCTTTTTCTCACAGAATGGAGAATATATATTGTCAATCAACTCCAAAATGGTATCATTGATTTTCTCTCCATTCGTGAGTTCAATTGTGAATGTATCAACAATCGTGTATTCTCGTCCATTACATTTTTCACGACAGCACCAAATCATTTTTTCATGATATTTTATCAATCCATCTTCATATACATCCAATGTAATATGTCGTCCTCCATTTGTTGAATCTGATTCATTCATCTCAAAATGTCTGACAAGCTTTCGCGTGTCATCTATTTCAATGAGACCCACTCCATTGTCATATTTTGATTCAATCACAAAGTCTGTGTTCATCTTCTCTTTTGGCAATGGCTCGAGAACAACCACTGGTTCAGGTTCTGGTTCTGGCTCTGGCTCTGGATCAGGAACCGATGAACTTCTTATAAACTGTTCTGGAACACGAAGTTTTCGTTCATTGTTTTGGCGTATTTGCTCTTCAACTTGACATTTTTGTTCTGTCAATTGACGCATTCTCTCTTCCAATTGTTGGAATTCTTCATCCGCAAGACATTTGCGTTCTTCCAATTGTTGGTTTTCTTCTTCGATCTTATCCAATTCTGCTTGGATGCGTATTTCCATCATTTTGCTGTCAATTTTGCGGACGATTTCTTGGCGCATGAGTTCGCATTTCATAACCATTGCGTTCAATTCTTCATCTTCTCTGAGTTCTTCTGGAATTGTAATCTGTTGGAAAGAAGGACACATTAATTCTGTTGAACTTTGTGACACACTTACTTCTTCTTCAATTTTGATTTGTTGTTGAGAATTCATTTCTGTTTTCGTTTTTTGCGGTTTTGAGTTTTTTAAACACTTGGTTGTTTTTTTGAGTAACATCTATGCTAATTGAAAATAGTATTTCAATTTTTTTTGAACATGGTGTGTTTTTAGAAAACTTAAAATATAACAATTTTTTCATATAGTTTTTTCAATGTGCGCAATGTGTTAAATGTTTCTTTGAACAGCATTAACCTAATACCATACATGTCATAAGTTATTCCATGTGATAGTAAAGGAATATCGCAATAGATTATGTGTGTGTTACCTTGACACACTTCAATCAACTCTTCAAAACCCATTTTCACACATAATGAAAAATATATATTATCAATTAACTCTAAAATAGCATCATTGATTTTCTCTCTATTAGTGAGTTCAATTGTGAATATTGAAGTAATAATATTTTCTGGATTATTTTTATTAAAATGTCCATCAGTTGATTTCAATATTTTTTCATGACATTTTATTAATCCGTCTTCGTATACATCCAATGTAATATGTTGTGATAAACCACATATATATTCAAAATGTCTGACAAGTTTTCGTGTGTCATCTACTTCAATAAACCCTATTCCATTGTCATATTTTGATTCAATTACAAAGTCGGTATTCATTTCAATATATAGTTAAAATAAAGAAAAAATATTATATTAGTATTTGGTATTATTATTTAGTATTATTATTTTGGCGAGCACATGTCGCAAGAACAATCCAATATATCATCTTCTTTTTCTTTTTCGATACATAATAAGCATACGTTCGTTAATTCACATTTCTTCATATCTTTCGACCAAGTTTTGTTGCAAGATAAACAATACCAATGATCACTTTTCGCCGTACATTTAACACACAGAACATTATAATATAGTTGTTCACAACATTCAATCGTCATCTTCATTGGATACAGTTGTGGTGCCAAACTGAATATCCGTCTATAAGGCATAATGAGTTTGAATCCAAAGATATTATCGGCTGGATCGATCCAATCGTAGAGAATTTTCTCACTAACTGGTGTGTTACATGACATACACAGTTGCGTAATTTTGACGTTCATTGTTGTTGGTGGACAGTTTTGGTTCTTTAAATTACTATTCATTATATATAAGTTTTCTATTTCAATTTAATCAAACAAAATTACGCCATAGCAGATATCATATTCTCAGTCAACTTTTTACCACCAATATCTGACGGTTCTATGTCATGAGAGAAGTCTTCAGAATTTGTCATAAATTTGGATAAATCCAATACTCGACAATGATATTTCTTGGCACATTCTTTGACTCTTATATTCCATTCTTTAATGACAGAATCATATTTTCTGTAATGACTTGCTTGTGGATAATAAAGTGTCATTAGAATAATATTCGCATTGCTCATCTTTTTGGAAATATTGGCGACAAAATTATAGTAATCTGTCATTATACTATAAAGTGTGTCTGAGCTTCTCTGAGAATTATCTTGATAGACTATTTTCTGTAAAATGTCATTGCCGCCGACAGAAACGAATATATATGTGCTTTGATGATTATATTTGTCTTCTTTTGTCAAATCGGGTATCTGAGAAAACATTGTACTTTTAATTGTACTATTATCTTCTGCTAGACATATAATTTGGTCTTCATTATTGTCTAACTGTTGAATCAATTGATCAGTTATACTTTCTTGTGCATATCTCTCATTATCTAGAATACTATCACCGACCAATATAATCACTTTTGGGTTTTTTGTAAATCCTTCCAATAGGTTTCTCTGAAAGATAAAGAAGATTATTATACAAATAATAACCAAATAAAATATTACCATATAAGTTGGTAATATTTTATAAATCAAATTATGATAATTTATTTCCAAAAGAATTATTAAATCCTTGAGATAATGTTGGATCAATACATGTCGCATTTCGAAGAGTATGTGGAATTAGAATAGTAAATATCAGAGAAAAAGAATAATTAAAATTATCAAAATTGACTAGACGCCCATCATGAAACCGTAATTTAATACGCAACTTGCGTATTCTCTCTGCTGGTGGATAAAAAAGTTTATATGCTGAAGAATTAAACCATTGCGCACCTTGTTGGCCAGCTGGATCAACTGGAATTTTAGCAAATGCCGAATTATTAATACCATTAGACTGATTTGTACTCGTTTCTCTTTTAATGTTATGTGAAGAAAATGGAGCGAGTTCATCCATTGTATTTAGGAGTTGAACATCCATATAAAAATAGCTTTCGCCTACTATATTAAGCTTTCTTGGTGCTTCTAAGAAATATACATCGCTTGTGCTCGTTGCTGGTGCAAGCCAATAACCATTATCACCCGAAACGACATCTCCATAATAGAATCGAGGAGGAATTTTGCTCGTTCTTGAATATGCATTTGACTGAAAAAAACCCAAGTATGCAGGAAGACCCCAATTAATGAAAGTTTGTACCGCTTCTGGCAACAAAACATTCAATTGTAGTGTCTCACTTCTATATAGAGGACTCTCATTTGTGATAACAAAAGCAGATGATGTATTACCAAACCATAGAGTTTGACTCACTGAATTGAAAACGACGACAAAACCTGTATATCCCCCGGCAGCAATAAAGGCTGTAGTATCTATAGAATTTTGCGCCATGTATGCAAGAAGATAAATATTCACTGCTTCATTCATTTTGTTAGTCAGTTCAGTCGGCATTGTCGTAGAAGTATATGTTCCTTCTGTAATGATAATAGTAAATTCTGTATTGTTAATCGCTAATGATAACGATGCTGGTATTGGTAAAATGGGGTTATACGAAGCAAGACTAAAAGTAAAGAAGACATTATTCTGAGAAATAGAAAAAACGTTATAATACATTGGGAAAGTATAATTGCTTAAAGTGACAGTAGAAACATTCAAGTAATCTTGTGGCAAATCAAGCTCAAAATAACCCGAATTTGGATATTTTATTACATCACGATCTTCTGAATGAATACTCACATATTTCTTAAATAACATAAACTCATTTGCATTTTCAATAAGTGGATGTGTAGTATTTGTTACAAAACGACTCATTAATAATATAATAATATAGAATAAAATTAATCTATTTGTTCGCATATCGATAAGAATTATAATGTAATAATATTACATTATAATATGCCACTGGAAGTTGATACAAGTAATGAATCAGCAATGTCGATGATCATTTTTGGAATTATTATGGTTAGTGTCATTATTATTTCAATTGGAATGAGTAGCGATATTACAGGAAACGGTGTGACTATCGGCTCAATCACTTTAGCTGCAGGATTAATGTTATTTGCTATTAGAATTATAACTATCACAACAGGGATACCTCCTCAAATGTCTTTAATAAATAAATTGTCATATACAAAAATAATATTGCTAATAATTACAGCATTTATTCTAGCATTGCTTTGTTGGTTTATACAAATATTATCATACAAACAAAATTTAATGAGTCATATAGAAGTCATCAACTATATGAAAACATATTTACAAATGTTTTTATTTACAATAATTGCAATTATGTTCATTAACATGACAATACTCGGGACAGATGAATTAAATAAAAATTCTATGTTTAATGATCAAGGTTCAAGTCTTTTCTTTGTTATAGCAGAAACCATCATTTTATTTATGTATCTATACATTATCTACACAATCATATATAATTATGTGACAAATGGATAATATTTACAATCTATCCATTGATAAATACTTATAAGTAATTCCGTACATATCTCCTGTACACCATATACCAGATATTTTAAGAATAATGTGATTGATTTTATCCTCAATATTATATAACTTTATTTCTCCACTTTGTATCTGTTCACTCAACTTAAATAATGGTGTTTTATTACTATGATAATTCGTAATGAATTGATGATTCAGTATAGATGATTCCAACGTTTTAATGAAATTAACAATATTTGTATTTTCAAATAGAGAGAAAAAACACTTATATTTGCTATAATATTTATCGATATTGGATATCTTCAATGGAATATGAATAGATATGCTATTTAGACTGAATAGACTGGTAGAATAAATAAACCGAATAAAATTCGGGTTCTGTGAGTCGTTTTCGTTGATGTTTTTGTGATTTTCGATAAAATACACGTTGTCTATATTATATTGATTGATATGAATGACTAGTAACATTATAGTAATATTATACGTGCGTTTTAAGTTCTGTAATATATGATATTAATATAAAATAGGTTCAAGTTGTAATAAAGAAATAATCGAATAATATAAACCAATGAAGCACCATGAGACTCTTTTTGAAGAATATATTTCAGCAAATGTAACAACAAACCTTCATCCTAAATTGGGCAATATGTTCAAATTATTTCCAAAGAGTATCAATCAATTGAAAAATGTCATTTTTTATGGTCCTCGAGGAATCGGAAAATATACACAGGCTTTGAAATGTATCAAAATGTATAGTCCAAGTAATTTGAAGTATGAAAAGAAAATTAGTATTGGATTAGGTAACATGAACGTCAGTAAATCATATTTTATTAAAATAAGTGATGTTCATTATGAAGTAGATATGTCTCTCTTGGGATGTAATTCAAAACTATTGTGGAATGAAATATATACACAAATCATCGATATTCTTTCTGCAAAAGTAGACAAATCGGGAATCATCTTATGTAAAAACTTTGGCAAAATCAATTCGGATCTATTAGAAAGTTTCTATAGTTATATTCAAAAAAACAATTTTTCGTCGATTCATATCATCTTCATGTTGATTACAGAAGATCTCAGTTTTATTCCGGATAATATTTTGAGTTCTTGTGAAACGATCAATATGACGAGACCTACTAAAAGCACATATAATAAAATACTTTCAAACAAAATACCTTCTTCTGTAAAATTGGAAGATATTGTTAGTATCAAAAATATGAAGGACGATGTCTCAACGAAATATAATATACCTCACAAGATCATCTGCGACAAAATAATCCAAAGTATTCTACATCAATGCGATATGTTACTGTTTAGAGATTATATTTATGATATCTTCATTTATAACTTGAATGTGAATGAATGTATTTGGTATATCATTGACGAACTGATACAGAAAAAACATATTAAGAGAGAAAATATATCGGAGTTGATGGTAAAAGTATTTGGATTTTTTCAATATTATAATAACAATTATCGTCCTATTTATCATTTGGAATACTTATTCTATTATATTATTTCGTTGGTTCATGGATACGATATCGAAGTATGATTATTTAAAAGCACAATTATAACATTTGTTATATAATTCGTCGCATTTTTTACTACATTTATCACAAACGCCTTTTCTACAATTATTACATTTATTAACTATTCTATTTTTATGTGGTTCTTCGCACTTTTCACAAGTTTTTGAACTTTTTGGAATAATATTTTTTTTAATACAATTATTACATTTATTACCTATTCTATTTTTATGTGGTTCTCCACACTCTTCACAAGTTCTTGAACTTTTTGGAATAAATTTTTTAATACAACAATTGCCTAATGTTAATATTTGTTGTCCATCTGTTATATAACAATTTTCTTTAATATTATGCCCACAAATACATTTATTTTTCAGTTCAGGTAAATCTTTATCTTTACAACATTGTGTAAAGTAATTAAGATGGCGACCATCTCTTCCACCGCAATATTTCCAATTATTACTTTTAATTTCATCATATGTTAAACCATAAAATTGTAATCCTTTAATAAATTTATCGGTTAATTCAAGCGAAGGTATTTTAGATGTCATTATAAAATATATAACATATATTTTTATATTTATGTTATATATTTTATAAAAAATTCGGCATTTGATATGCTAACGTGTGTAAAGAAGATTAATATTTATTTTATCAGTTATTTAAAATTACTGATAAACTAATAACATTAAAAACATATTATTACTTATTTTATTTCAAAGTCAAATTCTCTCCAATAATTTAAATAAATAATCGTTTAATTCAATTTATAATAATTTTAATTCATATAAACTCAAAATAGGGTTTATATGAATATGGATATTCAAGAAGCATATTGTATCTTCAACCTAGACGGCAAAATAAGTATTAATAAAACGGATTTAAAAAAACAGTATTATAAGCTGGCACTGAAATATCATCCAGATAAACACCAAAATAGTGCGGAATCTACCGCATATTTTCAAAAAATTGGACAAGCATATGATCTATTGAATGGAGAAGAAGATATAACAACACAACAAGAAGATTACTCATATTATTTTAATATGTTCTTCAAAGAAGATACAGTATTGTCAACTTTTCTCTCTTTTATTAACTATGAAACCTTGACGGCAAAAATATTTGAGAATATCGATAAACAAGTTGCCTTAGAAATGTATAATTATTTCTTTCAATATCGAGATATACTTCATATTTCAGAGAAATGGTTGGATTCATTGAAGAAGATCATTATTGAAAAATATAACAATGTTCACATTTATATTCTAGAACCTTCTCTGACAGAACTATTTGGTGATAGAATATACAAATTAGAAGTTAATGAAAAACTATTCTTCGTTCCATTATGGCATTCAGAGCTGGATTTTGAAGACGATTCTGACATTATTGTCAAATGTGTTCCTGTCTTACCTGATCATATTTCGATAGATGAAAATAATAATATTTTGGTCAATCTCGTTATCAATCTTACTGCTTCTCTCTTTGAAGAAGAATATATAACTATTACTGATATACCTTCTCTTCAAATACCAGTTGCTGATCTCTTTATAAAAAAACAGCAGTATTATATTCTAAAAGGGAAAGGTATTCTGAGAATAAGAGAGAAAGACATTTATAATAGCGAAGAGAGAAGTGATATTATCGTGAATATACAAATAAAATAAGTAATTATAATTTATTCTGTATATACCAGATTCCCTGAAGATAGCAATCAGCCAAGTCATCTTTTTTATTTCCGTATTGATTGAAGAAAGATAACCAATTAGCATCTGTCAAATGAACCCCGACAAGTTGAATGCCAAGTGCTTTACGTTCTTTATATGCGTCCGGAGGAAGGTATGGGTGGTCTGGGGGTGCAAGTTTCAGCTTATTCGCAGAATTAACAAAGTCGATAACTAAATCTTCATTGTTGGAAGTCTTCATAATGAAATATTGTGCTATCATTCCTTGTATTGTTTTCATTCGATTTGCGATTGGACTAATTTGATTTTCAATAATGATTCTATCCATATGAATGCCATTGAAGAGATCATCGAACTTGGTTTTTAGGTTTTTACCAATAGTAACAAGGTCCAAAGTGGATGCGTTGACAGAAGTTGTTGTTATTGGTTCTAATATAATTTTCTGTATATGCGTATCCAAGAGAGAAAGAAGATCAGCCTTTTTCGTTCCCTCTAAAGGAACAAGTCCATGTTTCTCCATGATCAGCTTCAAAGAAGTCATATTCTGTTTCTTAAAATACGACGATTTCAGTTGTAATGTGGGAACTAAATAGTCAGTCTTCTTTGCGTGAGTAACGCAGTAATATTCATTTTCTCTCTTCCATTTTGCGGCAGAAGAACATTGTTTTTGAATAGACGGTTTCTTCTTTGTACCTTTTGTTGTTGTTATACAAGAACATAATATTTTTGATTCTTTCTCTGATTGTTGTTGTGATAAATCGACAACGCCCCATTTTTCTACCGTTGTTCCATCAGAGAAAACACAATATGCCAAGTTTTTAATACCAACATCAATACTGATTATTCGCATTGTTACTTATTTTCTTTGCGTTGTTTCTTTAAGTTCAATTGAATAATATATTGTCAAAACAAGAATTAATTAAAGAATTTATCAACATTATTTAATGGTATCACTCTTTTGGGATAGTCAACAATTAAATCGACATCTTTTACAATTTTCACTTTTATTTCAGGAAAACGAATATTTGTATTTTTCTCAGAGACAGCAATCTCATCCGGTTCATCATTATCAATTATAGCTACTACTCTTTTCTTTTTTAATTTTTCTATTTTCGGTAGTTTGTTCATGTTATTTATTTTAGTTAACATAAAATTTCTAAGTGTTTCAGTTCAACAAAATAATAAAAATACTTAAATTGTTGAAACGATTATTGAGATAATCGTATACAAAATCAATATAATTTATAATAAAATTGATTTAATTATAAATTATATATTTCTTAATATAAACAAAAAATGACGGAAAATTCCTCTCAAATGATTGAAAATACACAACTTTTTAACAACGATGAATGCATTCTAATATCATCGAATACATCTAATATAGAAATCAAAATAACAGAATATGAATCTTCAGGTATGCCGATCAAAAAAATGAAACGTAAAAAAATGAAAATAAGACCTGTATTAATTATGGATGATGATGAAGATATACCTGCTTCTACTCCTCCTGTTCCGGTGGTTGTTGCTGTTACTGAAACACAACCTATAATATTAAAAGATGATATTTATCCTTCTGTCGAAACATCAACCATGGAGGAACTCACCAAATATTATGATGAAATATTGAATGTGGATAAGAGCACATATAAATCAAGCAATGATGAACCAACACCGATTCGTTGTATTAGTGAAATGATCAATAAAATACCAAACGATTTATGGTGTAAAAGTGATTTGTCGATATTGGATCCTTGTTGTGGAAATGGAAATTTTAGTATTCCAATTTTATATGAATTATTGAAATATCACAGCATGAAAACGATATTAGAAGATGTATTGGAATTCAATGATATTAATGAAGATAGATTGAATAATGTGCGCAAAGTGTTCTGTCATGAAAAATATAACCTGAACATAACCAATCATGATTTTATTAAATATAATAACCCAAAAAAATACGATTTAATTGTGGCAAATCCTCCTTATGCAAAATTGTTGGAAAATGGTAAAAGAGCATCCAAGAATCATAATTTAATTAAGGATTTTATTGAAAAGGCATTATCACAATTAAAGCCAAATGGATATTTGTTATTTATTACACCAGATAATTGGATGTCTTATGCTGACAGAAATTTGTTGATTGAAATAATAACAGGATTGCAAATAATACATTTGGATATACATACTGCGAAAAAATATTTCAAAAAGATTGGATCAAGTTTTACTTGGTATATAATTCAAAATTGTACATTTTATAAAAATATGAATGTATCAGGAATATGGAAAAAGAGAGAATATATTAGCTCTGTTGTCTCAAAGAAACGCAAATATATTCCATTATTATATAATCAACTTGTTCAAAATATATTATCGAAAACGGTCGATGATACAAGTCTACGTAAGTTTGATGTAAAAACCAGCAGTGATTTACATAAATATACAAAAGCGACATTGATAAGTAATGAAAAGGATGATATATTCAAACATAAATTGATCCACACACCAAGTCAAACAGTATATGCTTCAAGACCTCATAAGTTCCAAGAAGGGTTTAAGGTGTTTATTTCAACAACAGATAAATATAAAGTATTTATTGATGAGTGTGGAATGACACAATCCATTGTATTTATATTATGTAAAAACGAGGACGAAGCAAAAAAGTATTTGCAAATATTAAATCATCCATTATATGTATTTGTAAATAATATCTGTCGTTGGGGTAATTTCAATAACATACGAATTTTACAGAGTTTTCCTATTCCTGACATTGAATATACTGGAAACCATCAAGAAATTTATTCTTATTTCGGTATTACAGAAGATGAAATTCAATTCATTAATGAAAATATATGAATGTGATGAAATTTATTCTTTGTAACCAGGATCACAATTATCACTCAATATAGGGTATTCATTATAATTTTTTTTGTAATCCTCCAAAAATGTGCTCTCATAGGCATGAAAAGTCTGTGCTACTATTGTCGTTTGCTTCCCAAAGATTTCAATGATAATTTCTGTTTTTGGTAATTCATAACCATACATTTCAATTTTACACCCTAAACTTAAGTAGAACTCAAATGTATTATATATGAATCCATTCGTTTTGGAACAATCGCCGGATTTGCCTCTCTCTTCAACGTGATGTCCACATAGATAAGATCCCACTCTGCCTTTAATACCTGTTCTTGTCCCACCAATTTTAACAATTCTACCATTAATCACAAGTAAATATAACCATTCTGTTTTTTTTTCAAATTCTTCTTTTGAAATTTTTCTGACAAATTGAATCAATGTGTTCCTTTTTTTGGTGTCTGAATCTTTTCCAGTTTCAGTATCCAATATAATATCAGCAATTGGAATGAAATGTTCTTTTCTATTGTATTCTTCAAGTGAAATAGTTTTATCGAATGGGATAAGTTTTATCCATTTTTTGATCAATGAACCTTCATATTGATCATTCGCGTTTGCCACTCCTGAAATATCACCATTTGGAATTGGTAAAGGTAAAGGCAAAGGTTCCTTATCACCAGTTTGAATTGGCAAAAGTTCCTCCACATCATCCTCATAGTCTTCCAATCTTGGTTTCACCTTTTTCACTTTTTTCACTTTTTCCATTTTTTTCTCATTTTTCTCTTTTTTCAAATTCGCTTTCATAATTGGTTGTTCCATGTCGTTTGTTTGTTTGTTCTAATACTTATATATTTAAGTTTTTCAATTTAATTAATTGTAAATATAAAACACACACACACACACGATGTTATTTCAACCATCGTTAACCATGGTGTTCTTTAAGTTCTAGTATTAGTAATATAATTCGGTCGGGCATCAGTTGGTACAAATGTCACTTCAATAGAAGGTGATAAAAGTTTCGATTGTAATTGTTCTCTCGACAAATATGGATTCTTTAAATCGCTTGTTGTATAACCATACCCAGGTTGACTTGTATCGGTAGAACTAGAATACAAATGAGGAACATTATCTGATGGCGTTCGATCTGAATGAACATGTTGGTTGATTCCTAAAGCAAGACACGCTTCTTGATTATTCATTTTCATAATTTGAAGTCCATTGTGTGTCATATATCGTCTATAGTCCCAATTTGAGTTTATATTTTCTGCATTTCGTATTCTTTCATTTACAACAGCAGATGGTTGCCAAGAAGCATAATTACGTCCATCAGACATAATTGGTGGAAAATTAAAATGTATGTTGTTTGATCCAGAAAAACATGTCCCCCAACTCATATAATAATATTAAGAAATATTATTATATTTCTACTTTGAATTTTATTACGATTCAAGCAATTTGACTAAATCGGCTTTCTTCAATTTAGCAAAATCATCAGTTCCAGTTCCTCCTTCTAATCCCTTTTCAATAACGAGAGATCGAAGTTTGTCCAGAGATAACTTTTTGTAATTGACTTTACTAGAACTTACAATTGGTGTCGTTGTGGGGACAACATCATCTTCTACAATTTGAATATCTGTTTCTTGTGGCAATACTTCAGTCGATACTTCAGTCAATACTTCAGGCAATTCTTGTGGCAATACTTGTGGCAATACTTCAGACAATACTTCAGTCAATACTTCAGTCAATACTTCAGTCAATACTTCAGGCAATACTTCAGGCACTGAGATCTCTTCAATTTCTACTTCTATCGGAGAAACAACATGATCATCTTCTATTGGAACGCTTTTTTGCTCAACTATTTCAATAATTGGTTCTTCATCAATAAAGTTAAGACTGATTTCTGGTTGAATGAAGTTATCATTATCATTATCTTTTTCTTTTTCTACATTATTTATTGTATTATCATCAGACAAATTGATATATTTTATTTTTTTATCATCTTCCTCATCTTCATCATCATCATCATCATCTTCATCTTCATCATCTTCATCTTCATCATCGTCTTCATCCTCATCCTCATCTTCATCTTCATCATCGTCTTCATCCTTATCCTCATCTTCATCCTCATCCTCTTCGTCTGAAACCGCAACTAATGATGGTTCGGTTAAATGTATTTCTTTAGTAGTTCCTGTAGTATCATATTTTGTTCCAGAAGATGTCAACACGTTAGTAACGAGAGATTTTAAACGATTCAGTTCTTCTGCCATTGAAGTAACTACTCCTACAATAGAAGAAAACTTGTTATTTTGGTTATTCATTCTCTTAATTAGAAAGACTGCTAATCCAGCTATCAATAATAAAGATAATCCTAAAAATGTGATATATGGGATAGTAAATAAAGAACAGCTCATTTTATAAATAGAATATTTTATATATTCATAAAGAAAACGAATTATAACAAATCATGATCATCAATAATTTCTTTTGGGTAATCCATATCTCTTAATACCTTCATCCCTCCTCGAACGTGTGAGATGCCATCTTTTAATATATATGTGTATTGAAACTCATTATCAATATTATCTTTTGTGTCCATATGACAATTTTTAAACTGTTTATGGTTTTCTAAATGTTTGCACAGATCTATAAAATGTGTCGTTAACATACAGTTTACACCGTTAATTTTCACTAAATATTTCATAAATGATTTTGCACTTGATACGGCCTCATCTGGATTTGTTCCAGAATATAATTCATCGAAAACGCAGAAGTGAGTTTCATTTATATTCTCATGAATAATATCTAGTATATCCTTACAACGACGCGCTTCCGCTTGGAACAAACTATCTCTCCCTGAAGTATCTGGAATATTCAAATAACAATGAATATATTTATATGGAATAATATTTGCAGAAGAATAGAATCCGCAACCAATTTGTTGACTCAGGATGACATTAATCAGAGAAGATTTCAAAATAGTAGTTTTTCCAGAAGCATTAGGTCCTGTAATAATAAGATTCTTGTCTAAGTGAATATCATTGCGTATTGGGTTCGCATCCTTTAGAACGGGATAATATGCGCCTTTAAATAGGTTTTTCTTTAATTGTTTTTTACCAGATTTTGCTTTTGGTTTTGATTTCTCAAACTTACAGAAAGATATATGATGTTCAGAGATATTCTTTACAACTCCATCAATTGTATCGATATATCCATTTATACCGAATGACCACATGAACGCATCATTCAACTCTTCGACAGTATGGATCGCATAAAATTCCTTCATTATTTTACCAAATTGAGCAACCTTGTTTACAGAAAGGGTATATGGTGTGATATGTTTCAGATTATCTTTTAATCCAGATAACGCCAATAGTTGAGTTGTTGCATGTGTATTAAACTCATTATATGTATTTAATTTTGTCGTATATAGAAGCAAATTATTCACATTATCTTCTGTGTGTTGAATATAATTACTTATTCTGTCAAAGAAATGATGTATCTTCTTCAAATTTTCATTAAAACGAAGACATGTTAAAATATTCTGGTAAATCGAAAATATGTAAAATACTGCACTAGCTAGCAAATAGATCTTCTTATCTGAAGTAACAGTATTAAAATGTGTGAATAATTGACCGATTGCGTTATTTTTGGCAATCTGTTTTAGAATTTCAATATATTCTGTTATTGACAATTTCAATCCTTTCATTTGTATTACGAAAAATGGAATGATCAATATAAAAACTGGCATTAACAAAGACATGAGAGGTGATGCTAGATTATATATACTCATCACTTGTAAGAACTCAGTAGACATATTCAAAGAGTCACATATTTTATAATTCCATTCTAAATAGTGATATTTCTCTTTAAAATTCGTATCATTCTTGATTTCATCCCAGATTGCCATTATTTCTAAGTAGTCTTCAGCAATTGACTCATTTTCATTGGATTTAAATTTCTTATACAATGTTTGTGTATCTTTTAAGTATTTCACATCTGTTGTGTAAAACTTTGTATTTTGTTCTAGAATCTTCTTTCCGAACAAAGTCTTTGGTTGAAATACATAGTTATATAATGGAATACTAGAAGCGTCATATGTATTTTTCAACTCTAGATCGGTCGTAATACTTTCATTCAGTTCCATTTTACTGGGGTTCAATGAAATAGGTAATTGAAAATAATCATTAATCTCTTCTATGTTCGATTTCATTCTTGACGTTGGTGATGACATAAATAATATATGCCATGATTATTTATGTTTGGTATTTAACGAGATCAGAGAAAATATAGAATCATAGAAAAAGATAGAATAAATGAATGATAGAATCAGAGAAATCAGAGAAATCAGAGAAATAAAATATATTAAGTAATTGATTTATAAAACTGACAAGCGAAAATATCAGTTGTCTCATTTTTATTGTGATTATCAAATTCTATATCACTTCTTATTCTCATATTATCTGCCATACCTCTTCTTCTTTTATAATCCCATTCTTCTCTCGATTTACAGAAATAATGATTGATATAGACTCCTATAGTTGGATCATTGAGACCTATTTGATTAACTGGACCATTAGTTATTCTACCTAAATAATCGTGTTGTATTCTATTTTTTTTTAATATCGGTGAATGTGGATCAGACATTCGATATATATGATTACATACAGAAATACATTTGACATGTTCATTCAATTTAGTTTCACATTGTGTAAATCGTTCAGTTAAATTTATCGGCGTATATTTCGATTGTCCACTATCTCCAAATAGTCGCCAATGTATTGCTAATGCGCCTTGACGACAAAATTTCGATAAAAAACGTCTAATCGGTAATAATTGGGGGTTATTGATCGTTATAAATTCATCGCAATCAAGATAGGCAACCCATCTCCATAAATGAGAGAAATACTTTAAAAAATGATTATATGCTGGAATCTGTTTCACTTTTCCTGGAAAATGGATAATATAAATTTTCTTTCTTATTAGTGGAAACTCTTTTTGTTTAGAAAGAAAAATTGGTAACCGAGCACGATTATTATTATTATCATAAATATATATTTTTTGAAATCCCATCGCCAAATGATACAGAATCCATTCAATAATATATAGTTCTTCTCCTTTGGCAATACAGCATATCACCGCATTATTCCACCTAGTGAATAAATTATTCTGTTTTATTACTTTGGACATATTATATATAATAAATATATAATATGAAATATATGCGTTATCCTTGACAATAATTAATTAGATCAATAGTTTATCCAAATTGCCTGGTAATTCATTGATCTGTGTTGCGTAATGTGCTTCGATTTCGCGTATTTTTGCTACATCACGTCTTGTAATGAAATTGATTCCAACACCTTTTCGTCCCCATCTACCAGAACGACCAATACGATGAAGATATGTATGTGTACATTTTGGCAAATCGAAATTAATGACTATACTAACCTGCTGTATATCAATACCTCTTGCAGTGACATTAGATGAGATCATGACTCTATATTTACCAACTTTGAAATCAGTAAATGCCTGATCTCTCTCTTCTTTCTCCATATTACTATGAATACAACATACAGGAAATCCATCTGTAGACATGGCATCATATAGATCCGATACTCTTTGTAGACTATTAGCATATATAATACATTGACTCACAGAAATTAATGAATATAGATCCTTCAGTGTAGCATACTTTTGTTGGTCATTTTCGATCGCAATGTAATATTGAGAGATACCTTCCAATGTCAATTGTTCTGATTTAACTTGAATACTAATAGGATTTTTCATAATTTTATTGATGATAGTATGAATATAATCTGGCAAAGTTGCACTGAAAAGACAAATTTGTATGTCTTTATCCAATAATTGAAGTATATTATATACCTGTTCTTTGAAACCAAATGACAACATTTCATCGGCCTCATCCAAGACGACGACTTTAATATTTTTACAAATTTTTTGATTTTTCTTTAAAATATCGAATACTCTTCCTGGACATCCAACAACAACGTGAGGAGGCGTATTTCTCAAAATAGATAAATCATCGTCAACTGAACTACCGCCGACCAATGTTTGAACTTGTAATCCATTCATCATACAACCGATTCCATTAAATACCGCAGCAGTTTGTTTACTCAGTTCTCTCGTAGGAGAGAGAACTAATACTTGTGGGTGATTCGATTCCAAATCGATATTCGACAATGCACCAATTGTAAATGTCGCCGTTTTACCGGTTCCCGACTGCGCTTGCGCGATGATATCACGTCCCATAATCATTGGTTGAATGGCTTTCTTTTGAATAGGACTCATATTCTCAAATCCATATGCATATATACCTCGCAATAATTGTGTAGGAACATTTAATTCATCCCAAGAATTAACAGTAAATTCTGGTATATTTTCACAATTATTTATTTCTGTCATATATTCATATTTACAAAGTATTTTTTAAGCACATTAACCATAATATATTATAATGACAAAAGATATAAAAAAAAATAAAGGTTATATAATATTGTATGACACAACTAATACCAAGAAAATATTCATTAAAAGAAATTAATGAAATATCATTTGATGGGTTTGTATGTCATATACCACAGGAAACACTTTTCATAATTAATGATTTGGCAGCAAAAGTAGGGTCTCCAACCTATGTGAAAACTCCAATTTTCAATAAACGCAATGGAATCACGAATAATCCAACAACAACGAAAATGCCTTCCATAATTAGAATAAATAAGAAAAAATTACAACCTACTGAAATACTTAATGATGATGATTGGGACACAATTCGTTCATTCGAAATCACAAAAATAGAACAAAAGATTGGATTCGATATAGAAATTGTAAATATTCGTTCTCTCTTGAATATGATGACAGAAAAAAATTATATTGAGAAAAAAGCAGCAATCAAAGAATTACTAGAGAATATATATATTAATGGTGATTTAGATAACATAGAATTGATTAGTAACATTATTTGCGATATTGCTTCAGAGAACCGGTTTTATTCAGAAATATATGCAAATTTATATACTGAATTATGTGGTAATAACCCTATTATGCTTACCATCCTAAATAACAGAATAGATCATTATATGGATTGCTTTAAGGAACAAAAGACGGCAGATCTCTCTGATTATGATCAATTATGTAAACTGAATAAAGAAAATGATCGAGTAAAGGCATTTAGTTCATTCATTATGAATATTGTCAAAATTGGTACAATTGATACGAGTTGTATTATAGAAATAGTTAATAAGCTATTTCAAGAATTCTTTTCTCTGATTTTGATAGAAAATAAGAAGACAATTGTTGACGAGATTGTTGAGAATATTTCGATCTTATATAAAAAGGCGTGGTTTGAAGGTTATCTCATAGATAGTATATTTGGAGAGTTATCTTATCATGTATTAATTAAACAACTTGCTGCTTTGAAACTAAAACAGTATCCAAGTATAACAAATAAATCCATTTTTAAATTTATGGATATTTTTGAACTATGATACTCTTCTCTCTTCTCTCTTCTCTCTTCTCTCTTCTATTATTGTGTATATTATGTTCGTAACCTGCTGTTTAAAGCAAGTATCAAAGTATCCTAGTGTATAACGAATTATCACATTTTCCAGTTTATGGATTTGAAAATGTGATATTTAGTATTTTAATATTTATTGATATAAATATTAAAAACTTATTTAATCTATGGTAGTATCTCGTTTAAATAAGAATATAACATATAAAGAATTGAGTCGACTGGAAAAAGAAGATGCATTAAAACAGTCTATATTATATGAACTCGAAATAGAAAATGCTCAAATACCCAAAGTAAGCATCGTAATCGCAATAGGAAATGCAAGAGTAAATTATGAAACATATAATCCAGGAGTTGTATACTTTCCAATATACTTTGTCACAAAGAAAAGAACAGCTCTTCAAATAGGTGTTTATGAGATTTTGAAAAATGAATTATACAAGTTTGTAAACAAAGAAAATAAAAATGATATCAATGATATCAAGAACTATCGTTTATTTGAGCAGCCATTACTATGGAGTTGGATAGATAATTCATTTATAATAGAGAATAGATTACCTCCAATTGTAGTTGAAAACACCGAAGATGATAGTGATGATGATGACGATGATGAAGAAAATGATAGTGATGATGAATCCAATTTTGAAAAAGGTAAACAAAGAGGGGGTCGTTCTCCCGCAGTAGAATATGTTATACCTGAATACAGAAAAGATATATTTACATTAATGGGAGACGTTCGAGGACCTGAATTATTAAAAGAAGAAACAAAAGAGATTGCTGATTTGATTAAAAGAGAGAACGATTTGAATTGGATTAGTAAGTTTATGAAGAATGAAAATTATGATATTTCTGACAAAGATAACTTCTTTCATGCCATACAATCAGCATTCGAACAAATTGGACAACAAACATTTGAAAAGAAGTTGCGTAAAAAGCTGGGCGATTCCAAGTTTATAGAATCCTATTTTCATAGACAGAAGATGAAATATAATGAATCAATGAAATATTATCAACAAACGCAAAAGAAATTAGAGATAGAAGAGAGAAAAAAGGAAGAATATAAAAAGGAGTTGAAACAGAAGAAGGCTACTGCCACAAAATTACAGGATTTTGAGATCAAAGAATACAATCGATTGAAAAAGGAAATCGAATTATTGACGATTCAAAAAAATGAATTGAAGACATTGAAAAAAGAATTTGAATATATGAGAACTATCGATTCAGTTGAACAGATGAAAGATTATATTATGTCAAAAAATTATAGTATCGATGAATATACTCTCTCTTTCTTGGAGAAGTTGTTAAAGGTTAAGTTTATTCTTTTCTCTGAAGATTCAAATAGAGAGAATGATTTGAAAGGAACAATTGATTGTGGTATCAAAGATGAAACCTTATCGAAGTTTCAACCAGAATACTACATTTTATTAGAGTTCTCTGAACTGAAGAATAAATATAGTCTCGTTAGTTATAAAAATAAAAAAATATTTACATTTAAGGAATTACCATATGACTTGAAGAATATAATATCATATAAATGTGTTGAAAACGTAGAAGGTAATTTTAGTCGTATTCCAGAATGGCAGCATTTTCACAAAGAAATCAAGAAGCGTGGCAGTGCTTATGGTGAATCAAGAGAAGATATTGATCTGGAAGATGTTGTTGTTTCTGGTATTATGCGAAAATATGACGGAGTAAAGATACTAATATATTGTCCTTCTTCTCATAATAAGTTTCCAGGAACTGTTCGTGGAGAGATAATGCCATTCGAAAAGAAGATAGATTATATGCTTCTCTCAACAATAGATAACTGGAGATGTATATTAGATAATAATTGGACCGGGACAGATCTCAATGAAAAAGGTGTTTTGAAAGCATATCAATATGAATTAAATGGATATTATTGGGCAAGTGTACAGCATTATATACAAGCATGTAAGTTCAAAGAAGATAATCCTGGATATTATAGTAAATTTGCATTAGGCACTAATGATTCGGAGGTAATAATGAATACTATGGATAGACACACCAATGAATTATCTAAAAGTGTCGAATTGGCAATTTTTATTGGAACAAAAACTCCTGGAAAACTATTTAAAGGCACACAGCACGGAGAACTAAAGGGTTACAAAAGAGATAAGAGTATCCAAATTGATCGAGTATATAATGAAGAAATAGAATCACGTAATCTAAGAGATGCTTTGTATGCCAAATTTACACAGAACCCAACATTTAAGAAAGTATTAATATCTACGAATGAATCACAATTAGTTTATGCGCCTTTAAAAAAGAGAGAATATCAAGCAGAAGAATTAATGAGTGTAAGAGATCTCTTGATAACTTATAGTAAATGAAATGAAATGAAATATGATTATGATTTTCTCTCTTTTTTGAATAATTCTTTTACACATTTTTATATTTCAAATACAGATTATTATAATATAAAACCATAAAATAATACATAAATAAATGGATTTTGTATATGTATTATTTTATGGAAGTGAATGGGAAGATATGATTATATTATTATTAAAGGAAGATGCTATAAATGAATCAATAAAACACCCAAATTCCAGAGTTGAAATTTTTAGTAAAAATAACAAATCTGGATATACACCAACTTATAATTATTATAAAAATGGAGAACTTATACAAAACTCATAATTTTATATAAGAAAAATAAACGGCGTTTGAAATGTAAAAAGGTGTAAAAGAATTATTCAAACATGATTTAACAATTCGTTCCATATGGATCATTTCTTGGGTTTGGGCTTAGAGGACAACATCCATATTTTGAATGAAGACAATATGGTTCTGGAACAGGAACATAAACAGATGGGTTTGTTGGCATTTTACTGATCCTAATGAAATATAAAATTACAAATAGTAATACGAGAACGCATAATATTAATAACCCTTCATCTGAAGACATATAATAAGTAAAGAGATTATTATTGAAAAAAATGCCACCAAAAATACATTTATAATATATATTGTAATAATATATATTATATTAATATATGTTAAATAAAAAGAGCACAGATTTGATCACTTTTTTTATAGAAAATAAATGTTTATACACTGGAGTAAAAACGTCGAAACAGACACACAATATATTTGAATATTTATTAGAACAATTGACCAAATCAGACAAATATGTGAGAAAATTACGAGGCACATTTCAACCTACTGTATCACAAATAAAAAATATGAATGATATACCTAAATCTTCCATATTTACAGATGGAGCAACACCAAAGCATATAGAAGATTATATTCATGCTCATTCATTGTATTCTATCAAATATAAGTTTTCTCTCTTTCATCGAAAAATACAAATATTTTTCATTACAACCAATCATAATAAGATCGCAGTATACAATGAATATGCAGAGAGAATGTTAATGTGGTTATATATTTTACATACACAATCATCCAAGATATGTTCTGTTAATTTGAACGTATTCGTTTATTTTACAAGCATGGAAAAACTATTGCCTCATCCACATGGTGAACACAAACACTCTATTTTGGATGAGAATAATGTTAACACAGCATATACATATACTTGTCGAAGTAATAATGATATAGTGATTTACAGAAAAGAAGAATGGTTCAAAGTATTCATACATGAGACATTTCATGGATTTGGTCTGGATTTTTCTGGTAAAGATGATTATAACACAAAAGAGAGAATACTACAAATCTTCAATGTGAACTCTTCTGTCAATCTATTCGAAGCATATACTGAGTTCTGGGCGAGAATTATGAATGCAGTATTTACTAGTTATTATATTACAATAGGAACAAAAAGGCTAGGAAATGTCTATATTGATAAAAACCATACTTCTGTATTTATTGAAAAATGTGAAATGTTTATTTATTTGGAACAAATTTATTCCTGCTTTCAAATGGTAAAAGTTCTCAACTATATGTCAGTCAAATATGAGGATCTTATGAATTTCTCTCGTAATTCTTCTGTCAAAATGAAATATAGAGAGAATACTAACGTATTAGCATATTACGTAATCACGAATATATTAATGTTCTATTATCAGGACTTTTTTCAGTGGTTAAAAATAAATAATGTTTCTCTCTTTCAATCAAATCATAATCATCCTTCTTATCAAATGAATCTTTGTAATTTTATTAGTTCTCATTATAATCGACCGGACTTTATTAAAGGGATTCGATGTTTACAGGATTCTCTTTTACAATTAAAGAAAGAACATGTCAATCTTCGTAATAATTTAAGAATGACATTATGTGAATTGGAGTGATAATATATAATCAAGAAAAATATAAATAAGTATTATAATAATAATAATACTATAATGGATCACTCAGTCGATTCTAGAATAGCTGATAATAAAAAGCAATTAAGTGTAAAGCAAAGTATTAATAATTTAATCAAAAATATCTATCGTTATAATTTAATTGAGATATTGAAGACTCAACGATTGACAGAAGAGTTTGCTGTGAATTATATTTTGAATCCAAGATATCAATTGACAGAAGAAGAAGAATTAATCACTTTCTCTGATGTTTTGAATTATCAAACTCATTTTAGTAAAAATAAGTTGTTGCGACTATTTCTCATTGGTCCAAATGATACTGGAGGACCGAACTTTGGTGATTATATATAAATATAATATTGATCAATTCTCATACTATGGACGACATACAGAAGTATTATAATATACCAAGAATATATTATGATACCAAAAACATGGAGAAAAATTATTATTCGACATAAAAATATAATATTACTTATTTTAGGAATAATTTTTATTATTTATTTGATACCATCATTTAAAGAAGGGTTTACTATGACAGAAGCATGTGCTGATACGTTAACTGAATACGCTTATATAAAACCTGTTTCGCCAAATAATAAATGGAGTGAATCGACAATAAATAATTACGTTAAATTTAGAAATACTCAAACAGGTTGTCCAGACGGCGTTGCTATAAATCCGGAGAAAGGTGATTTTTGTAATACTGCAGAATCTGTTTCGGGGATTGAACCGTTCGTATCAGATGATGAAGTAGAATATTATATTACAAATGGTAAATGGCCATATGGTTCATATGTTAAAAATTATTTACCAACTGCATGTGATATGATGAATCAAACAGCAACCAACAGTATACAACCAGTAACACCTGATTACATTCAATCAATTTATCCAACAACTTTAGCATATATGTTATTAATGGGTAGAGATGAAGCAAATAATATTCAACAAAATGGAGCAGCTCCATCGGAAGCTTACCAAATATTTACTGGAGTAATACCACCACCAGATCCGGTTGTTTCTGGTAGTGTGTCTGGTATAGAATGTTCTGTTGGAACTGCTCTTGGTGGATTTTTAAAATAAGTAATTGAATTTTGAGTTTGAAAATGAATCATTATAAACGATTGTTTATAATAATTTGTGGAATAATTAATTCGAAAACTTATTTATATTTTTGTATTTTTGTTATAATTTTTTAAACAACCTCAACCTGAACCTGTGCAACAGTAGCATCAACCTTGACGTTCTTGTGGAAGTGAGGACTCATGTATTTTTGGAGATTGAAGTATGTCAACTCATCCTCCTTGGTCAACTTCAAAAGAGTGGCCAATTTGCTATCTGGGATGATCTTTCTTCCATTATCAACGTCTTGGAGACTGTTTGAACGGATATAAGCATTAATATCACGAGTCACTGATGTTCTTGCCATCTCGGTTCCAGTTTCCTTTCCCAAGAAGATAGCCAACTCATCACTGATGCGGGTGGGCTTCACAAATCCACTTGGAGCACGTGTTTGAGCACCAGCAACTCCTTGCTTGCGCTTTGACTTTCCACCCTTCTTTTGGGCTGCCTTCAAGTCACGAGTCCACTTCTTCTCCAATGAACGATATTCAGTCTTGATCGAAGAAATCAAAACTCCCAATTGTTGAAGCTTTCCAAAAAACTCCAATGATTGAACAATCAATGTTGGGTCAGCATCAAGAGCAACTTGCTCCAAAACAATATTCTCCTCAACCAATTCAGTTGTTAGGGGTGTAGTAGTAGAAGCAACAGAAACAATATCGACAACAGGAGCAACTTCCTTTGCTGCTTTCTTTGCTCTTGGAGTCTTGACTGGTGCAGGCACTGCTACACCAGATAATTGAATATTATCGGAAATAATAGAACTGGAAGTTGACACTTCTTTCGCAGGGGTTGACTTAGTCACTCTTGGCATTTTATAATGTATCTAAACATAATCTTTTTAAGTGATTTAACGCAACAATATATATTATATATTTCTCATTGTTATTGATTTCGATGTTCAAAATAATTTGTCCTAAATATAAAAAATTCCAAACTAATTTTATAAATTATATAAAAATTTATAAAATTATCAAATTATCTCAAAATATCTCAAAATATCTCAAATTATCAAATTATCTCAAATTATCAAATTATCTCAAATTACATATAAGATACAGATTGATACAACCATGGCATCGCATTCTTAGCATTATCTGAGACTAAAGTTAATGATGCTAAAATATAATATGATCCCAAAACCTTGGAGTCTGTATCTATGCCTGAATGTACCATTCTGTCGAATATATTCAACAATTTGCTTTGTATTTGCTGTAAATTATAATCAACATTAATATGGAGCCGATCATTTATAAAAGGATTTCCATTAGGTTGACAAATATTAATCTTGATCTCAGCTGACAAGTTGGCGCGATAATTCCAAATATCACATAATTCTCTATATAATTTGAATAATTGAGCTCTCGATAAAGAGAGAAACCAACTAGAGTCACTATAATTTCCCAATGAATTAATATACTGAAATATATCCAATGCTCGCAATTCAATTCTTTTTGCTGAACTTATTTGAGTATTCTCTGATACAGACGGAATATATACTTCGATTGGTCTATTCATTGCCTTGCCAATTTTTATGATTTTATAAATATCATTGATTACTTCATTTGGAATAAGTTCTCTATTATATGGATTTTGTGGAGACCCTTTACATGATTTAGTAATTATATTGTAAATTGAAATTATGTTAAAACCAAACGTAACACCATTTACAGTATAACTAAAGAATTGATTCGCATCGATTTTTTTCATCTCATCCATTGTTAAGAAATCCTCATCATTCACACAGATACTTCTATTCTTAAATCCATCTCCTCGAAAGATATTCAAATTACGTTGCAGTTTTCCTCTGAATGTTTTCTGTATGAGAACAGCATGCTTATAATTGTTATATATATTTTTATAATATTCGTATAGACGATCTAATAATTCTATTTTAGTTCCTGACAATTTTTCTTTAACGACCTTTAATTGTGCCTTGATCTGTGGAATAGTATACTTATTTTTATATATAATATGATAATTGTCAGGGGTGAATTTTTCTAAATTGGGTTTTTCTTTTTTGGTTCGCATAGCAACATGTGGAAGTATTTCATTGTTTGAAATTACAAAATCAATAGGATTCTGTGTTTTATTTAGCATTTGTGTATATATTATACCAATACTATTCTTTTGAATATTTATTTTATTTAATATGTTTAAAACGAAATTTGCATTGTCTTGTCATGTCAGTCTTATGTTCAAATATAAATTATAAAAAAATTGATTTAAAGATTCCAACGTAAAGTATATTATCATTAAGCAACATGGCAGAAACCGTTATTGACGCAACCCAATTCAATTGTGAAATTATTAAATATACCGCACCCAAAGCAGGGGGTGCTGGTGGAAAAAGTGTGAATATCTTGAATAGAAAGACGAACACTCGTCTCAATTTGTCTACTCCTGTCATGTTGACATGGGGAGCATCTGATTTTGTTGATCCACAATCAGGCAAAGGCAATGGAAAATTCGATATGTCACTCCAATTTCCCACCGATGAATATAAAAATGATGAAGCAACAGCCTTCTTGGAAAACATGAAGCTGTTTGAACAAAAAATAAAGGCTGATGCGCTTGCCAACTCAAAAGAATGGTTTGGCAAATTACACAAAAGTGCTGAAGTCGTTGAAGCATTGTATTCACCAATGCTGAAATACAGCAAGGACAGAAATACAGGTGAACCTGATTTGAGTAAATCTCCTTCACTAAAAGTCAAACTTCCTGTTTGGGAAGGTGTTTGGAGATGTGAAGTATATGATGATGATGGTGTAAAACTATTTCCCAATACTAATGGAATAAGTCCTGTTGAGTTGATTCCAAAAGCAACCCAAGTAAGTGTTCTAATGACATGCGGTGGACTTTGGTTTGCCAATGGTAAGTTTGGAGTGACTTGGAAACTTGTTCAAGCAATGGTTCAAAAACCGAGAGCGCAATTGATTGGTCAATGCTTTCTCAAAGTGCGACCAGCTTCTAAAGAAGAACGATCTCGATCACCAAGTCCTGTTCCTCAACAACAAGAACGTGTATTTGTAACACCAGTCGCAGAACAAGTATCTGTATTGGAAATTTCAAGTGAAGTAGCAGTCGAGGACTCAGATTGTGATGACGAAGATGATCATTCTGTAAGCACTCAACAAACTTCTGCGACTGATCTAGAGTTTGGTGTTGCAAGTGTAAATGTTCAAGAAACGAATACTATTCAAAGCATCGCAACAACTGAACCGAAAAAGCCTCGCAAAGTGGTGAAGAAAAAACTCGCAGAGTAAAATAATTGAATAATTAATAAATAATACTAATACTAACCGGATAATATTTTATTATAACTTTTTTTATAATAAAATAAATTGGATTACTTATTTCAAATCATTATTTGAGAAATGGATTGAATTTAAATTATATTATTATTTCATTCGTAATACTTAAAATTAAATGTTCTTAATCCTTTATAAGCAATGGATCCAGAAATTATCGATATTTCTAATTTGTCAGAAAGTTTAGATGCACCAATGAAATTGAGCAATTGTGGTGGTGGATTAGAACTCTTAATGAACGACAAAATCAAAGATAGCTCAAAGAAGGTCGAATTAGAAGATATTAATAGTTTAGAAAATGAATTGAATAATCTAGTTGACGATGATATGTTCGGTAAATCTTATGAACACAAATCAGACATATTTAATATTGGAAACAGTAATAGTAATAATGGTGTTCGGTTCTCAGATGAATCCAAAACTATTCATTCAAACAGTGGTTCCAGTAGTAATTTAGGACATGCTACTGCTTCTACAGAAAATGATAAGAAAACATGGGATGGATTCTCCAAATTCAATAATATCCCTGTCAATCCAGACAAAGCAGTTCCTTCTCAACCACAAATGTCTAAAGAAGATATGTTAAGAGAGAAATTCAAGTTTCTGAGAAAATTGGAAGGTTTAGAGGCAAAAGGAGTCAACCTTACAAAGAAGTATACTATGGAATCTTCACTCTTGGAAATGCAGGGAGAATATGAAATGATTATGGAAGAAAAGTCAAAACAGAACTCTATGAAATTCCAAGGAAATATGTTGATGGCATGTATCAATGGGATTGAATTCTTGAATAATCGTTTTGATCCATTTGACATTAAATTGGAAGGATGGAGCGACCAGATCAATGAAAATCTTAACGACTATGATGATATTTTCTCTGAGTTACACGATAAATACAAATCGCGTGCATCTTTGGCGCCAGAACTAAAACTCCTTTTTCAATTGGGTGGCAGTGCCATGATGGTTCATATGACAAATACTATGTTCAAATCTTCTATGCCTGGAATGGATGATATTCTCAGACAAAATCCAGAATTAATGAGACAATTTCAAACTGCTGCTGTCAATTCTATGGGACAATCGAGTCCTGGATTATCTGGTTTTATGAATGGTATTATGAGCAATGATGGTCCTCCTCCACCACCAATGTCAACACAAAATCGTGATCCAATGGCGAATAGACCTGGTAATAATTCATCTTCAATGGGAGCAAGTGATTATAGTCGATTCTCCAACACTCGTCCTGCTTTTGATGATGGAATCAATTTTAGAGAGAATTTTGATGAACCGGGCAAGCGAATGGAAATGCGAGGACCCAGCGATATCTCTGATCTTCTCTCTGGATTGAAGACAAAGACTATCAGTATTCAAGAACAACAAAAAAATAATAATGATAGCACTATTAGTATATCTGATTTGAAGGATTTACAAGGAGACGGAGGTATGCCAAAACGTAGCAAACGACGTCCCAAATCTGACAAAAACTCTATCAGTCTTGATATTTAATTTTCCATTTTCAATAAAAGAGAGAAAGAACATGATTTTCATTTTCTTTGAAATAGCACATAGATGTGATTTATTTAATATATATTACAATATATATTAAATGGTAAATCATATTTTAACAATAATCAAAAATTACAATGTATTCAATTTCATCAACATCAACCGTTGCAACAAGAAATTTGAATTATGGAATAAATGTCACTTATTGTGATCAAATTGGAAAAATACATAGTATATCTAATACAGATAATTTGTATATAAAATTAAAAGACGAGTCATTGATCAATGTTAGTAAAAAATCTATTAAATCAACCCCACACGATAAAGGAGAATTAATAAAATATGGAGTTCTATACTATATTATATTGGAAATAACGGTTGAAAATAAGCAAATAATATATCATTTGGGTTTTGTAAATAATAATAATAAACAAATTGAAACATCTATCAATTGTTATGATAAAAATATTACGAGTATAAACAAAGAAAAACAACAAAAAACTATATCGTATTTAAAATTTATAGACAGATATAATTCTACGATATCGTATTTAAATAAAAAAAACAATTCTGACAATTTTACAAAACTGTGTTACAAAACAGTTGACATTGATATGGATCATTTTTTCAATAGATGTAAATTATATATGTCTCAAATGAATAAAATTGAACAAACCCTAAAAAAATGTCAAAATTCGAATTTAGAAATTGAAAATATATATAAAAATCCATTTCATTTTATTTCTCAAGAATACCAATTAATATCATATGATAAAGCAGAAAAAATTTGCGATGTGTATATATTATTGATCGATTTTAAAATTAAATTGGAAAAGTGGTCGTATGATTTATTTTTAAGAAAGATGAACGCAATATATATACCCAAATGGAGGTATACTAAGGAAATGAAGATTTTTTGTGAAAAAAGACAGCAAAGACCAGATAATTTTATAGAATATATAGATAAAATTATTATTAATAAAAAAATTGATAAAATGAAAGATATATTTGGTAAAAGTATAATATACAAGACAACTGAATACTTGCTAAATCTTGAAAAAAAAATGACAGATTTAATGATAGAGTTATACAATGATCAAGAGTATGATGATATTAATAATGATATAATAGAAAACCAAATAAATATTTATGAACAACGACAAAAGTTAGCATTAGGTAACCCAAATTTTTCATTTGAACTAGAACAAAGGGAAAGCGTTGTAAAGTCTGTTAAAAATAAATGTTCAATTATAACTGGTCCACCTGGAACAGGCAAAACCGAAATTTTAAAATGTATTAATTTCGTATTCTCTGAATTATATAAAAAAGAAAAACTGTGTCCAAAAAAATATAAAGAAGATACTAATAAGTATGTAAATCCTAATACAATTGGATTATTAGCACCAACAGGATTAGCATTTATTAATATGCAACGTTCACAGAATACTGAGCATTATAATATTAATATATCTGGAACTTGTCACCGAACATTATATCAAACTGTACCGAACATAAAAAAACACAAACGCCATTGTAATTGCGAATCATTATGCGAATATAATTATGACATTGGATTATTTGAGATAGATGAAGTTTCAATGTTAGATATGTTTGTATTTGGTGATATTTTAATGGCATGTAAATATTTTAATTCACGTTTGATATTACTAGGCGACGTAGACCAATTGCCATCTATCGGTGCTGGACAAATATTATTTCAATTAATAAAAACTAACATGTTTGCTGTAACTAAATTAAAAACGATAAAAAGACAAAATAATGGAGGATTAGTAAAAAATATATTAAAAATGTGTAGTAATCAAATATTAAAAAGAAATGATTTTATAGATAATTCAATGATTTTATTAGATCAAGGACCATTCATTTTAAGTAATAATGAAATAAATACACAATATTTAATAGATTTTATTAATGAACATCATTTTAATGTAGAAAACACAAAATTTATTACTAATTTTAATAAACAAACATTTACATTTAACACTGCAAGTTTGAATTTTATTTTACAAAATATATTTAATCCAATAAAAGATATAGAATATTATATTATTCCTTCAAATCATAAATATGAGAATAATAATATATTTAGAGTGGGTGACAAAATAATTCGAACAGAAAATGATTATACAAGTAAACAAATGAGAGCAAATGGAGAACAAGCTGAAATCAAAGATTTTGATGGAATAATAGTTACAATTGAGTATATTGGTGGTGCAAATGATATGGATAAACGAGACGAAATTAGCGTCGATGATTTATACGAAAATTTTGTGTTAAATTATTGTGTTACCGTTCATAAATCACAAGGAAGTCAATATCCAAATGTTATATATTTAATTGAACCATCATGTTCTATCATCGAAAAAAAAGCAATATATACAGCAATATCAAGAGCGAAAGAAAGATGTATAGTTATATCGAACGAAACTGATTTTATTAATTCACAAAAAAAAATAGACAACAAGGTATCATTATTTATGGAAGATTCTGATACTTATGATATATAATTTTCAATAAAAGAGAGAAAGACAGAAGTATAAGTATTCATATAATAATTGCAAAAATATTATATGAATTTAACAATTTAACGATTCGACACAATATATCAAATATGAGCAAGTATCTTTTCATTGATGGCAGTTATTTCGTATTTTATCGATATTTCTCTCTTGTTCGTTGGTGGAAGATAACTAATCCAGAAGATAATATGATCTCAACAGGGTTTACAGAAAATACTCTATTCGTTGATAAGTTCAAGAAGACATTTATAGATACATTAACTTCATTGCCGAAGAAACTCAATATACTTGGAGCAAAAATAATTGTTGGAAAAGATTGTAAGAGAGAAAATATATGGCGTAAACAATATTATAAAGAATATAAAGAGACTCGCCAGAAGAACACCGATATTGCATATTTTATGAAGTTGGCATATGATGAACTTTTCTTATCTGCTTCTGTTTCTCTGATTCTTCATCATTCTTCATTAGAAGCAGATGATTGTATTGCTCTTTATGTAAAACATTTATCTCAAAAAGGACGTGACAAAGAAATATATATTATTACAAGTGACAAAGACTATCTACAATTAACCACAACAAAAAATATTCATCTCGTCGATCTGGGATTCAAAGATCTGACAAAACAGAAGAGTAGTTATGGATGTGCTGCCAAAGATCTTTTCTGTAAAATTGTAATGGGAGACACTAGTGATAATATACCTTCTATCTTTTTGAAATGTGGACCAAAAACTGCGGAAAAATGTTATGATGACCCTTATTTCTTTCAAGAACGATTAAAGAGAGAAAATGCTGATGAACGCTGGAAGTTGAACCAACTACTCGTCGATTTTAACTATATCCCAAAAGAAATTCGTAATGAGTTTATACAATATTATTTCATTGATACCGACAAACGATTGGATACAACTGAAGCTGGAACATTTTTCTCTTCTTTCACTGCTAAGGGCGCTTCACCACTTTGATTTGTCAATATTTTCCATGCATTGACAATTTTATCATGATTATTTTTACAAGTGGCAACCTGTTTTTCTTTCTTTGTCACATCCTTACTACCTTCATGTAAATCTAATGATACTTGTATTACATAGCATAAATTATTATCCTTATCCTTCATAACATTAATAGCTGGAGGCACTATTAGTTTTTTCCCTACAAATTTATCGATTTTTGATCCCAATTTACGTTTCATATTTTCTATGATAAGATCACTTGAATCTGGTTCACCTCCACGAAGAATAGAACCTTTTTTGCCTCCATATACGATATTAGTTCCATCATTCACAACAATATTATTTTCCATAAAAAATGAATTAAAAAACAAAGAATTCTTTATTTCTTTATATTTATCAAAATACTTGGTTACATTTTGATTGTTCGCGATAGATCTGAGAATATCATGAGTTACATCTTCATAATATTCTCTTTTATAAAAAGGAATTACTTCGAAAATATGATTGTCTACAAATCTTGGATTACCACTATAATCATATGTTAATGTATTTTTTGTATTTTTAATATATAAACAGGATCTATTTTCAATTGACATGTCAGCTCTATGTGTTTCAATAACAAAAATAAGTTTTGAAAGGGTTGTTATATCAAATGTATCATATTCTATAAAAATTCTCGGACAAATTATTTTATTAGTCAATAATGTTGTAATAAATAATTCATCACTTATTAATTTTTCTGATTTTTCATATTGTGTATTATAATTATAATGATAACCAGTATTTGTCTGATCCATATCAGCAGGTGTATCAGGGTTAGATGTTTGTTCTATAAGTATTATTTTGTTAGTTGCTTCGTCTAATGTATAAAACCCTAGATTATTTTTCAGTACATTATTTCCTAATTTTGTAGAAAGACTTGGCAGATCTGTTGTATATTTATGAATTGTTATAATAGTAATACCTTCTCTCTTTTTTAATAATTCAGGAAATGATTCATTATCTGTATAACTTTCAATTCTACGAAATAAGGGGTCTTTAATTTGTCTCATTGTATTTATAATTGTTTCTCTGATACTTGGTCTTGAAACCGCGCCATTTCTCAAATTTTGTTCGTATATTATAATATTACTATTAAAAGAATTGAAAAAGAGAGAACCATCAAGAGGTTTTATTTGTTCTTTATATTTTATTAAATTGGAATTTATTTCTTTACATGGAAATATTCTATAGAAAGGGATTTTATCAAATATTTGGGTATCGACAAATTCTTTTGTATTTATATTTTTATAATCATAAATAAAGGTCTGTTGTGTCGAAAAGTATATATTATAGAAATTATTATTATGATTCACTATAAAAATAATATTATCCAAATTAGTTATGTCAAAACTAGAATAATCTATAAATATTCGTGGATAAACTATATATTTATGATCTGGTATGATTTTTGTATTGTTGTCAAAAATGTTAGTTAATTTATTATTATCATTTCTCTGATTATTATATTCACCAAGATTATTTCCAAAATCATATGATACTATATTTTCATTTGAATCATCACATCGTAAAGTAATCGAATTTTGTGTTGCATCAACATTTTGTATAATATAAAGATTATCTTGTTGTATTGGATTATTATCAGTATAGTTTATTTCAATAACTTTTATTTTCATCATTTTTAATGTTTTCTCGATTTGTTCTTTATCATTTTGGGTTTCTATTTTATTCCATCTGTCGTATGTTTGTTTATGTAATTGAGCATTCCATTTTATTGCATTTTTAACAGTATTTTCCCATTCTTTACCACCATAAGAAAATATTATTACTTTTGATTGAAGAGGAACAATAGGAGCTGGAACAACAACTGGAACAATAGGAGCTGGAACAACAGCTGGAACAACAACTGGAACAATAGGAGCTGGAACAACAGCTGGAATAACAACTTGTGTTTGATCAACCGGTGCTGGCACAATAGGAGCTGGAACAACGCCTGGTACAATAGGAGCTGGAATAACAACTTGTGTTTGATCAACCGGTGCTGGCACAATAGGAGCTGGAACAACAACTTGTGTTTGATCAACTGGTGCAATAGCGTCACGATAAGCTAACGCATTTCTCATACCATGATCATCACTAGCAGGAGTTTCAACATCACTAGCAGGAGTTTCAACATTATTGTCAGTAGATTCAGTATCGCTGTCAGAATAAATAGAAGGATTTATCAGAGAAGGTAAAGGTAAAGGAGAACGTGGAGTATCAGGAGGAGTATTATCTGGAATAGGAGGAATAGAAGAACGAGGAGGAGGAACAGGAATAATAGGTTGAACAGAATGAGAAGGTAAAGGAGAACGTGGAGTATCAGGAGGAGTATCATCTGGAATAGGAGGAATAGGAGAACGAGGAGGAGGAGGAGGAGTATCACCAGGAATAGGATTAATAGGTTGAACAGAAGGGGGAGGAACAGGATTAATAGGTTGAACAGAAGGAGAAGGTAAAGGAGAACGTGGAGTATCAGGATAAGTATCATCTGGTATAGGAGGTAAAGGAGAACGTGGAGTATCAGGATAAGTATCATCTGGTATAGGAGGAATAGGTTGAACAGAAGGAGAAGGAACATGATTAATAGGTTGAACAGAAGGGGAAGGAACAGTTTGAGAAGGAATAGGTTCGATTGAACGAATTGAAATGTCATATATTTTTGTGCCATCGTTCGTTTGAATGGTATACAATTTAATATCATTTATGCTTTTCAATATAGCAATAATTTTTGCATTATATTTTTTATAATTTGTAGGATCTGTATAAATCACAGAAGTTCCAATTCCATAAGGAGCACCACCAATCATAACAACATGAGTAGTAGGAATAAACTCCTGAAAGATAGCAGTTATATCTTCATTTCTAAAAGGTGAACCAGGTCCAATGATTGAATGAAAATTACATATATTATATTCATTTATAACTCGCACATCATTTAGTTGGACATTTGGTTGACATGTCTTGTTATCAAGTAAGCTTAAACATATTTTATTTATAGATGTTTTTGATAAACTCGGCGTAATCAAATCTAATGTTTCTTTATAACGTTTTAGAAGTTCTTCCTGTTTTGTTGTATTTTGACGATAAGATGATAACTCTTGTTTTATTACCCATTCTTCGACAGAAAATTGTTTATATTGATCTAACATTATTTTTTGTGGACTTGTTAATAGTAATTGTGGAGGATAATCAATATTCGAATTAATATTGTATATATTATTAATCATGATAATTGTATAATTAGATAATTGACATATAGAATCATTTGATTTCTCTGATAACTTGTATAATTCATATTCTCTATAATATGTAATAGTATTGAGTTGTGAATATATTTTTACAAGATCATAACATAATGATGCTGCACTACGCAATCTCGTTTCATACTGTTCTTTCGTAACGGTTGATAACGTTTCGCTATTTCGTATTATTGGGGCCTTGTTACCCGTTTCATCAATTGGTTTAAACAAACCTTGATATTCATTATTCAATTTAGAATAACTTCGAATGCTTTTGGATACATACTGGGTAAACGTACATAATATATATTTCGTTTTTTCTGTAAAAATTTCCCATGTCACAAATTGAAAATAGATATTATTGTATAATATGACATATAAATAAGAGGTATAGATCATCAATTCCAAATCATAATCCGCTACATTTTTATCGGTTTCATCTTTTATATTATATCTACTAATTTGTAATTCCAATTTCTCCAATTGCAATATATGTTGTTTCATTGTCGGTCCTATTGTACCAAAATCAGAACGATAGAACTCACTATCAAGTATAGATTGATATATTGTCATATCAAATGCAAATAATTGCATGACAATGTTTATTCTAATCTTATTTTCAATCTGTTCATTACTGTTTCCACCAGTTGATCTAAGTATTTTATAATACTCATTTCTTTTAACTTCATACATTAATTTGTATAACGCATATAATTTTTTTATGTATTCGCGTTGTAAATACATGATTTTTAATGAATTGAATAATACATCTTTACACAATTTGATAAAATCAACTTTGTTTGAATTGTTTTGTGTAAAAATAGTCGCATCAGGTTGTGAAATATTATTTTTTTTATCTTGTCTTAATTTTTGTAACAAAAATATTAATTTATTATACTGAAATAACATATTAGTTTCAATTTGTGTTTGTGTATTCTCTGATTCATAACTACTACTCTTATCTTCATTTCTTGGTATTTTACTGAATTTAGAACGTAGTTTGGTTATTTCATCATATATATATTTTAAGTCATTCGAACTAGTTCGATTTCTTATATATGGTTGTTGTTGTTTATTTTTAGATTTATCGACTTTATCAATACTCGTATTGAGTTCATTTACAAGATCAAATAACTGTAATACTGATTTTTTCAGTGCATCTATATTTTTTATAAACGTAGTATTCTTGCTTTCTTCTTTGTTTTTGGCGATTAATGTGTTGCCATTATTGATAAACTCTTTTATTTCTCTCATCATACTTAATCTTGTTTTAATGCGTTCAATTTGATATTCAATATCATTATTATTTAACGCTTTATATTTTTTGTCAGTTATTTTATAAATTATTGATGACATCTTATCTAAAGATTCTGCTATTTTAGTCATTATTTTCATATAACTGCTGTCAAGATTTAAATCCGGAGCTTGCTTTCCTAGTTGTTCAGCTGATTGTGTCGCATTTATTTTATATTTTGTATATTCTTTATCTATAACAGAATATACTTTATCATCCATATAATACCCGATTTGCTTGTTATTGTTAATCAATAATTGCTTTAGTTGTAATCCAGTTTCTTGTAAATTATTATAAAGATCATTTACTCCAACAGATATATTGAAATCTAATGTGTTATTAGGGTATAGTATATTTCCAATAAGAGTATTCGAAGCAATATTATACATTTCACCCTCTGGAATAACACGTAAAGGAACACATAAATATCCAATATACTGAAATGTATCAATCTTTAATTCTTTAATGCCTCTACTACATCCATTCTTCAAATCAGATAATATTTGCCCATTTTTTTCATTACTTTTTATGATCCCAACTACATAGTCGATAGCATTTTGATAAGTTTTCTTTATTTCATTCGTTCCACTCAAAGATTTATCATATTTAGTTGCAGTATTATTATAAATAGAGAGAACATCCGGTTCTGCTGCGATTCCAATCTTTTTCGGTGCAAATGTTGTGGCAATAAATTTAGAAAAAGCAGAAACAGGTTGTTTACCTTCGATACAATTTATATTGGCATTTTTGATATATTCTTTTAGCAATTTCGATTCTTGATCAATTGTCTTACTATTTCTATCTTTCTCAGATTCTGTCATGTTGATAGATTTTTCAGGATTCAATGCATTTTGTAAGAGATTTTTATTTAATTGAACTGTGCTTACATGCCAATCACCTTCATTCCATTGATAATTAACAATTTTGTAAGGTTTATTGTCTATATAGAAGTTATTATTATCATGAAATAGCGTATTTAATGTAATTCTAATATTGTTATTTATATAATCATTCTCGCAACTATCTTTCAAAGTAACTATTTGTTGTTTGTCTTTTAAAAGTGCATCTAATAATTTCATAAAAGTATCCTTATTCAAAAATTTTTGTAGAATAGTATCAGGAACGGTGCTTGTATATATAGTATGAGGGACACCATTTTTATAAGCGACTTCAGGGACAATGCCATTTGGATAAACAGTATTATCATTTACAACACTTTCGTTCAGTTTGATCAATTGATTAAAGAAAGTATAATCCACATTTGAATTACGAAGACTCATATTGGATTTATATTCCATATGAGTATGACCACTAATATTCGTTTTTAATATTATACTTAATTTCTTTGGATATAATCCATTTTGTAAGAAATTCAACTCTGGAATTATAGTTGTTTTAGGTTCTTCATGTAATTTATTCATAGTATATTGTTATAATGTATATAATTTTTATTTATTTTATCCCACCAACCTTCTAATTTTTTTAAAGGTTGGGGTTTTAAAGGGTTGGTTTAAGATCTTTATATTTATTTCGAGCGTCATGTTGAACCTGTTCTTGTTTCTCTTTTTTAGCTTTTTCTAATATTGCAATTGCACCATTCAAATCTTCTTCTGTTACCTTATCCGACTCTTTTGTTGCGGCATCTAATTTATGTAATATTCGATGTGTATGTGGAACAACACACAAAGAACTATCTTCATTAAACAAGTGTTCAGACAAAATAACAAATACGGCAGTAAGAACTAAAGCAGTATATATATCTCGACTTGCCATCCAAGCCATTGCAAATACGAGTATTTGTTTACTTAATGTATACTTCAAGTATTCTTCTGTGGATTTACTAAACTGTATAGAAATAAACTTGGATCCCACGTTCAGTAGAATCATGATAACACCTGCGAAGAACTTACTATTGTTCAAAAACATAATATGATCATTTATATATTTGATTGGATTTTTAAAAAAACTGACGGAATTTTTACTATTACCCGAATGTGATAAATTCGCTTGTGGAAAATTATAAGGAAATCCACCAATATGTTTTCTAGATCCAGATACGTGTTTGGATCTAGCGGACCTTGGTTTTCTTTGAATTTTTGGAGCAATTTTTGAAGCTGATGGTGCACTAATCATATACTATATTACGATTTATATTATAGTCGAAAATTGTGGCGGAATATAATGACCAAAAAAGTATGAATGATATTTTATATATATCATTAATACATGAATTTCTTATAAGAAACAGATAGATTTTTCATATAATGATTTACATTTGAACTAAATCCCTTTCTAAAATTGCGAAGAACCGGCCTATAATATCTACCTATAAAGTTCTCTCTCGTTGATTGCTTATCCTTATCTTTATCTTTATCTAATAGTAGTTCTCTGAGAACGAATACAATTGCTATAATACATATTACTATAAAAACAAGCAGCGCAATTTTTCTCTCCTTCATATTATAATCATGATTAAAAATAAGGAAACATTTTTAATAATTCTCGATATGGACTCGGTTCATTATCTTTTTGTCGCACATCATATATTATTTGTTGGTTAGATTGTTTCGGTTTTAAATAATGTTCTAAAGAAATCTTATTATTTGTTGTATTTAGACTTTCATAAATATTAGAAAATGATTCAACAGTGGTTGTCTTTGTTTCTGGCATCATATTACCCGCGAAAGAATTTTGTTCTAAACTATATTCATTATAGAAGTAAAGAATAATTGCAGCAATAATAATACCTAATAGTTGATTGATTGTGATGAAAAATATTATTAACATGAACAGAATTGATCTTCCTAAAATAGTATTAAATAAGTATCCAAAATTATATGGCGTTAGCAATAAATAGAGAATAATGATGAAAGAAATAATAGATAAAATACATGTAGTTGACGGGTTCAAATTAATCATATATAATAAATTTATTATATATAATAAAAATCATATTTTTTATATTTATTTAGTGTTATTCAGTTTGTTTTATAATTTATTATCTTATTTTTTATTAAGAGAATGTCTTTGGCTATGTTTGCAGCACCATTTGATGATGAGCCTTCCTCAAACGTATATATGAACAATGAATCTTCTATTCAAAAGAAGAAAATGTCGAAAACACTAAAGAGGTATCCGCCTATTGGTGGTAATACTAGTCATTCTCAAGACAATATACAGAAAAAGGTAGATTTTCAAAAAGTCAATCAAGTAATGCGAGCGATGAGTAATTTGCCTTCAAATGATGATGAAATGGGAGACTTTAATCCTCCACCACCACCAATGTCATCAGGTGTTCAATCGACTATTATGAGAGAAAATATGGCGTCTATAAATGAACAAGATATGAATATGCCACATGTTCCACAACAATCAACCGCAGTGTCATCATCAAATTCAGGAATATTAAATATACCAAATTATGATAATATTTATAATAACACTCCTTATAATACACCTTCTCATTCTTCGTCATCGTCGTCATCTTCAATGACAAATGATCAGAATGTATTAATGGATAAACTAAATTACATGATTCATCTTCTTGAAGAACAACAAGATGAAAGAACAGGAAGTGTAATGGAAGAAGTTATATTATATTCTTTTTTAGGAGTATTCATTATTTTTATTGTTGATTCTTTTTGTCATGTTGGAAAATATACAAGATAGGTTTTACCTGTTCAGTTCTTGAGTATATTTACTCGTTATATTAAAATAAACGTGTTTTCTGGTTTAAATGTTGCGTAAGCAAAATTATAAAAATAATATGCACACGGAACAGCAAATATGGTGGGAGACATAGAAGATAATATCTTGTTTAATAAAACATTATCTGATTTTCCTTCAATCATAAGAATCGAATATGTTGGATATTTGGCGACGATCGTGTCCATTGCGTCTTTAAATCCAATTATAAAAATATTATTGTCGATGCCATCAGCGATGATGGAAGCAAAACAAGTCAATATCTCTTTTTTATTCTTGCCGTCGCAGCCATATTCATCTTCTATATAAGAACATTGTTTTTTGAAATAATATGCAGCCAATACTTCATGATTTTCAATCAATAAATAGACATATATATTTTCTGTCTTTATCAATCCCGCTAAATTCGCCAATGAAGGACTAATTGATATTTCAAATTTGCTTTGTGTTGTTTTGATAAAATCAGACAAATGTGACATATTCTTATGACTCACTTCTATCAAGTTGATCGATGGAGGATTCTTTTCTCTGATTTCTCTGATTTTGAAAATATTGGAAATAGTATATCCATAAGCAGTATATAAACACAATGGTATTGCAGCAGTTAAATGTCCTTCTCTCTTAAAGAGTGAAATCTGTATTTTTTTATTACAATGTCGTTGATGATAATGATGAGTCTGTATTAATTGAGGAGCAATAGACTTCTTTCTATGATCCGAATGAACGCATAAATAATCAACATAATAGACATTGAAAAATGCATCTGGCTTGCCATTATTGATGACTACTTGAAGAGAATATGATACCATTGTTCCAAGTATTTGATCGGTCTCTGCAACGACGCCTGTCTTAGTATCTATTGCCATATCTTCTGTTTTGTAAAAAGAGAGAAAGGTTGGACCACCTTCTAATCCTTCCATAAAAGGCCATATATTATCCCCTTTTGGGGCATAATGGAGAGTTTTATCACGCAGAAAATGTCTCTGAATGAACTCGACAAACCTTGATTTCTCTATATCTGTTATACAATCAAGAGTCGTCGTTTTTATATTCTTGAAATTGTTATACTTGTCTTCTCTCTCTGGAAGATCAATACAAATAATACCTGGTGGAAAAATATAATACCATAAATCATAAATATGAAATATTGGTTGCTTTGCCCAAAAGCGAAACTTGATGCGAACATATGCACATATACATAATATGATTACGATGATTGAAATAAAGAAATATAGTATTAACATATTTTTAGTTTATGTATTATTTCTAATTTCAAATATCAGAGAAATAGAAAATCAGAGAAATAATATTATTATTAGAATTTTCCCTGTTCTCTATCAGGATACACTTCCTCAAAATTAACTCTTGGTTCTACCACTCCTCTT